AGGCTCCTACAATTACAACTTCCTTCCTAAACCCATCGTCCTTAAATCCTCCTTACATCCTTCCCTTCGCGCCTCCAATCACCCCTCCTCCGAATTCATCCTTCTTACTTCCTACCCTTCGGCCTCTGAGGAGAAAAATTGATACAAAATTATTTTCTTCTCTTTTATTATTTCAATCTACCATCCCCCCAAACTCAAAATACCCATATTATCATGGTCCGTAATACTACCGGAGGTTCTAAAACCAAATCGTTTGCCAGAAAATCAGTTACAGCAGCAGTTGTAGCTGATTATAAACCCACCGATGAACTAGAAAGAGTAGCCACTGTTACTAAAATGTACGGTAACGGTATGTGTCAAGTGTTAACACAGGATGCTCCTCAGTTAGATTTAATGTGTCATATTCGCGGAAAATTTCGCGGCAGATCCAAAAAACACAACATGATCGGATTAAATTCAAAAGTGGTCGTTGGACTAAGAGATTGGGAAAGTCCATATAAAAATTCCGACCTAATTTCGGTATTATCTACATATCAAGATTCATGTACAAATTTCAATGATCATCACAGTAATGAACACGATTCCTTTGTATTTTCCAACGAAGAAACACCCGACGTTAACGAAATCTTACCGCAAAGAATTCCTACGAAAACTCTCGCAGAATACAATGAAGAAGACGAAATCAATATTGACGACATTTAAACCGTTGGAGAAATTATCGTATCGTACCATCCTACTTTAATCTTAGATGCCACTCCGTAAGAGTCAATCTTGTATAAAATCACCGGGTATTTCTTGTACATGTCCCTTTTTTGTTCACTCTTCAATTCCAATATCATCTTTTCCTTTTCCAAATAAACCGTGTATTTGTATAAATTGCCATCGACCCCACCAATATCACGCACCCCAATGACATAAGCATCGTGGCTACGTGACAATAATTCTGGACAAGTCAAACACTTTCGCATCATTTCGCATTCGCGTTCCACTTTTAAAGTAGATTTCATTTTTTCATTCAAGTTATCAATGTCCGACAACCACTCGGATAAAAAATCGGAAGCTTCTTTTGAAATAACCGAAACCAACGAAAAATGAACAAAAAACAGCATTTGATTTAATAAATCGACTAAGCGTCTTATGGGAGAAGTGATATGAACATACGTTTTAACGTTCAACAAATCGTGATTCAGTTGGGCAGTGTCTTCAGAAAACCCCAAGTACTTTCCCGACATGGTGTTCCACGCATATATAACCCGCTTAGTATCCACCGAGATGGTAGGATCTTGTGGGTCGAACGTAATTGCCGCCGAATTTTTCGCAAATAATGATCGGAAAATACCGATTTTACCCTGAAACATTTCGTTTCCACATGTTTTATTCATGTATATCATCCAAAACGTCACGACACCATGGCTATCAACGACAGAATAGTCCAACTGTTTGGTCAAATCAAGCATCTCCTGATATGGTCGATTTTTTAATAGAGCGGATTCTTCGTACGTAAAATTCCGTTTCACCCGAATAATCACGTTTGAAAATGAGATTTTTTTCATGACATTATCCGGTGAAAAATGTACGTCCATACAAAAAGCAAACCTTTTTTGGTTCTCGAGTAAACTACACAAGTTATCGGATAAAATTGTCGGAAGCATCGGCCGCCGTTTATCCGGCAAATAAATGGTCGACACGCGTTTTTGAAAGGATTCCCACAAACAAAAGGTTTCCATCCAAAAAAATACGTTGGCAATATACACGCTCATCGTTTTACTACTATCCGGATCAACTGTTATACTAAACCCGTCGTCGTAGTCCAAACTGTTCTTGGGATCAATCGTTAACACAAAATCTTCTGTACGATCCTGTATAGAAAACTGAGGATTGCTCTGAATTTTTTGGATATATTCTTCCGTCTTTTCCACATGAAACAGTTTGTGAGTTTTCTTGGTGAATTCCCGGTTGGATACATTGAGATTCCTACAAAATAATTTATATTCGTAGAATGCTTCCAAATGCGTAACATCACCTATAACTTCAACCAAAATACCACGAGGGTGGGTATCTCGCCAATGATCGAAACGAAAAACCACATACTTGTCGTGAATTTGTTTCGAGAACCCCATCTTAATCTCATAGGGCACCAAAAATGCGGGAAGCCGTTTATCGTCAGGAACACACTTGTATAATAACCGTTTTTTGTTTTCGGTTCTACCGTATGTCTTGTTGTTTTCGAGCAAGAGAATACCGGCCAGAGTCGGACATTCTCGGGTATAAGAATAGACCAGATCACCTTCTTGGGTAACAATATCATTATTAAACAGTTTATTTTCAAACGGGACAAAAGACACCGGATTCACATCTGGTGAACATGTTTCTTTGGGTCCAACATTCACCATATTCCAAGACATGTAGTTACGATCACTTATCAAAATACGCCAAGTTTTGATACCTGTTGTAACCGCAGGCTCAATCCCGCGAACATGTTCATCCATTATGGTGATGTCTACATGAATATTGTCGATAAATATTTATGTAGTTTTTATTGTAATAATGTATAGATATTGGTATTTTACGCATGGTAGAATTTATTCAGAGTTACATGATAGTACTATTTGTCTCCATTGTCCTTTCGTTGACATCTCTTGTTGTAGAATACCGTTTCCCAGTTTTCGAAAATTCGTTCATACGTAGCTTACCAAAATTGGTGATTTGTCGGACGATACATTACTTTATTTTTTTATATAGTACCACCTTTTTACTATGGTTTGATGTACAGGGGTTCCATGCCATCATCTATTTGTTATTCAACTTAATAATGAACATACAATGGTGCATGATACAGTGCTGTTTTTTGACATATTTCGAATTAAAAAGCTATGGCAACGTAGATTACCAACAAATACCGGTAAATTTCCACCCATTTTTGCGGGTGTTCTCGGGTGAATACGGGCCGGCTGTATCAAACATTGCCGCCGTGATCATTATTTTGTCCACACTCGTGATTTTATGGTTTCACCGCGGACTTTCTGTCCCCATTAAAATACTATATTTGGTCATTTTTACGTATTCGATTTATGTGTGTGCCACCGGTAAAAATCACGTGGGGGAGTGGTTGGAGTATATCATCACCCGTGATTTCGAACCCAAACTCGAAACGGTGACAGATACCACGAATACGACTATACAAGACATCATGCAGACACTAGACGCCCGTTCCAGTTACCCTGCGGAGGACCACCCTCTATTCCGTTTTTTCGTCTAAATCACGTCACTATAATATTCAAGAATGTAAAACACATAAATACAGTGTAATTTTATCACTATTCCAAGTTTAATGGACCAAAAACATATACAAATTGTGGTGGCAAAATACCAGGAAAATATGGACTTTTTACAGAGAGAGCCCTTCTCGAGATATTCACAAATAATTTACGATAAATCGTCGGGCAGTTCACCGGACGAAAAAGCCGCGACCGGGTCAAACGTGGTGTTTCTTCCGAATGTGGGTCGTGAATCGCACACCTATCTCTATCATATTATCGAGAACTACGACAATCTAGCCGATATAACTATATTTTTACCGGGCTCGTGTATGGACACATATAAGAAATGGCAAACCCAAAAAACGTTGGAACTTGTCGAAAGAACCCACAACACGGTATTTGTATCATCTGAAATGGTGGGAGACATAAAAACACATCTGTACAATTGGTGTCTCGATGAATATGTCAGTACGAATGCCAACAATGCGTCTGCGGCGGCCACCGCAGACGGAAACAAAAACGCCCTCACCCCGGCAGATATACGCCCGTTCGGCAAGTGGTTTGAGTACGAATTTGGAGATTTACACACACACGTCATCTGTTACCGAGGCATATTCGCACTTTCCCGAGAACATATCCGGCATCACTCAAAAAAATATTACCAACAGCTTATTCAGTATTTAAATACGTCGGCCAACCCCGAATACGGACACTATTTTGAACGGGCATGGTTGGCGATTTTTTACCCCATTCACAATTCTTGTGTTTTTTGAACTTTATTTGGTTGTATGTTCTCGAAACCACATAAATAAAAGGCGACAAAAATAATCAAACACTCCTGTTCCGGCTCAGTATGTCCCCCGTCCGGGCCCCCAAAAAGTTTTTCAATCGTAAAAAGGAGAACCCCACCGAATATCTGCGTAAACCCGACCAAGAATATCTTATCATTGTCGAATCGCCCTCGAAATGCGCAAAAATAGAGCAATTTCTGGGTGTGAAATACAAATGTATTGCGACCGTGGGACATTTACGAGAAATAGGCGGATTAAAATCGCTCCATTTAAACCATCCCGTCTCTAAAACCGGTGACGAGGTTCTCCAAAACGACATTATAACGTTCTCCATTTCAACCGAAAAACAAGATCACATTGAGAAAATGCGAAAAATCATATCACAGTTTACTTCGCAACATATTTATCTAGCCACCGACGATGACCGCGAGGGTGAAGCAATTGCGTGGCACATATGCGACATTTTTGGTCTGAATGTTGACACTAGCTTACGCATTACATTTCACGAAATTACTGCCCCCGCTCTTTTATACGCTGTAAATCATCCCGGGAAAATCAACATGGATCTGGTAAGGGCCCAATGGGCACGACAGGTACTGGACATATTGATTGGTTACAAGATATCGCCACTTTTGTGGAAACACATGTATTACGATAAAGAAAATAGTTTGAGCGCAGGTAGATGTCAAACCCCCGCACTACGTTTGGTATACGACAACCACCGAGAACGTATACAAAATGCCGGACCCGATAAAAAATACAAGGTTCTCGGAAATTTTACCGGAAAACACTTGGAGTTTGTGTTGAACCGTGAATTCTCGCGCCCGGAAGAAGTCAAAGACTTTTTAGAAAAATCCGTCAATTTCAACCACACTCTTTCACTCGGTTCTCGCCGTGAAGTATCGGTGGAGCCGCCTCGCCCATTTAATACGTCTGTATTACTTCAAACCGCGAGTAATCTACTACACATGTCACCCAAAGAAACCATGAAATGTTGCCAAATGCTTTATCAGGATGGACTTATTACCTACATGAGAACCGAAGGTCAAACCTATTCAGAGTCATTTTTAAAGGAAACGAAAGATTATATTGTCGGATCTTGGGGGGAGAACCACGTGGGAAACTTGAAGAAACTGGAGAACTGCCACACATCCAATCCGCACGAAGCTATCCGGGTCACACACTTATCTGTACCGTATTTGACAGGAACCAAATATTCCGGAAAAATTGCGTCATTGTATCAGCTTATTTGGCGTACGAGTATTCAGAGTTGTATGACGGCCGGTAAAAACCAGTTAATAGACGCATTTATAAGTTCTCCAATAGAAAACGTCCAATACAAACACACCATAGAAATTCCTATTTTTTTGGGATGGAAAATGTGTAAAAATATCTCGCCCGACGCCGGAAAAAAAGAGCCGGAAGAAAATTCTGTCGAAACCCAACAAAGTAAGGGTCGTGGTCTATGTTTATATCTGGAATCGTTACTGAGTAAAAAATCGGTACATCCGACCGTACCTTTCAATAAAATTGAGACAATAGTAACATTTTATCACTGTCATTCGCATTATACCGAGTCTGGGCTTATTAAAAAATTGGAAGACCTCGGTATTGGAAGACCGTCAACATTTGCGATGTTTATAGAAACCATTTTAGACCGAGGATACGTAAAAAAAATGGATATAGCCGGCGAAGAAATCATCTGCGAAGAATATTACGTAGATTCTGACGAAAAACGCATAAAAACCACCCAAAAAAAGCGTATTGTAGGAAACGAAAAAGCCAAACTCGTAATTCAACCTACAGGTAATTTAGTGATCGAATTCTTAACGAAACATTTCGACACGATATTTGATTATGATTACAGCCGGGATTTGGAAAGTAAATTGGACAACATATCTCAAGGTATAACGGGTCATAATTGGTACCAATTATGTAAGGATTGTGATGTTATGCTGAAACAGTTTATCACACCATTGAATGCCTTGACAAAAACGGTATATAATTTGGAAGACACGCATATTCTCACGTTCTCCAAATATGGACCTGTTATCCGGGAAAAACCTAGCCCGGGTAAAGAAGCGCAGTTCATATCGATCAATAAAAACGTGGTACTAGATTTAGATAAACTAAAACGCGGAGAATACACTGTAAAAGAATTAGAAGAAAACACTACCCGCTGTTTAGGTAAATGGGAAGATCAAGATATATATTTAAAACATGGCAGGTTTGGTCACTATTTGGAATGGGGCGAAAATAAAATATCGTGTAGCGAATACGACAAACCTATTAGCAATATTACCATTGACGACGTTACGGATATTATCCAGTCTAAAAATAAAAAAAATATGAACATACTTCGTGTACTTACCCCCGAGATGAGCGTAAGACGAGGCAAATTTGGCGCATATGTTTACTACAAGGCGTCGGACATGAAAAAGCCCCAATTTTTTAATATTAAAAAATTCAAAGAGGGGGTTTTAACCTGTGAACCGGAAACATTGATTGACTGGATTGTTCACACCTACCTCAACAAGTAATGACGTGCGATTCCCTCCTATAACAAAATATACTCATTATATAACTAGTATATATTGCCACCATGGATTGCTTTCCATTCATCTACATTTTAAATATCATTTTTGTAATTTTGTATGTCCTATTTTTTTCCGTGTTGTTTCTTCCCGCGATGGAGGGGATAATCGTGATTGCGCTATTCATATTGATAATATTTTCAGGATACAGCGTTTTCGTGGAATTATTATCCGTAAAAGAACCTCTCAATCTAAGTATTCTGAATTTTGACGAAGCCGGACCGATTATTCGAGCACTGTTTTCCAATTTCACCGTCATCATTTTATTAGGTCTGGTAATCTTGAGCATTTTTTCGGTAACCAACGGTGGTTCTCCAACTAAACTGATTATTTTCTCATTGGCATTGATCGGAATTATTAGTATCAAGTTTGGCGGAACAATATCTACCATCCCTTATTGGTTAGTTTTGGGAATACCCATACTAATAGACTTGATTGCTTTCACCTTAGCAGTAATCGCAATTTGTAACGCATCCATGGTAAGTATGAAAGGGGGACACATCAGTATATTAGGTTCGTTAATTAATATTCAGTCCCCTCTATACTTATTTAAAATTTTCGCAATGATCAATATACTGTTGTTTATAGCATTTTTAATCTGGTTCTTTTTACTCAAATCTCTCAACAATGACAATAAAACGATAACAAATTTAATCCAGTCTTCCACCTTGGCCATTTTACCATTCTTGTATGGTACTTCGGCATACTTGTTATATATCTCACAAGAAATGTATACGTCCCCGCTTCCGGGTCCCTGCGTATCCTTCACTTCATCCTCTACCTAAATATTATATTGTTGCGTTACCAATATAATATTTACATGTAGTATCATTACAATTACGCGATGAAATTTTATGAATCACATTATGAAGAATATTTGGATGCCGTGAAAAAACACAATTTACACCCCGAATTGACACCATTCGTTAATAATCTACCCGAAAAAAATTACCAAATGGGAAACATGATTGTGTATGGCCCGTCGGGTGCAGGTAAATATACCCAGGTTCTCAATATACTCAAGAAATACAGTCCTTCCCAATTCAAGCACGACAAGAAAATCACGATTCAGAATGAAAAACAGACATATATATACCACATCAGCGACATTCATTATGAAGTGGACATGTCTCTTTTGGGCTGTAATTCCAAAATTATTTGGAACGATATATTCCTCCAAATTGTTGATATCATATCCGTAAAAAGTGAAAAGGTCGGATTCATCGTTTGTAAAAATTTTCATATGATTCACGGTGAACTGCTGGATATTTTCTACAGTTATATTCAGCAATATTCCAACTCTTCAATGTTGCGTGTTTCCGAATTGGAGAACCTGTCCTCGGGTATTCGATCCCCCTTTGGGGGCAACATCATTATTCATTTTATTTTGATCACAGAGAATCTCAGTTTTTTACCGAACAATATACTACAATCTTGTCATATTGTCAATGTTAAACGTCCCCGTAAAGATGAATACCGGAAATTAACGGACAACTTTCATAACAGAGAGTCGGATCAGTCCAATATACTGGATGACATCCAAACCAATGAAATCATCAATATTAAAGAATTATACTCGGTTTCTGTTCTGAAAAATCCGTCCGACATTCCCAAAGATATTTTCAATGTGGTATGCGACAACATATTAAAAGAAATACTCAATCATAAAAAAATGTCATTTTCTAATTTTCGAGATGTGATATACGACATACTTATTTATAATTTAGAAGCAGTCGAATGTCTGTGGTACATCCTCTATTATTTGATTCATTTTCATTCGGGGAAAAAACCCACGGAGCGAAAGGAAGTGAAAAGCGAAAATGCGTTGCCTTACTTGTCCCCTCGCGATATTTCCGACATATTAAATAAATCCTACTATTTTTTGAAATATTACAACAATAATTATCGACCTATATACCACTTAGAAAGCATACTATTTTATATCATAGTTAAATTATACCATTATGAATTACCCCCAGGCACTGGTTATACTAGAAATCATTCATGATTTACATGATGTGGACATAGAGCAAAACCATGTCGAATCGATAAGTATGCCTCTCATTAAAAAACAGTACCGTAAATTGGCTTTAAAATATCACCCAGATAAAAATACCAGCGCCGACGCGGCGGCCAAATTCGTCGAAATTTCCGAGGCCTACGAGTTTTTATGTCATTATTTAGATGGTAAAGATACGACACCTTCGTTTCGGGTTCATAGTCCCAGTTATTCGGAACTGCTCCGAGAATTCATTTTATCCATATTCAGCGAAAATCCGGTCAGTGCCATACACGATAATACATATCTTGCGCAATTTTTACACAGTATTATTGACAAAATTACCCGGGCATGTGAAGACACTTCTGTCGACTTTCTGCGAAAAATAAATAAAACTGTTTTGATGAAATTGTACGATATTTTGTACGCATACAAGGATGTTTTTGTCATCACCGACCTATTTTTATCTAAACTACACGCTATATTGGAAGAAAAAATGAAAGACGACTGTTGTATCATTTTACATCCGAGTTTGGACGATTTGTTCAACTGTCATCTATATAAATTACACTATGAGAACCAAATGTTTGTGATTCCGTTGTGGCACCACGAACTTGTATATGACGTATCGGGTTCAGACGTTTATGTAAAGTGTTTTCCAATATTACCCCGCGATATGACGATTGATACGGACAACAACATCATTGTAGAAGTAACGTGTAATATTGGGGAAATATTTGAGACGGGGGGGCTAGAGATAATGTTGGAAACAATGCGCGTTTGGATACCCGCCACGCAAGTGCGTCTAGTTAAAGAACAGACTATTGTTATCAAAGGGAAAGGTATACCTACCATCCAAACCGACAACATTTACGACATCACCAAAAAATCCAATATTTTGGTGGAATTATTTTTACAGTCGTGATAAGCGACAACCTTGTTCAGAATTATTGTATTTCGTGAAAAAATACAATAATCTACAAATGTACACGTTTTTATGTTTTCAGTTACTTTGGTTTGAAATTTGTTCTGTTATTTACACCTTCTTCTTCACAATCTTCTTCTTAGGAGCTTCGACTGCCGCGACTGGGACCGGAGCGGGGGCAGTCGCGACCTTTACAGGAGCGGCATCCTCGACATCGCTATCTTCCACCTCCGTGGAAACCACCGGATTCATGGACGGCTCCACATCCGCATCATCCACGTCCTCTACCGCCAGTGTATCCGAGGCAACAACGGGCTTGCTCAACTTGTCCACATCCTCTGATGACAATTCGATGTGGCACTTACCATAAACACTCACTACCTCGCGCGGCTTCACCACGCACTGAATCATCTTCCAAGTAAGTCCCCAGCCCTTGCCACCAATCCAAATTCCCGAACACTGAAGAACACAGGCAACATTACTCAACTTCTGAACAAAGTCCATCGGTGTCATCATACTGTTATCGCACGGGAAAATCAGTTCCGAACTGGGATTGTAAATCTCCACCGCCCACTTTCCGTCATAATAAGGCACCTTGGCACGAATCGAGGGAGGACGCGTATAGTCAATCTTCTTGGTATCCTTATTCTTGCTGTATTTCAAGAACGGAAAGAAGGTATGCTTGACAACCTCTCTCGACATCTCCTCTCCCCACCAAAGCTCCGAATTCTTCACCGCATCATCCAGGATTTGATTTTCAAAATCCTTGAGCTTGAGCAGGAAATCATCGGTAGCCTTGCTCTTGTATTCATCATTCGGAAAATTGAGAGAAATACTGTACTTTCCGTCAGATTCGCCCTTCTCATCCACAAAGTCGCTGATACCCCACGTCATCATAAGAGGCGTGGAAATATGAAGAGACCGATTGGTCTGGTTACTGATAAGAGCAATGGACTTGGCTCCCTTATCATTCACCTTTGGAGGCATATACTTGACGGCTGACGTATTCCAGTCATTGAAATTGATCACAGGCTTGGGTGCGCTAGTGGATTGCTTGGAAGACATATTGATTGAAAGATTGGTTTGGTTGACTGAGTGCTTTGGAGTTTGCTTTTGTCCTATACGTTGGCGGTATAAGTACTATATAACACTGTCGTTCTTTTAAATCAATTTTATTTATATTTTGGGAAAATAGAAGGGATCGGAACAAATATAGATCTACACGGTCGCCTATGGTCCGAGCCCCCCATTCCTTCTTCTTACGAATCTTTGTGTAATGTATGTAGATCGAACAAAAGTACATAAAGTTCTCCTGCTATTTTCCATAAAATATATAGGTGAATAGACGCATAGACGAATAGAAACATGCAAGTGTTCTCCAAGCTTGCGCATAAAAAAGAAACAACATTATCCTGGCACGATTTTTTCGATAAAAATATCCAACTTAATGCGTACAAAGTGCCTGAGTTGAAAAACATCGCAAAACAACACAGACTACACGTTTCCGGAACCAAACCGATTCTCATTCTCCGCATTTCTTCCTACTTTCACAAGATGAAACATGTTACAAAAATACAGACATGTTTTCGAAAATATCTGGTGCGACTCTTTTTCCGATTGCGAGGAAAACAGAACAATCAGATTACTTATGTTAACAACACCGACTTTTACACCATGGAACCCGTGGACAAGATACCCTTTCACAATCTGTATTGTTACGAGGACAACCAGGGATTCTTTTACGCCTTTGATTTAACATCTTTGGAGTCCCTGTTCCACAACACCAATGGGGTAATTACTAACCCATATAACCGTGAAAAAATAAACATAGAGGTGTTTAATAGAATTTTCAAACTTATCCGGCTCAACAAAATACTCTTCAAGCATCGTCTCACGAATTCTCCGGAAAACGGCGGTACACAATCATCTAACCGCCGAATAGATGTGTATAATGGCCCGATGCAATCTTTTGAAAACCACCGGGTCGCAACTTTTAGTAAATTGAACCAGATACGCCAATTGGATGTTTTTCAACGCATCGAGGAAACATTTATCGAAATCGATTTTTTGGGAAATTATACACAAAGCACGTGGTTCTCGTCGCTGAATTCCTTTGAATATATGCGATTCGCACAAATACTATACGACATTTGGCAACATCGATCCAACATGTCATTCGTAACACGTCGACGTATTTGCCCGTTTTTCAATCCCTTCTTTTTTGGGATGAATGAACACGGTCATGCTTTGACTAGTATGGATTTATATCGCAATCAAGCAACCACGATTGTGGAAAACATTGTATTTTCCGGAGGCGACGCCGAATTTAGAAAAATTGGAGTGATGCACATATTAACGGCGCTCACCGCGGTATCCGAAGAGGCTAGAATTGCGATCCCTTGGTTGTACGAATCTTTAGTATAATTTAGGGATTTTTTTGGTTTGTAAAACACTTACCCGAGACTTCGAGTCCGTAAACTCGGTGTAAAATATAAATGCGTTAAACTACTTAAAAAAATACAGTATAGATATGTATAATCAGAAATGGTCAGAGTCTCTTCCAAAGCTGATAAGCAAACTGCCCCCGCGCCTGTCGCCACTTCCGTCCCGATGGAGAATGTTGTTGAGAAGGTTTCCAAGCCCCGCGCCACCAAGAAGCCTGTTGCCGATGCCGTCGCCCCGGTGGCTACGTCCGAGGCGGCTGCCCCGGTGGTTCCTGATGCCTTAGACGCGGAGTCGTCGGCTGCCGCGCGCATCACCGAGTTTGGTGCCAAGCTCCAGCAGATTGGTAGCATCTTTGCCACCATGAAGTCCGACTTCAAGAACTTGGAGAAGGCCGTTTCCCGCGAGCTCAAGAACGCCCAAAAGTCTTCGTCCAAGAGACGCAAGGTTTCCACGGGCAACCGCCAGCCTTCCGGCTTTGTGAAGCCCACGCGTATCAGCGACGAGCTGGCCAAGTTCCTCGGCAAGTCTGCTGGGGTCGAGATGGCCCGCACGGCGGTCAGCAAGGAGATCAATGCCTACATCCGCGAGAAGGGTCTGCAGGATCCTTCCAACGGCCGCAAGATTAACCCGGACGTGAGCCTTACCAAGCTCCTCAACCTCCAGAAGAGCGACGAGCTTACGTACTTTAACCTCCAGAAGTACATGAAGCACCACTTCATCAAGCCGGCATCTGCGGCTACGGCTTAAATCACCCTTTCAAAACAAAAATGATAAACAATAATATTTATTACCACAAACCAAATAAAAATACTTGATAACAATAAATATAAACCGTCCGTAACAGTTTATATTTATACCTCACAACATTTGTATTGGGCGGATCCATGGAAATACACCATCCAATGTGTTCTACATACTCCGACTTTTACCGGATTTTCAGTAAACAACGAGCAGACAAGGTGACCCACCACGGGTATTACTACTTTTATCCAAGATTCTTGGAACACTACCGAAATTTAGATCTCGACGGACAAGGAAATGCGGGGGCCATGCTAGAAATCGGCATCGAAAATAAATGCTCGTTTCGCGCCTGGCTCGATTATTTTCCCAACGCCTTTTTCTACGGTATAGACATCGATTTTGAGGATGTGGGGGACCGGTATACGGTGTTTAAAGAGGACCAGAGTAATGCCGAAGCGATGCTAGACATTTTTGATAAAATAACCCGACCACTTTTTTTCGTTATCGACGACGGTTCTCATATTCCTCAACATCAATTGCTGTGTTTTGATATTTTTTTCGAAAAATTGGTAGACGGTGGTACCTATATCATTGAAGACATTGAAACGTCTTACTGGACTCAGGAAGGTCTCTACGGATATAAAACCGAATATGGTTACCATCACCCCGCTTCTATTATCGAGATTTTCAAACACGTGGCGGACGACATTAATAGCCAGTTTTTGACAAAGGACACGCGCCGACTCCAATCCAACGTTATGAAAAATCTTATTTCGGACGCCAACCGTGAAGATATTAGTTCCGTAACCTTTGCGCAAAACTGTATTATCATTGTCAAGAAAACTCAACAAGAACGGGAACTCTTTAAGCGGCCTTACGTGTGGGAACGCTGTCTGTAAAATATATTTATTATAAACACATTTAAACCCTTCGCACATTATAGTGTATATTCGAACCATGAGCAACATTAAATATGAAGTGGTCGATAGTTCACCATTCTCTTTTCAAAATACCCCGCCCCCTCCGCAATTTCATAACCCGTCGGCCGCTCCTACCTTTACTGGTAGCAACCCTCAACCTACGGAGTCTTTCGGCAAGAACGGCATCGGTATGAATTTCGAAACCCAATCTTTCGATCAGCGGGTGGCTGATTACGTCAAGAAGAACAACCCGGTTCTTTACATACTCACACCCTGTTATGGGTCGATGTGTTTTGTCAACTATGTGTCTTGTATCATGAATACCCTGGACGTTTTGAGATCGCTCAATATCAAGGTTCAAGTCGAGTTTTGTAAGAACGACAGTCTCGTATCTCGGGCACGTAACAACCTGGTTGCCCGCGCAATGAACGACCGCAGAATGACCCATATTCTGTTTATTGACAGTGACATCACCTGGGATCCCTCCTCGATCCTGAAACTTCTCGTTGCGGACAAGCACGTGGTCGGAGGTGTCTATCCTCTCAAGCACTACATGTGGGAGAAGCTCATCAGCGATCCCGCCAATCCCTACAAATCCAATATTATTCAATCCTGGATCAAAACCAAGAACGAATCTCAGTTGCGTGACATTGTGACCGACGAAGTCTTCATCCAGAACCGTCTCTTGAGTTACAATATTAACTATTTGGATAACTATCTCACGATCGATAATAACTTGGCCAAGGTGAAACATACTGCGACTGGTTTCATGATGATCCAGCGGTCGGTCATCGAAACCATGATGCGGGCTTTCCCTTCCACGAAATATGTGGACGACGTTCATTTTTTGAAGCCCGAAGAGAACCAGTTTGCCTACGCACTTTTTGATTGTGGGGTGGAGGATGGGCACTATTATTCGGAAGATTGGTTGTTTTGTCACCGTTGGACCAAGATGGGGGGCAACATTTTTATTGACGTCTCGGTGAATCTGAATCACACGGGCATCGAGGATTACGTGGGATCCTACATTACCAGTATTTTGAACTGATATGACCATGCGTGTACGACATTCATTTGAAAAATGTCAATAAAGAAACTCCCAAAATAATACAAATAATCCCCATAATATGAACGAGTGAGATTTGTTCACTCAAAAATATGTATCCAATTAATACCGTGATAATCGGATAACACGCAATAAGTGCGGTTGCCATATACGTTTTATTGTTTTTGATCGCAAACATGTAAAAAAAATTGGCTACAATATACACAAAAAACGCGGTAAATAGTATTAACACCGTCAAATATTTATTTTCTAATACGGTACCGATGTCTTCCAACAGACGATATTTACCAAAAAAAATCCAATAAACGAAACAAAACAGAAAAATAAGTATGCCGTTGATCAGTATGAAACTCTCGATTTCAATGAATTTTAACAGATGTTTTTCCGTAATGGGGGTGATGCCATAAATTACAGCCGCGGTAAAACATTCAAGTAACATCTCAATATAACTATTGAGATATTATATTTCATTGTATGACGTCGGGTGGTGGGTGGTGGGTGGGATAGAACAACTCAAATAAACACGTCGCAGAACACAAAGCCTCGCGGCACCAACCACTCCTTTAATTTGGGCCAGTTGGGCATTTTACGCGGTTTCATCGTAGTAAAATCGTCGGATTCCGGGCTAGAACTGTCATCCATGCTAAACATGTGATATATATCATAAAGCGTTTCGGCGTTTTTTATGTGATTTTTCGATAACCATTCGTAGAAATTTTCGTGCGACGCCTTGTCCTTTTTGTATTCTTCGTAATATTTTAAGGATTTATGTAACGTAATCTTCTGGTGTAAATTATAATCTGTACCCGACAAAATCATTATCTCGCGAAAATCTTGTAACGGTAGTTGTAGCTCGCGCAAAATTTTGTCCAAATTGTAATACACGACACTGTGTTGTAACAAATTCATATTTCGCATGATTCGAGTACAACCATAAACAAACATGTCCATGTCGTCACTTACACATGCCCAAGCACGTTTATCCATCACCATTTTCGCACACACCTTGTCCGCTTCTCCTTCTGCGTCCAAATATTCAATCCCGTACAAATCCATGAGGGTTTTAATATCCTTGATATCACCCGGTTGGATACGGATAAATTGGCGACGTAAGCGTTCCATTTCCACCATAATACGTTGATTGCTTTCGGGTTGGTGCGCCAGCTGATACATCAGCTCTTGGTACTTTTGTTCGGCAATCTTTTTGTCCAATTTACGCCGCTTCAACAGCTCCTCCTTTTCTTTGGGGGGTTTACCGTCAAACACAAAGATTGGTATGATTTTATAGTGGCGCAATACTGTGATCATTTGATACATGCTCTCAATTAGGGTTTTTTCCTCCATGAATTTGTACAAATAGATACTTGTATCGATGACCAAAACTTTACCACTAAAAATCGACAAGTGCTTTTGTTTAATGGCATGTTCCGAACATTTTTCCAGTAGATACTTATTTAGATTTTTTATTCCCATACCCCCACCGGCTGTTCGATACCTAGTACGGATCTAAGAAATATCTGTATTATTTTACAAAATGTGTGTCTAGAAATGGAACCAATCAATTTTTACCGAGTGTGGGGGGGGGTGTGGAGGGCATGGGCGTGGAGAGGGCATTACCCCCACAATGTCATGCGTAGGGTATATTTTTCGCTGAGACCCCCGAAATGACTCAACTGGTTCTCCGCGTATACATGTTCTTCCACGTAACTGGGATCCTTATAGATTGTCGAGAACCACTGAATAAACGACGCCATGTTCGCCCGGGTTTTCACAAAATTTGGAGAACCCTTGTTATGAACCCCACACCATCCCAAAAATCCGTCAATATGGTATAACATGAGCGATTTCAACACGTAATAACAAAATACGTTGGTATCCTCTCGGTACGCGGCCAGACGTTCTAGGACGGTTTTATCCTGACCGTGGTGAATAAAATCCGCATAACTAATGTTCATGTAATGGAGAACCTTGGCACTCTGGACCAACGCAAATTTCATCTCGTACAATAAAATCGTTTCTGTGGCGCGTATTATGCCCCCGACTGTTGTTCGTCGAGGGTTCTCGTTTTTTTTCATTAATACTGCCGTAAACATCGCATTGAATACAGTTGCCCACACTTCACAGTACGTTTCAAACAACAATCCGTCGGTGTCTATTTTAAACCCGCGCCGAATAGCGTTTGAATACATCGGGGTGAATCCCGGATTCTGTGAAAAATCCAAACCCAAACTATGAAACGTTTCGTGAATTAATACTTTGAACCACTCTTCTTCGCGAAATATCTGAATCGTACTGTTTTTTTCACATGTACGGGTAAACGCCGTATTGGCATGTAGTGGCCCAATGGGACCTTCTTGCGGCATAAATTTGTAATGCGCGGTTAAATATAAGTACACATCCACACTCGTACCACAATCACAATTGGCGTACTCACCTATCACCGAAAACCACCACCAAATAAGATGAATTGCCCGTCGAAAATACGCCGGTTCTCTCGATCCTTCCCACATATCCGCAATAGGTAACACCATGTGTACCCTAATTTGTCGAGAACCTGCCATAAATAGGTAGGAACGGGCTATTTTTTGCGAATCAAGAATGGTACTGCGTATCGGCAGGGGGATGTCATTAAACAGGTCAGATTGGTGGTATGTTTTCTCCGGAAAATCGACCGAGCGAACCAAAAACGGGGCCGTTTCTTTCCATTGCGAAGACACCTCGAGAAGCCGACGTACAATCGGAGCCAAATATTGAATGGCGTCCCGTGAAAATTTCAAAGATTTTTTTAAATGCGCCGGAGAACCTGACACGATTTTTTGGATCGCATGTAACAGTTTTTGCGATGTTTTCCCTAACCTCACCGGCATATTGTAAGTTGGATACAAATTTACTTACAATATACACACATATTATTGGCATATGTGGATCACGCCTCTACTTGCGGGGCAAGTTCCGCGCGTAATTTCATAAGGTCCGTGTCGATTTCCGGGGGTGATTGACGTACGAAATTCACGAGTTTCGCGTTGCGCGTCAGTAATAACATATTCTTCATATCCGGATTATTTTCAAATTTTGCCTTGAGCGCCGCTTGTCGTTCCTGGTGACTACGTTCTCCGTCGTAAAAATCGGTATCAATGGTAACATTTTCCGGACGATACTTGTTGCGGGCTTTTTTACCCGCAATCTTGGCATGCGCGACATTGCGGTTCAAATCATTGTCCGGCGAATCTAGAGAAAACTGTGCGTAAAAATCGGGATGCTGTTTGCGATATTTAGCGGCTTGATAATAGTGCTCCACGGACGCCCAGCGTTTACCGTTCAACGTAAATGGCGCATCTGTCGACGAATCGTGTAATTTTTGCCGCCACGATTTTATCTTGGAAAGAGCCATAAACGCGGGTTTTTTATCAACCGGTATTTTTTCTCCCAGTGAGCTCGTTCCCGGATATTTTGTTTTGGGTGCATGAGAATCCAGGACAAATACCGTGTTGGGATCGTACAGGGCTTCTAAATACGCATCTTCCAATTCGTGGGTGTCTTCCGGCGCACCCTCTTGCGGATCTAACCCTAGTTTACCCTTTAATCTCCGCAAATCCTGAATCAAATAAAACACCCCGGAGTTGCGTTCCATACACTTGTTCAAAATTAATATTTTCACATCGTAAGGCACTTCGGAAAACTCGAGAATTTTTCGCTGGTGATAGGTAATAAGACGGTAATGTGTACCGCTGTAGGATGTCATGATGTAGTAGTCGGGCGCGAATTTACCCCGTTTCTGAATTTCCGCAGTCGCCTCCCCGCAATTCAACACGGCGTCTACCGCTCCCTCTTCGTAGGCTTCTTCCGAAAAGATGATCATTTTCATGTTTAATTTTTCTTCCAACGTGGAAATCGCCCAACTGTCTGCCCAAAAACGCGACGTTTTAATGTATTCACGAAACGCCTCCAGAGAACCAATGTTTTTCATAAAACCAAAATTATATTTTAGAAATCCCGCATTTTCACGCGTTTCCTCCTTCAGGTTCTCCAACTTCTTCTTGGCTTTTTTGGCCTGATCAATGATTTCCTCGTGTTCTATTTTCGACAAACCTTGGTGAATCTGGGTACGACGTTTGTATTCTTTCAACATTTTTGTCAAATTCACCATTTCCCGGTCGTTCTCTACAATTCCGTCTTCCATTGCCAGATAAATAGACCGGTATTGCTGAAAAATATCGTCCGTTACGGCTTCGGCTAAAATTTCGCGAAGTGTTTCCACCGTCGTTATTTTACCGACCTCTTGAAAAGCGTCCCGAATCACCGCAAACAAGCAGTCGCCTCCCCCCTCATTGTCTTGTATACCATAATGCTGGTTATGTAAAAACATCTGAATCCACGTGTTTTGAGATGATTCCTGAAATTCCGATTTTATTTTTTCGGCAACAGTCTTGGTTTCTTCTATCAACTGTTTGGGCATTTTTACGGTGGGATCCATCTTAAACGGGGCACCGCGGGCGGTTTCTAAGTCCGCAGTTGCCGTCTTGGATCCTTGACGTTTACTCGCGGGAATATCAAACATCGTATCCGCGGGTTCTCTCGTTTCGATGATTACTGGTTCATCCTCTGGGCGGTCGTCGGCTTCTTCGTCCGAATCCGTAGAAAAAACCACCGCGTTTTTAAGCGACAAGTACGATTCGGTCAAAAACGAGAAAAACAGCGGGGGGTACGGGAGTTTTTCGGGATCAATATGTTCGTCTTCGTCCACCATCTGATACATGTTCTCCGATTCAACCTCCAACACCCCGATTTTTGAAACCACCTGATCACGCGCCACCAAGTACACGGGATAGTAAACAATGTTGTTATCCTTCAAAAATCGCTCGTTTTTTTTACCAAAAGCGATGTAAAACCGGATCGTTGCCCCCGAATCCGAACGTGATTCGTCACACTCGTCATCCTCATTGAAAGACATTTCAATCGGATACTTCAGGGGCTCAAATTCATGGTCCTTTTTTTCAATAGCCGGGTCTTCCTCATAATTCAACCGTTTGTTTATTTGTGAATGTACCATTGTTACCGAGTTTTTACAATTATTCGGCGTGTAAATGAGCAAAGCGTGTAATAACTATAATAGTATGGTTTATATTTTTTATGATTACATAGTTTACACGGTAATTTTGCGCATTTCGTTGATGATTTCTTTGGGATAACACATCTCTTCTAAAATTAATACCGCACCCTGTATTTTAGATATTCCCCGCTTCATCAAATAGGTATATTTAACTTTCCCCGTCTCCGGGTTCTCTATTACATCCATTTTATAATTACCAATCTTCTTAATATTCTCGCACTTTTCCATCTTCTTTTCCAATTTTTTACATATCGAAACGTAGTGGGTCGTAAGAATGAAATCTACATTGGAGAACTTGGACAAGTACATCAAGAATGCGTAGGCGGATTTCGTAGCTTCCGTGGGGTTTGTGCCCGAATACAATTCGTCGAAAATACAGAAATGACGCGCCGGACGGAGCGGATGTTCCGGAGGGTTCTCGGGGTACGGTGTTTGAATGATATCAATAATCTCTTTACACCTACGCGATTCGGCCTGAAACAGGCTGTCGCGACCAGACGTATCCGGAATATTCAAATAGGAGTGAATGTGAGTATACGGGGTCATTGCGCACGTCTCATAAAATCCCACACCAAACTGCTGTGTAAATATGATATTGATCGTGGTGGCCTTCAACATGGTAGTCTTTCCAGAAGCATTGGGGCCAGTAATAATAACATTGTTACTTAAATCAAACGAATTCTTCACATGATCTGTATCCACATATGCCGGATAGTACTGTTTCTTGATACGGGTAATGTCGGGGGAGTCGGTGCTGCGATTGAATCTCGCAATGGCAATCTTTTCCTTCACCATGTTCTCGTGAATACCCGACAAGTTATTTATATAACCCGCGAATCCCATGGAATACCGCAAGCTGGTTTCCAGTGATTTATTCGAGTGTAATTCGTAAAAACATTTCAACAAATACCCGATTTCCACGATTTTGGAGAACCCGGGTTGAAACGGACGAATTGGCAAAAGTTCCTGGTAAAACTCCCGCAAAACGTCGCATTGCTGCTGGGTGACGATGTTGAAATCGCGGTAGTTGGAAAGATCTTCGGATATAGCGGCAAATTTCTCCATACTATGAATCGAATAGCGAATATATTCACGCATATCCGTCAAATGAGAATTGATGAGATGGATGTTGCGATAAAACCGGTAACATAGATTGACGTTTTGGTAAATTTGTAAACAATAGAGCGCAAGGGTTATCAACAAATAGATAATTTTATCCCAACTGAGAGACTGTATACTTGTAATTGCTTTACCAATAAAATGATGTCGCGCGATATCTTTGAGAACCTGTATATACATGGAAAAATTAATGGGTACATTTTGTATTTTAAGAATAATAAACGGGAAAATGAGAAACACAATCGGAATAATGAAACTCATGACCGGTGCAGCCATGTTGATAATCGACATGGATTGAAGAAAATGCGGGGATTTATTCAGATACTTTACCATGTCCCACTCAATGTAACAGTACTTTTCCAGGAAATCGGGGTCTTCTTTGGTGTCTTGCCATATTTCCATGATTTTCTTACACTTTTCTTGGTCAAAAACATAGGCAGTTTCGTCCTCCTTCGGGGGGACATTTTCCGGGGTCTCTAAATATTGGGGAAATCTCTGTAAAATACGTTGACTTTCTTCCAAGAATGGGACATGCGTTGTAAATTGAGCATTCCACTCCGGAATCATATTAGAACCAAAATCATGAGTTGGTTTCAACAAATAGTCATACATACCCCACTTATCTTCCTTGTCATCTTGAGAAACATACGACCCCACCAGTTCTAAATCGGAGCTCACTGTACTAGAAAGTGGACGTATAGTCTCTTCCGGTAAATACGTAATCGGTAATTTAAACACAGATTGAAGATTAACGTTCATATCATCCCCGGACATGTCGGTATCACTGGCGGGATTATCCCATCCCATAGTTTTACCGATTCCTAGATGATATTGCGCATCCAAGTTAAGAATGGTTTCCTTAAAATTGGTCATCACTAGATATGTATATAGAACACATTATCGAGAATTTGTACAAACGCAAACCAATATAGAAAAATGAATTTGTAATATAAGACAGGCAAAAAATACCTGCTTATATTACTAAGCAAATGGCGTCTGGGGTCATTAAAATCCGTGTATCCAAAGGGGACCGCCGGGACCGTTCCACCACAGGTAGTAGTGTGACAACGGGTCGTATGGCATTATCTTCCAATATACTTGTGTCCGAAACGGTATCCGGAAATCCGGAAACAAATGAGGTTCACCTATCCACAATATCCCCCGACCAAAGAACGTATTCCCTCATGGATATTCAAACAATTAAAAATATGATGATATCCACTATCGATCTTTCTACTCTCTTGTCCGAAACCGTACTACGTAAAATACGCGAATTAGATGCGGTTGTCGTACAATTCATACCGACTATAGAATCCGCGGCCGCCGCCGCCGCGGGAACCAATGTAGAAACCGGCCAGCGCAAATTTTCAGACAAATCCGAATCACGCGAACATCATGCGAATTATCATACGGGGGGTACACGGTTTTACACGGATAAAAAGCGTGCTTCGGACGAAACGGACAATTGGAATGCGGGTAAATCGTTCAAAACTACCCCCAAATTAGTGAAAGATGGGGTAGATAAAAATATTACGGACATTCGTATGGCGCTCAACAAGCTGACTACTAAAAATTACAACAACCAAAAGGAAGTAATTATACAACTTATTACTCAAATTATACAGGAAGAACCCGATACAGACGACGAAAAAACTCAGCAAATCACCAAAATTATTTTTGATATTGCGAGTTCTAATAAAATAATGTCCGAATTGTACGCCGAACTGTACAAAACGCTTATAGGGCAGTTTAACCAATTTCAAAAAAATATGTTGGAATTGTTAAACAACTACAAGACTTCTTTCAACGATATCCATTTTGTTGATCCCAACATCGACTACGACGGATACTGTAAATATACTAAAACGAATGATGTACGTAAATCAATGACCCTATTCATCGTCAATTTGATGTGTAAACAAGTCATCGACGAAAATTCGGTAATGGATACGATCGTTTACCTGGAGAACTTGTTCATTAAATATGCGGAGGAAACCGACCGTAAAAACGAAGTAGAAGAGATTACCGAGAACCTGTTTATTTTACTGACTCAAGGCGCAGTGGTACTTAAAAACAGTGCCGAATGGACCGAAAAGATTCTACCGAATATACGCTATTTGTGTACCTTGAAGAAAACGGACGGTGACAAATACCCCAGTATGACTAACCGCGCCACATTCAAATACATGGACATATTGGATGCTTTGAAACCCGGCGATCGTGCGGTGAAGACGTAGACACGCGAGGATTAAATTGGACGAGTAAACACACAAATACTTTCACTGTTATCGTCACCCGTAACATTAACTGCCACCGATTTATTCCACATCTTACGTACGGGTCCCGAGTTTTTGAAACCCACCGACTGTGTAATACGGTTCATGTCTTCTACCATACGGGTAGTGTCGGGGGTGGAGGTACCGCCAATCCGTGATTCCGGATGCTGATTCATCAATAAAGCATAATATCCTCCGTACTTACGCCGTGTTCCGTAATTCGAAACAATATAACATAAACGCCCTCCCGGTTGGAGAACGTGCCAACAAAGACGCACCGTTTTTTCCCAGTATCCGGACAGCCACGCTTCGTAGGTAAGGTAACGCTCGGTACTCTGTTTTTTCCCCGGATAAATTTCCAATCTGTAGTACGGCGGACTAAAAAACACCACATCAAAATGCTGGCGGTATTTTTTCATAAATTCGGCATTTTGAAGCAAATCTTCGGAAGGCTGACACCAGAATTGGGCGGCCTTTTGTGGCCAAACACTGTGGGCGAATTTGGCAGTGGTTTTACACACGTCGGGTATGATATCATTCCCCACATATTCTATCACTTCGTCACACTCCATAAACCCGTAACAATAAGATGACCATCCCAGGGTGGGAGTAAAAATACGCGTACCACGCAACAAGCGCTTATTCAACGAGTACACGATGTACGGATTCATGATGGATGCTCGAAAATAAAAGGACGAAAACACACTGCCGATTCTACCTTGTTTTATGTAAAATCGCGCACTGGGAGTCAATAGCTTATAATCGATGATATGTCGGTTATACAAATCTTCTAAAACTTGTAAATAGGTTTTGATATTTTCCAGACCCGATGACGTATTTTTAAGTATGTCGTTAAAATACAGGTTACGCAACAGATTCTTGTATTTCACCTGATTATTATTATTCAACCGAGAAAGAGGCATAGGTGATTCTACAATGTGGATGGGAACAAGTGGTTCCAGTGAAATATCATAAAAACGCTCCAAATACTCGTGTTTATCCAGTAAATGATTGTACAACGGTAACAGGTCATCCGCATGTATGTCGTGTAGTTCCATATACTCTCGCAGGGGGAGAGTGACTTTGCCACTTTGGACGCGGTACGTCTTCAAAAACGTGGCCCAAGGTATTTTTTTTTGAGAGAACCGGCGAATAAAATCGGCTTTGGATAACAGCGACGTTTGGACAAAACGTTCCACGGAACGGTCTGTATCCGTTGCCGCTGACATGGTTGTTATGTAAATACGTCTATATATAGATAGACGTATTTTATGATTTTTATGTTTTAGGTATAACACTCGGTAACTTTATGCGTGAACCGCGGCTTGGGCATACGATCCGCGTTTACGACGCTTCACCTCGGAAAAACCCTCGCCGTCGGTAGGACCCGGAACACCCGGTTGAGAATCGGCAGACGCCCCCGACTCCCCTGAAGCGCGGGGAAAGCCCGCCCCGTGACGGGAGTGGTAATCACCACCCTCGTCACGCGCCCCACCGCGACCTTGATACCGCGAAGTACCTCGCACCGGATGCGAGTTGTTCTGACGGTGAGTCTCGCACATGAGGATACCCTCCTTGATACCCGAGACATCTGACGAATAAAACTCGTGGGTAGTACTATCGGACTTGATCAACACAAACTCCACATATTCACCCTGCACCAAATACTTGTACTGTTGCGACTCGGCGCGGATGGAAGAATAGTGTACAAAAATATCCTTGTCCTTATGTTCTCCTTCACATACCGTGATAAACCCGAACCCCGACTTATTATTGAACCACTTCACGCGGCCAACCAGACGGGCGTTGGAAAGAACTGGTGATTCCTCGGACATGAATGACGGTGTATCGATGATACGAATGTGTATTACCAATATATGGTATATATGCGATCTGTTTTTAAATTAGTTTCGTAAATATATTTTACACTCTTCACCGTGTAGAGCAAATTGTCAGCTCAGGCGGGATGGTATGGGGGTGTTCGATTGACGGAAAACACGTTATGTTAGATCCGACGGTTGCGCAACTGTAAATAGATCACACAATTGGTCGTAATCGGGATCTTCGGAATAATCCAGGGTATAACAGTACTGCAAGTAATTACGCAATTCAGGAAAATTCTGAGAAAAGATCGCAATATTTTCCCCGCGTTTTTGCTTGGTAATGTGTGAAAGGTCCATGGTTCGACACTGCCAAGGTAGCGTTTTTCGGTACAAAAAAAGAGCGGTATAGCCCAGCGAAATTAAATCGTCCCGACGACTCAAGTTATTCCCTACATGATTATTATAACTTATGAATAGGGGAGTTCCGGTTACGGTTTCCTGCGGTTTATTGGGCAAATGTTCTCCGTCAGAGTCGGCGTAAAACGTGGCCAAACCGTAATCGATTAAAAACAACTGTTGATCCTTTATCATAAAATTTTGCGGTTTTATATCACGATGAATCACTAAAAGCTCGTGCAGTTCCTCCAGTAAACGAATAGCCTGTACCATCATAACACACAATTTTGTCCGTATGGCCAAAGTTTCAGGATCAAATACCGCAAATGCTTGATCAAGAGATCGCTCAAAATGACACATGACCAAATAGGTAGACCCATTTTCTACTCCATACCAGTGAATCTTTGGTAACAGATTAAAACGGTTACGAAACAGGTAATTCATCATACGCACCTCGTGTTTAATGGAAGAATTTTCGGTGCCGGATTTTTCGGTTTTGATCGCCACATACTGCTGGTTGGTTAGGTTTATAGCCAAAAGTACTACACCGAATTTACCTTTGCCCAAATATTTTTTCACCAAATACATGTCGCGTATAATAACCAGTTCATCGGTTGTGTCTTCTCCGTGAGCAGACATGGTCCACCCGATGGGTTAAAATCTATAGTTATATATATAACATTACCTATATGTCAGTAACGAAATGGTTAGATTCCTTTTTCTCAATATCTGATACTATTTTGGACCGTTCCAAAAAACCGTTTTACTACACCATGAGTATTATATTTTGGGTGTCGAATATTTTACTGTTTTTAGGTATTTATTACGTGAATCCGATTTACATGGAAACTGCCAAAAAATACCTCGATATTTTCATCTGCGTTTTTTTAATTATGCGTTTCAACCCTTTACGCAAAGCGGTGTTACACGAATTCGACCAATATCTTATATTTATCTCGGGGGTCATTCTATTGACCAATGTGGGCATTCTAGACTATGTGGAAACTTACATCAAAAAAGACACGGATCTCCCCAATGTTATTCACAACATGGCCTCTCATCGTTACTTGGTTCAGTCCCCCGGGATGGGTAATATGTCTACGACGGCGCATTCTCCCACTCACGCTTTGGTACTTTAACCGGAAGGACGCAACACCAGAGTTTTGGAATCCACCAGTTCGTCCAACATGTCAATCTTGTCTTTCGAGCCTCCTCCCATCATCTTATCATTGATACGACGCTCCATCTGTTTATCCGAGCGGGAAAACTCTTTATATGTATCGTATAATTTCTCGTTGAAACGGTCAAAAAACCGGGCAATCACGAGCTGGTCTTCTTTATTATCAAATTCTTCAATATACTTTATTTGATAATGAATCATGCTTTGACATTCTTCTTTCCATTCGTTTTCATCACGTACAAAGAAGGATGCGGGCTTATTAACGATTGGGAAGGCACAGTGCATGGGGCGGTCCTCGGGCTTCAGTTGCTCAAAGTATTTTTTGAGAATATTGGTAGCACCCTTGTAATAAAACCGGTTATTGTCAATTTCGTTGAAGTCGTCTTTCACGAATTTCATGGAATCTACAAACTGATCAATTGACATGGCATTGTTACAGTGTGTGTTCAAATAAATGTGAATATGATTGTTATTGGTGGTATTATTGGTGTTGTTGGTGGTAGTAGAGGGTTGTAAATTCGTAATTTGGCTTTGAATATCGCTCAACTGTTTATGTAACAGTTCAATGGTAGTGGGCTCTTCCAGTTTTATTGGAGGGTCGACTGTTCCGACCACCAAGGTGGTAACAGTATCGTCAACTGGACTGGCAACCGCAATACATACATTGGCATGTTTCCATAAACCAGACTGGGTTTTGTATTTTTTATTACAGTTTTTACACGAAAAAATTTTCACGGGTTTTCCCACATCGTTTTGTATGTCATAATGCCGTTTGGACTTCATGTGTTTATCATATACGTGTTTATAATTTGTGGAAAACAGGCAGCATTCACAGGTTCTTAACACCATTTGTGGGTTTGGCTGTTTTATACGGTATATATACATATACTCCTAAATTCATTTAACAATTGGAATTATTTAATTCCAATTATGCGATTTTAATTCCAATTGTTATAACAATTGGAAATAGGGGGTTCTCCCAAAAAGTGAAAAATAAAAGTCCGCCAACTTTTTTGTTCTCTTTGAAAAATTTTTGGAAAAACCTCAGAAAACTTTTTGAAACTTTTCCCGGGACCCTTCGGGGACTTAACAATTGGAAATAAAATCGCATAATTGGAATTAATTAATTCCAATTGTTATAACAATTGGAAATACCCCCTCCCCCCAAAAAGAGAAAAACAAAAGTCCCCCAACTTTTTTGTCCTCCTTGAAAAATTTTTAGAAAAACCTCTGAAAACTTTTTGGAACTTTTCCCGGGGGCTTTTGGAGACTTAACAATTGGAATTATTTAATTCCAATTATGCGATTTTAATTCCAATTGTTATAACAATTGGAAATACCCCCTCCCCCCAAAAAATGAAAAACAAAAGTCCCCCAACTTTTTTGTTCTCCTTGAAAAATTTTTAGAAAAACCTCCGAAAACTTTTTGAAACTTTTCCCAGGGGGTCCGGGGGACTTAACAATTGGAATTAAATAATTCCAATTATGCGATTTTAATTCCAATTGTTATAACAATTGGAAATAGGGGGTTCTCCCAAAAAGTGAAAAACAAAAGTCCGCCAACTTTTTTGTCCTCCTTGAAATTTTTTCAGAAAAACCTCCGAAAACTTTTTGAAACTTTTCCGGGGACCCTTCGGGGACTTAACAATTGGAATTAAAATCGCATAATTGGAATTAATTAATTCCAATTGTTATAACAATTGGAAATACTATAATGAGACGATAAATAGTAACAAAAAATCACGTTTGAGACAACCACCCAGACTGTAATTGTTTTATGGTAACCCCCCACCCCCCTACTCGGAGAGTAACATAAGACAAACCTACATAAATATATTTACAGTGTATAAGCAGTGATTAATACAGGGGAGTGATCAAAAAAAAATGAACAGTGTCGGTTCTCAGGACATGAACCACGTGTTTGAAATGGTGAGAAAAGAGCTGGAAAGTGTTCCCAATTTAGACATTGATGCCTTGTTATCGTCAGCCGACAACATTCAGTACTTGGATAATTTGGATATCATCCAAATCAACCAAGAAAAACAGGAGATACTCGAGGATTTAGAATTGTCACCCGAAGAGTACCAAACCTTCTCTAACAAATTGGAAAAATACCGCCATATTACCCGAATATGTGATATTCAGAAAGGACGGTATGCACGCTGGATTAAAAAAAACGTCAACCACGACGAAGAATACAATCCCAAGTTGTCGTTTGGGGGAGTGGTGTGTGATATTAAATTTACAGATTACGGAACATACCTACAGTGTTTTAGTTGCGGAAAATACTACTTCTCCTTAAAGTTCGATAATTTCATTTTTTTTCAAAAATTTTCCGAAGACGAGTGGAATATTTTGACGATTTATTCGTATTGTAACCGAAAATAGAAGCTTTCACACTCCTGTCGACCCAAAACCTCCCACCCCACGGGTACTGTTTGTCAAATCTTCCGTGTCTACCACCATGACATAAATACGACAAAGACTCGGATGACAAATTTGAAACAACCGTGTTTCGGATTTCAACACAAAAGGCGGAGGATCGTATCCGGGTAAAAACCGAACCGGCGCCAACAGGTTACCCCGATAACCCGAATCAATGATACCCATGTGGTTAGCCATCATTAACGGGGTCTTAGACATACTGGAACGCGGTACCAGATGATAAGCGGCTGGCTCAAACTTTTTAAGGACTGGGCTGTAATAAATCATCTCAGTTTTCAGTCCGTGGTCAACGAAAACCGTCTTGTGGTAATTTTGAAATTCCACATTCTTCCAGACAAAGAGATCAAACCCAGAATTTGGGAAAGGGTTATTGATCATTTCGGCGTTGTGAGCATTGATGTGTTTTTGGTAGAGATCCATCAGAGTCGCGTCTACAAAAGCTGGATCAAATGCCACTTTAAGGATCGCAAATGGAGTGTCTGTCGGCATTTTAGACAAAACATGATGAGAGGAAAAACTAGCCATGATTGATACTGAATAACACTTCATTATCGATCGAATTATTATGTTTCAATTTTCCCCCACCCCCACCCCCACACACATACCCCTACGCAAATTACAGAGATTTTTTGTAATCTTTCCACGAAATGGCCTTGCCTTCAACATAGACCGGCGTTTCTTCCGGGTGTATTTGTTCCAGGGTGTTACCGCGTCGCACTGCGGAATCAATGTAAAGTTTCTTCAATAGTTTACCGAAAACGACGGAACCTTCGTGTTGGTCCACATCCCCCTCTTCAATGGCACGAAGCACTTCCAAGACATTCCACATGATTTCCATATTCAATTCGTCTTTACAAATTTTATTAAAGATCTCCATGTAGTTTGAAAATAAGAATGAGCACTCGTTACGGCACTGGTTCAAAAACCCCTCCGGGTTGGTTAATTTTAGATTATTGAATTCGGGGTCGGTCTTCATTTTTTGAAGCTTGACGATATCCGCCTTTATTTTAGAACTGTGTTTGAGTTTACGAATGTTTTCCGTATTATCTTCGCATTCTGTTTCATTGATCATGTGTTTCAAATTCAAACGTTCCTCCGAATTGATTGAAAACTTGTCCATGGTTTAGAGTGATATGACAGATTAGTAGAGTAATATTTTATGTTGTTTTACTATAATATAGTCTACATTAAAATACCGAAATAACATGGAACAACCGATTGCTGTTCCGACCCCCGTGGTACCTCAAGTTAAAAATTATTATTACATCCAAGCAAAACCTACCGTAGCAAGTATCGGACTTGTTGCGATAATAATTGTGGTATTTTTATTTCTTATTTACAAAGTGGTCTACATTAATATCAACTGGGGAGGAGAAAAGTGTAAAAATTCCAATTTTTTCTTAGCCCCCCTGTTTGGCCAGGATTCACAGGCCACATTCAATAAGTGCGCGTCAGATGCGATGGTAGATGCCGCCAATAAAAGCGATTTAAATGATAAAGTCAAAAAATTGGATGATGACATTTTAAGTTTGAATAACATAGTAAGTAAGGCGCCGAGTGCGGGCAGTGGATCGGCTAGTACCGGATTCACCAACAATTACAAAAATTTGTTATCAACGATTGACACTATCCAGACCAGTCTGTCGAAAGTAATCGGATCGATTGTTTTGAATTCGTATATGAATAATGGGGTACTGGAATCTACCAATACTTTACAAAATAGTCAATTAACAGATTTAATTAAACAGTATAATAGTATTGGAAAGGATGTTTATGAACAGCAAAAAGCAACAAGTGCCATGGCAAGCCTGACGCAGTAAAAACCGTATTACCAGTACAAATGAAAAAAATATATATAATATAGTTTATTATGGAAGTACCATCATCGAGGGTAATACTGAAACCCGTAGAAATATCGTATGCTTCGCGAAATTCTACAAGTATGTATTTATGTATAATCATTATTCTAGGATTTGTAATATTTTCTGTATCGACCGTCGGAAATACATACAACAAATTATACCCGGACTTAAATGTACAGCATTTAGATATAACCAAAGCACCATTTTATTCACTTTCCGATGTGTTGAACCGCTTCGCCAATTCATATATTGACATTTCTTCCAATTTTGTTAAAAATTACAATGCGGATTTAGCAACATTCAACAACATAAAACGGAATAATGCGGGTAAGATTTTGACGTTAATAAATCCCGTCTCCACGGACGATACTACGTATAATTCACTAAGTGGCTTATTGGATAATATGAAAACGATTGCCACTAATTTGAATACACTTCAATCCGCAAATATTGTGGCGATGGAAAAGGTATATCAAGGTTACCAAATCCAAATACAAAATTATGTTAATGGTCTGGTCAATATGTTAAATAACATAAGTACGCAAATCGGAAAATTGGGCGCTACCCCGTATAAATCCTTGATGACACCCTTGGCCAAAATATATACGATGGTAAGGAATACTTTAGTGAACAATGTAGATATGATTCACGCGTTTTATACAAATTTTAACAAGACTCAGATCCCCGCCGAGTTGACTGTAACTATACCCACAGTTACCAAAGCGACGAACACCGCGGTGGACACTTTCAGACGTGCAGGATATTACTAACTTTTACAGGTCAAGATCAAAAAAATCTTATGAATATCTATATAAATATTCATAACAAATGAAAATGACGACGATGAATTTAACGTATGTGTTTTTAGTTTTCATTCTGGTGTTTCTGATTTTTATTTCGATGTCGTCGTGTTGCGTCCAGTTTCAGCCCTATTCTGAACAAACCATATTTTCGAAGCAGTTTCCCTTTGAACCGATGACCAATGCGCGTGATGTGTCGAACAATTTCATGGCGATGTTAACCCCTAGCGCCACACCTAGTGCCACGCCTATCTCCTACATGAACATGCCCATGGACAATACGGAGGGATTTACGTCCATGGGGTATTCAGACTACGGGAAGGATGGAAAAATAGATATATTTAGTGGTACAAAGGGCAGTTTAGATTGCGATCGTACGTCGTCCAATCTCACGAATTCCCAAGGGGGGTTGTGTTTAAATGATACTCAGATGAAGATGTTACGTACTCGTGGTGGCAATTCCCAATGCGGCGACGCCCAGATTGGTAAATAAGGGGGGTGGGGGTCAAGGATCATCTGACTCGAGCAATTTGTAGCAATATTGACAAAAAAATATAGGTATGGTTTTTTCCAAGCCCAAATCGATGTAATCGATAATGTATGTATGCTGACAATGCTTGTCTAAAAAACCACGAATCAACTGAACAACATGTTTGTATTCACTTGATTGATCTATTTCCGATACGTTCTCCAATGACGCCATGGCGCGAATCATAGCAGACACCTCGCTGGTATTAGGATCCATTTCTGTAATTTCCCCCGGTTCGTTCTCTTCGGTCATAAGGTGTATGAACAATAAAAAATATACTTGGTTACCATTACAGTCAAAATATGTTTAAGTGTTTTTGATTTACACATACATTGCCAACATGCTTTGGTTGTAAGGTTCATCTTCCTTGATCAACAGGTCCGCATCTTTACGCGTAACGGTAAACGGGAATTCGACCTTCAACTTGATTTCGTTGGCAAACATTTCATTGTCGGGTTTGATCAGGCGGAACAGGTTAAGCTTGGTGTGAATGATTTCGAGACACCGCTTGAGATTACGTACACCGTCCTCCTGCTTGGTGAACGACGGTTTAGTAATAATATATTCCAGGGTATCGTCGGGAATAATAATCATGCCCTCTTCGAAGTTGACTTGTTCGCGAATCTTGGGGAGCATGTAGTTCTTCGCAATAGTGATCTTTTCCTTGGTATTATACCCCTTGGTTTGAATGCGGTACATGCGATCCTTGAGAATAGGATTCACCTTGGACTCGTCGTTGTAGCTGAAAATGAAAAGACACTTGCTGAGATCAAACGACATTTCGGAAAAATACTTGTCGTGAAACTCCGAGTTTTGCGAGGTATCGGTCAAGTGAGTCAAAATGCTGGCAATCTCGACCCCGCGAGGAGAATCGCTCAACTTGTCCAACTCGTCAAAATAAATGACTGGGTTCATACACTTACTGTCGATGAGGATTTGAATAATCTTTCCCCAACTGCTGCCTTCGTAGGTGTAGGAATGACCTTCCAAGAAGCTAGAATCACCCGCCCCCCCGAGGGCGATAAACGCAAATTCGCGTCCCAGAATCTTACTGATACCGTCTTTGGTGAGACTGGTTTTGCCGGTACCGGGAGGACCATGAATGGCAATCGCCGTTCCCATGGACGCGGGGTTGGTCATCCACTGCCCCACCATTTGAACAATCTGCATCTTGGCGTCATTCAGTCCGTACACACAGTTATCGAGGGTACGAATGGCATTCTCCATAAAATCTTGGCACCGTTCTTTACCGTCGGTAATGTTCACACTCAGCGACTTGTAAATACCGATGGGGATACGCATAAACGTGTCGATCCAATTCCTCATCTTGTAGTATTCGGGATCACCCGGTTCCATCGTTCGCAAAATGTTGAGCTTCTGTAATACCGTCGCCTTGTATTTTGCGGGGATCTTGGCTTCTAGGAGCGAGAGACGGTAGGGTTTGTCAATCTGTAGATGTTGGTTGATTTCTTTCAAGTCTTTCATGACCCGGAGCTGTTCTTGATTGGAAAGTTTCTTCTTGAAATAGTCAATCTCACTGGTAAAGTTGCGATTCTGACCGTGAATCATCTTGTGATATTCTTTGGTATTCTTACCGCGTTCCTTCTTGATGAGTTTTTTGATGGATTGATTGCACTCCTTCAGAGATTTCAACCACATTTTACTCTGGGGGTTTTTCTTCATTTTTTCCGCCAAGTACTTTTTCATTTCGATGAGTTCGGTGTATTCTGTGTCGAATTTTGATTTAGTGACCGAATCCACCGTTTCCTTTTCTTCCGGTTTGGTACGAAAAGACCGCGAAGCTTTATGTTGGGCCGACCGCTTGTTCTTTTTCTTAGTATCTTCGGTAAATTGAACCGGCAGTTCAATGGACTGGTAAGTTTCCTTCATAAACATCTTTTCGTCATCACTGTCGCATTCTTCTTCGTCGAGGAGAGCATGTTCATCTTCCATTTCCTCTTCGTCGGCGGCTTGACCGCCTGGACCAAACCCAAAGATGATGTTGATGTTGGGGTTGGCATCGTCGGGGGATTCGTCGGCATCCTCGGGATTGTAATCACTGTCGTCCTCATCTTCCGAAGATATTTCCGCCTGTTTTTTCGTTTTCTTTGTTACGGGCTTTTTGTTACGAGGTGAGATTTGCGGTTTGGATGACGATGTTTTCTTGTTATTACCCGAGCGGGTGTTGTACCGGTTTGTTGATTTTTGCCCTTTACGTAATTTCTTTGGGGGCGTTTCGTCGTCAATATCTTCGTCGTCGTTGTCGCCGTCGTCGATATCAATGGCGGTAGGCCGTTTATCTTTTTTGTCTTTCTTAGAATACTTGGAATCCTTGAGTTCTTCCACTTTGCGATCAGCCCGTACTCGCTTGTCCATGTATTTGGAAGGAAAGATATTAGCAACCGCCCGGCGAATAACTTCTGGTCTCAAGTGCCCATCATCCTCTTCATCGTCGTCCACAATGAAATCGTCGAATTCATCATCATCGTCATCGTCGTCTTCGTCTTCGTCCTCTTCCTCTTCAACATACGATTCGTCGTCGTCGTCATCGTCGTCGTCTTCATCATCATCGACATCCTCATATTCAGATAAAGTTTCATACTCAGAATCGTCATCCGAATGAACGACCTGTTTTTTTTCTTCCGTCTGTTTCTTAGACGTGGTTGAACGATGTTTCATTTTATCCATCTTGATGATTGCCATGTTTCAATGAAATTCGATGATAAGTTTGTTGTGGATATCTTTATTTCAATTTACGTAATCAATTTTTGAAGAGAGCCAATATCTCGCGGACAAAAATTGAAACTTAAATTAAACCACATAAATAATATAAAATACAGTATATACTAGTCATGTCATCCTCAAAGAAATCCACCCTGGTGAAGTCAAAACCACCATCAAAAATTATTGGGATACAGTTTAGTATATTATCACCCGATGAGATCCGCAAAAATTCGGTAGTGGAGGTTACATCGCGTGATACATATATTAACAACAAACCCGTAATTGGTGGTTTATTTGATCCTCGTATGGGTGTGTTGGAGCCCGGGACAATTTGTCCCACCGACGGATATACCTACATAGATACGCCGGGATATTTTGGTCACATTGAGATGGCCCGTCCCGTTTTCTTCATCCAACATTTGAAAGAAATCATGAAGATTTCGCGGTGTGTGTGTTACAAATGTAGTAAATTGCTCATTAATAAGGCCCAACACGTTCATATTTTGGATTGGCCGGCAGAAAAGAGATGGAAGTATGTTTCCAAACTGGCGGCGAATGTGAAGCGTTGCGGTGAGCAAACCGACGATGGTTGCGGTTGTAAACAGCCTTCCAAGATTAAGCTGGAGGAGATGGCGTCCTTGTACGCAATTTGGGAAAGCAGCATTGAGAAGGACGAAAAGATCAGTGTGAAATTGACACCGGAAATGATCCTGAAGAGTTTTAAACGAATAAGCGACGACGACGTCCATTTTATGGGATTTAGTCCTGTGTGGTCGCGTCCCGACTGGATGATTTGCCAGGTGTTGCCCGTTCCGCCCCCCGCAGTTCGTCCATCGGTGAAACACGATGCGCAACAACGCAGTGAGGATGATTTGACCCACATCTACAGCAACATCATTCGTACGAACCGTGATCTCCAGGACAAGATTGATAACAATGCGTCGGCCAATGTCATCGATGGGTTGACGCGTTTACTCCAATACTTGGTGGCAATGATTGTAAATAACAAGACCAAGGGTGCCGCACCATTGGCCCAACGATCGGGCCGCCCGTATCAATGTATCATGAGTCGATTGAACCACAAATCGGGACGTATTCGTGGAAATCTTATGGGTAAGCGTGTGGATTTTAGCGCCCGGTCGGTCATTACAGGTGATCCCAATTTGTCGATTCGGCAATTGGGAGTACCCATGAAGATTGCCATGAATATTACCAAACCCATGACGGTGAATGACATGAATCGCGACTATTTGCGTACGTTGGTCCAAAATGGGCCAGATGTGTATCCCGGCGCGAAAATTTTGGAAAAGCGCAACGGCGAACATATTTCCCTGAGATATGTGGATCGCGCAAGTATTCGACTGGAAAATGGCGACGTGGTTCATCGTCACATGATGGACGGAGACTGTGTGTTGTTCAACCGACAGCCCAGTTTACACCGAATGAGTATGTTGGGACATATTGTCAAAGTGATGCGTGTGGGCGATACGTTTCGAATGAATGTCGCCGACACCAAACCGTACAATGCTGACTTTGATGGAGATAAACGTCTTGTCTCCAACATGCGGCTGCCAATCAAGTTGTAGACAAAACTTGGTTGGGAAAACAGTGTAATGTCTACTTATTCAACATTTTCGCACAGGATGTTGGGTAAATATAACCGTATAGTCCAATATAATTGTCTTTAATTTATAATATAAAATTAAATGCTCATTATATAATAATGGAATACAGAACGGACTTAAAAAACACAACTATTGACGACGAAAGTTTAAGATATTGTGAAATTTATAAAATTACCAACCTAATAAATAATAAAATATACATTGGTCAAGCGGTCTCACATATTTTAAACAATAAAAGGTTTCGCCCATACGGTATGGAATGTAGATTTCGTTCTCATATTAGCGAAGCCTTTTCAAATAAAAAGAATCAATGTCATTATTTAAATAGTTCAATACGTAAACACGGCAAAGAAAATTTTAAAGTAGAGCTACTTAAAAATTGTAGCATAAAAAATGCCGATGTAATTGAAAGCGAAGAAATTATTCGGAATAATTCATTATTTCCAAATGGATACAATTTGAATACTGGAGGTAAGTCCGCAAAACATACCGAAGAAAGTAGGAAAAGAGTATCCGCTGGTGTAATAAATTATTTTAAAGATAAAAAATTCGAACGCTTTAAAGATGTAGTATTGGATATTGATGATGACATTGAACAATATGTGAGACCGCTTAATCGATTTAATGTACAATATGGTTGGTATGTTTTTATAAAAAGAAAAAAGGCCGATTTCGGCGGTTCGTGTATTCCATTAGAAGAAAGTAAAAAAATGGCATTTGATTTTATATTAAAATTAAAAGAAAATTATAGTGGGCAACGTGACCAAATTGCTGGAAGCCCCTCAAATGATGTAGTACCATTCATTCTTGGAAACACGAATGAAGAACACGGGTAATGACCGTCCCCAATGGTAATAACCTACATCACAGGGTAATCAGCAGCCAAGCTCCTAAACTCGTTATGGTAAAGAGTATGGAGAAGGTTCAGAGACTAGATGGTTACGGGTCTTAAATGATGGTCTAACCAACCTGATAAGGCACAAGGTATAGTCCGATCCTACTCGAAAGAGTAGATTTTTGACAAACGCATTATCTCCCTTACGATAATAGCAGTCAAAATAAAGGAGATGAATCTTCACTGTGCCCAAAACATACTCGCAGAAACAGAATTAAGACACCTTCCCGCCATTCCCTACCAAATTATTAGCCCCTCCTCCAACTCCCCCATTATCGGCATCTATCAGGATTCGCTTCTCGGATCTTTCCAGTTTACCCGCCCCAACATCACCTTTACCCCCCGCGAAGCCATGAATTTGCTCATGATGTTTCCGCATGTAGATACCAAGGCAATTCGCGAGGCCGGTAAAAAAATCACCAATTTCCAGATTCTTTCCCAAATTTTGAAACCCATTACCCTCTCTTACAAGAACAAACTGTATACGGACAATCCGGTTCCCAACAACATTCTGGAAATTCGCAACGGCCAGTGGATCAGCGGTCAAATCGAAAAGTCGGTGATGGGTTCTGCCACCAAGGGCATTCTTCACCGCATGTTCAATGATTTTGGTCCCATGGCTTGCTCCAATTTCATCGACGATCTCCAAAACATTATCACGGAATACATGAAAACATCCTCATTTAGTGTGGGTATCAGCGATCTGATTGCGAACAAGACGACGATGGAAGCCATCATCCAAGCCCTCAACAAGCAAAAGATTGAAGTTCAGTCGGTCATTGAAAAGGTCCACCTGGGCATTTTCGAAAACAACACGGCGGGTACCAACATGGAGGAATTCGAGATTCAGGTGAATCGTTTATTGAACAAGGCCACGGAAGAGTCGGGCAGCATCGGCCGCAAGAGTTTGAGCAAGGACAATCGTTTCCTCATGATTGTCAACTCGGGTTCCAAGGGCAGCCTCATCAACATTTCACAGATGATTTCGGGTCTCGGACAGCAAAACGTGGACGGTAAACGGATCCCTTACGGGTTCGACAGTCGCACGCTTCCCCACTATTTCAAGTACGACGACGGTCCCAACGCCCGCGGATTTGTGGACAATTCCTACATTTCGGGTCTTACGGCTCCCGAGCTCTTCTTCCACGCGATGGGTGGTCGTATCGGACTCATTGATACGGCGATCAAGACCAGTTCGTCGGGTTACATTCAACGTCGGTTGATCAAGGGTCTCGAGGACATTAAAGTGGAATACGACATGACGGTGAGAAATAGCAAGGGCAAGGTCGTCCAGTTCCTGTACGGAGAGGACGGATTCGACACCACCCGTATTGAGAATCAGGTGATTCCTTTGGTGGGTATGAGCATTGAGGACATCTATCTACACTACGATATGGTGGGTATCAATGAATCTACCGAAAAGGACATGTTGGCCGTGTACACGAAAGCTACCGCAACACGCGTCAAGCGTCAAACCAAAGATACTAAGATGATGTGTCAGAAATACATCGACAAGATGATTCAGGCGAGGGAAGAAGTAGTGGCGTCGGTCTTCAATTATAAGAATGATAACACCGTGAAGATGCCGGTGGCGTTTCAGAACATTATTGCGAACATTCAGGGTCAACTACATCTCAATTCGAATTCAATCGTGGACATTACGCCGTTGGAATGTTTCCAGATGATTGAATCCTATTTCAACAAACTGAAGAATATGGATTATTCCGCCCCCAATGCGATGTTTGAGGTGCTCTACTACTATTATTTGTCACCGAAAGACCTGTTGGTGAACAAGCGTTTCCATACCAAAGCATTGACCGTGTTGTTGGAAACCATCGTACTTCGATATAAGCAGGCCATTGTTCATCCGGGAGAGATGGTGGGAATCATCGCCGGCCACTCGTGCGGTGAGCCAGTCACGCAGCTCACGCTGAATTCCCTCGTATACGACGACGAGATTGTGGTGAGAAATTCCCAGAAACAGATCCTCAAATTCAAGATTGGTGAATTCACCCAAGAACACATCAAACGGTCACAAAAAATCGAGTATACGGAAAGCAAAGATACCACGTATGCCGAGTTATCCGAGTATTATGAAGTACCGTGCGCCAACGAAGACGGCGATACTGTGTGGCGAAGGATCGAGGCGGTCACCCAACACCCCGTGGTCAACGAGGACGGTAGCAACACCATGTTGAAGGTAACTACCCGCGGATGCCGCGAAATCACCGCTACCAAGGCCAAGTCGTTCCTACAGGTGGTTGACGGTAAGATCCAGCCGGTGAATGGCAAGGATTTGAAGGTGGGTGATTATCTGCCCGTTTCCCGAAAGCCGTTGGATTACACGGAAATCTATGCTTTGGATTTGAAGACCATTTTACCCGCCACGGAATACATTTACGGCTCGGAATTCAAAAAGGCGTGTGAAGTGATGGGAGAATATCAGTGGTGGAAGAAACACGCCAATCAAACGTTCACCCTGCCTTATAATCGCAGTGACAGTGTGGTTGCTGCCGCCAACAGTGATAAACGGTGTGAATACAAATCCGGTTATGTGTATACCAAACAAAACAACATCTGTAATTACCTCGTACCGGAAACCATCGCAATGGACTACGATTTCGGATATTTGTTGGGTGCCTACGTCGCGGAAGGCTGTGTTACCGCACACCAGATTTCGATCGCCAACAATGACCCCGCATACTTTGAACCCATCATTCGTGTGTGTGAGAAGTGGAACTTGACGTACAAGATGTACAAGCACGAAGATATAATTCAAAAGGGGTGGACGAGTTCAGACATGCGTATTTACAGCACCATTCTCACCCGTATTCTCGTAAAACTCTGCGGTAAGTTGAGCCACAACAAATACGTGGCACCGCAAGTGGTGTTTTCAAACCGTGAATGTATTCTCGGCTTCTTGGACGCGTATATTAGTGGCGACGGGTGCGTGAGTTCCAAGAAACGCAAAGACGGGACCATCAATCCGATGGATGTGATGATTTGTTCCGCATCTAAGAACGTGATGATGGACGTGATGGTGATGTTGCGTAATCTCGATATTGACAGTGAAGTTCATCGTATGCCTCGGCAAACGTCCAACAACCGCGGTACACTTCCGGAAAACATACACCAAATGTACAATCTGACCGTTCGCAACTACCAGTCCCAGAAATTGGCGTCCATCCTGAACCTTTCGATTTCGGCCAAGAACGCCAAGCTGAAACTTTTGAAGGAAAAAAAGTTCAAGTACGAATATAACAAGGCGGATTTATACCTTCCGAATGTGGTGGACGGGGAGCTCGTTATGGAAGAGAGGAATGGGCGCATGATGGATCTGAAGTTCGACACAATTGTCAGCATTGAAGAGGTCGCGAACTCGACACCTTACGCCTATGATTTGACGGTGGAGGAGACCCGTAACTTCGACTGCTATCATGGGCTGTGCGTCCGCGATACTTTTCATCACTCGGGGAACGCAGCGAAATCTAACGTGACGCGGGGTGTTCCTCGCATTGAGGAAATCTTGCGTTTGACGAAAAATCCCAAGAATCCTTCCCTGACTGTTCATTTGAAATCGTTGGACGAACAAGAACGTGATCGTGCGGTGGCTTATGCCAACATGATGGAATACACGAAGTTGGTGGACATGGTTAAATCACTCCAGATAGCATTTGACCCCAACGAACACGCTACGTTTATCGAGGAGGACCGCGCGCTTATCGAACAGTTTTACGAGTTTGAAAACATCATGAAAGACTGCGTCGGGGAGCACAACTCAGAACCGGCTGCCGATAAAAACGCGAAAAAATCGCGCTGGATTATTCGCATGGAAATGGACCCCGAGGCGATGTTGGACAAGAACATTACGATGGACGACATTCATTATGCGATCAAACACAGTTCTTATGGCGAATCCATTCAGTGCGTATTTTCCGATTTTAATGAGGATAAATTGGTGTTTCGTATTCGGTTACTGAATGAGGACACGAAGAAGAAGAAGACGGTGGGGGTTGCCAACGCGTTGGACCAATCCGACGAGATTTACATCCTGAAGAATTTTCAGGACGCCCTCTTACAGAACGTGGTTCTGCGGGGCGTGAACCGGATCGAAAAGGTCACACCCCGAAAACTTCAAAATATGGTGGTGTTGGAAGACGGCAAGTATGTCCGTAAAGATATTTGGGTCATGGACACGACGGGATCTAATTTATTACGCGTGCTGGGCCTGGATTACATTGATTATCGTCGCACGTACAGTAACGATATTCGTGAGGTCTTCGATGTTTTGGGTATTGAAGCAGCGCGGCAGACCATTTACAACGAGTTCTTTGATGTCATGGAGTTCAGTGACGCCTACATCAATTTCCACCATTTGAGTCTGTTATGCGATCGGATGACCATGACAAAGGACATGGTCCCCATTTTCCGGTCGGGCATTTTGAACGACGATATTGGACCGATTGCGAAAGCCACGTTTGAGGTTCACACGGAGGTCTTGCTGGATGCGGCGCGCCATGCGGAGTTTGATCACATGCGCGGTGTCTCGTCGAGCGTGATGTGTGGCCAATACGGAAATTACGGTACCGGCGCATTCGGGTTAGTGTTGGACATGGAAAAGATGCGTACGTTGGCCGATGCGGTCCCGACGGCAGAAGACGGCGACATTGAGAAACAGTTTGGGGTGGCCCGCGACCGTCTGGACACGTGCGCCAAGAAGGATTTGGAGATTACCAACAATATTGTCAATATTCAGATGCCGGTTACGGCGGATGTGTGCGACGACGACTACAACATGGGATTCTAGATGTAGCGAAATACATGATTACTTTGCTTTGAACCTGTATCATTACACCAACAAAATTGATTTTTTGTTTCATATGAATTAGATTATGACACAAAAACTACACGCCTTTAATCCGAATATGGAACTGTTTGCGAATCTCCCCAACGAAATTAAAAACGTCATTTTGAGTTTCGATGGCAGCATTCGGTACCGCCGCGGTGAATATATCGACCAAATCCGCCGTGACGACGAACGGTACCGTGGCTTGGCCAAAATCCCTCAGAGAACGGTCCACACCGACCCAGATGTGGCCTCGTACGTTTCGATGAAAATCACCCAGTACAAATGTTTCATGTATCATGTGATTACCAAAGAAAAATCCGTAGACTATATACTACAAACCCTGTTTTACATGAATTCACGTTCTGGCGTCAGCTTTTTGAACAACGAGATTACCACAAAATATCACTAAAAGGCCGAATAGGACGACCCGTTTAGTAGCGAATTAGTTCCCCCCGAAATAAAACTGGACTGTAATGTTTCGTATTCCGGATCAAGAGTATTACAAATTTCCAAAGCCTTTTTTAGTCCAGTTTGCTCACACATAACTAATGTAAAAAAATTGCCAAGTGCCTTGCTGTACACGTAACCCTCCCCATTGCTTCTCATTATTTCAAGTTCGATCTTGGATGTGACAATATGATAATATTCGGTTTTTAATTTACGTAAATGGTTCCGGAAATCGTCGTTGGGAAATATGTACTTTTTCAATATACTATTGTAAAAATAGCTGCCATGTGCTTTGATCTTTCTTTTGTTGGCAATTCGTGGCAGTACGTCCTGGACAAATACATGGAGTGTGTCGCGTTTCATGCGTTCAAATATCACGTCCTCATTGTCCTCCTTGTCTGAAGTATTTGCGGTATCGCGCTTTGTTTCGGAACATGCGTCGGTTGTTTCTTCTGTGATGGAGGGGGTCAACCCATTCGGTGGGTCCAATATCTGGATCGAATTCCCGGGTTCTTCCGATGATACCGTATTTGGTGGGGTGGGGGTCTCGGATTCTTCCATAATTTTTGTATTATTACATTCGTGTTCATATTCCTCTTCTTTTTCGATTTTATTCTTGGACAGGTTCTCCATGTGGACAATCGACGCCTGAATGTCGGAAAAGTTCTCAAACATGACTTTCGACATTTCCGCGGGCGTGATGATTTCCTCTTTGAGACCACGAATGCGGTCGGCGTCTTCTTCAGAAAGGCGTGTATCATAAAAGAATTCGAGCATTTGCCGGATCGTCGCATTGGAACAATTGCGAAACTTGGCAATGACGTCGATGCGCCCGGGCCGAATGAGCGCACTGTCCAACATATCAGGAAAATTCGATGTCATGATCACAATACGTCCCGGGTTCTCCAAGACCCCATCCAACAAGTTCAGGAGAAAAGACAAATCGACCTTGTGTTTGTCCTCGTAATGCTCGAGAACCGCCTTGTCCGTGTCCCGGGTTTCGGCGTCGTCCTTCTTGTTCTCATTCTTGAGTGCCCGTTCCATGACAATGTCGCTCTGACAATCCACGTCTTCGAGAACATAGATACGCTGATCCAGAGGGATACAGTAGGTTTCCGCCTGACCCGTCATCGGATTCATTACATTCAAATTCTCGTTGAAAAACAGGTTCTCCAATTGGGTCTTGGTCATGTCGTTGTTCAAATTCACATTACAAATGTGGCGGTTGGTTTCGTTGGCGAGGCATTTGATGGTCGACGTTTTCCCCGTCCCGGGAGGTCCGGACAGCAACAAGCCCAGAGTATACGGAATGCCCTTTTCGTCGTACCACTTGCGATTCTTACAGAAAAAATGGACGCGGTTGCGGATGATTTCAATGTCTTCGCCGAACAAATTGGAGAACTTGCGGTTGGTCTGGAATTGCTTCATCACAAACGCGAAATTGGGGGGTAAGCGCGACAAATCCTTGCGCTTGTCAATGTCCATGGGGACCATGAGCGGGTACATGTTGAAATAATACCGCCGGTTGCCCAGTTTGTTCTTCACATTGATGGTGTATTTCTGTTTGATGTCGTCCAAGAAACTGCGCAACTGGTCGGTCGTTTTGGTGAAGCTGTAGACCTCGATGATTTGGACGATGGCCGCATGTCCCCCGTTGACCCCCGCGCCCGTATTCATGTTGGTCGAGATGCTCCCCTGATTACCCATTTCGTCGGCCGAGGTTGACTGCGTCATGCGTGCGAAGATTTCGTCGTCAATGTGGATGACGTCCTTTTGATTCAAGATGAAACTTTCGCGCACATAACTCACATGCGTGGTGTTTTTATTGTTGGTAATAAAGTCGAGGAGGGCCTGCCCCAGAATGTTGTCGGGGTTGTTGACATTGATGGTGACGGTGATAGACGCGGTCTTCTTCTTCACCTTGTTGTCGGTCAAATCCTTGGTGACACTGGAGAGGTCTTTTTTGATGTTCTCCAATTTGTCCGTGTATTTCTTCATGAAAAAATTAATGGCAAAGGGCGCGTGTTTGAAAACAAAATCGACCACACTGGTGGCCACAAATACGTAAATCATGGAGAACATGTCGCCATTTTTAGTGCCGTGTGAATGGCCGCGACTGCTGTTCATGTTATTTAGCATCAACATGGTCATCATGTTGGATTTGAGTGATTCCATCATATTGTGGGAACTGCCGCCGCCGATACTCGGCGAACCCGACAAGGTATTCATGGAATGATTCGCTACGGATAGTGAGTTAGTTCAAATGGTATTATTATCATACAATAGAGGGTTGGGTTTATATTTATGATGAAAAAAAACATAAAGTTGATTCGTGATAACAATCCAGAATACCAAACATGTCCAATTTTTCCGACAGTAAAAGTACGCCACTATTTACCCTGGATGAAATTGATTTTCATAACACCAAGGTGGCACCCCGAAGTATACCGGACAAATTTGTAGAAGCATTCACAATGAACGGAGAAATACCCGTATACGATTGGTACATTGACGAAACGGTACAAACCAATGTTGTGTGGAGCGACCAAATGATGGAAGAATATACGAATAAATTCACCGTGGAAAATTTAATGAATAAAGATGTAGGATTAGATGGATATGGGGCATCCCACATGGTTTACAATGCGTTATGCGATATTGATAATCTTTCGGAAAAAAATGTGTGTGTGGTGGGTTCTCAAAAACCGTGGATAGAATTCATATGTTTATTAAAGAGGGTGAAATCGTTGACGACGGTGGAGTATAATCCACCCACATGTAATCATCCCGACATTAAAATTATTACATACGATGAATTTGTGAATTCCGACCGTGTATATGACATCATTATATCGTTTTCTTCCATAGAACATTCTGGGTTGGGTCGTTATGGGGACGACATTGACCCTTCCGGCGATTTGAAAGCCATGCAAGCGTTCTATGCTCATTTAATCCCGGGTGGACTGTTACTACTGGGTGTTCCGGTGGGTAAAGATGCGCTTGTGTGGAATGCGCACCGCATTTATGGCACCATTCGGTTACCATTATTGTTGGACGGGTTTAAAGAAATCGAATGGTTAGGCGTGGATCGTAATTATTTAACAACGTGTTCTCCGGACAATAACGGACCGACCCCGCTCATTATATGCCAAAAACATTAAATATACAACAGCAAGTATATAGAAAATATGACGGTTTGCTATACATCTTGTGCAACATTTCACATTTAGGATAGTGTAATTGTTTGAATGATATCGGGAGTGTGGCAATGCTTGCCGCACGATATTCTAACCCAGCACATTATACCCTTTACATATCGTACTCAACCGGGGAAATTGGTCCGGGATATTCGCAGTTTTCACGGCGACGTGGCGTTGACCGAGGAATACTATAGCCACAATTTCAATCATTTTGTGTGGTTAAACGATATTATCAATTATTTTACTCTGCCTCATCTACACAGCACAAAAACGGGCGTAGAAAAAATATTACGCCGGCATGTGTATTACCGAGATATGACGGAGGCAGAGGTAAGAGAGTGCGCCTTCAATATGTATTACAAGCACCGGGAAGCAAATTTGGAACGCAAGGTACGATTTTTGTGGGCACTGTTGTTACCGGTGGAGAGAACGCAGTTTATCAACCAATTTATTATCGAATAAAATTATAATAAGGACTATGCCGTTAAGTAGACTAACTTCAACAAATACCCCCTGTTTTCACAGAAGGGATAATGGTTATCTTGGGAAACTTTATACGTATACATGGACACGGTCATCGGTACCGTCAAATATGTTATTTGTATCATTATCTATGTCATCTTCCGGACAATATATTGGAATTATTGATTTTACGTTTGGATTTTATCTTTCAACCAATTACGGAGTTTCATTTAATTTAATAAATATGCCCGATGCTAGCACTAATGTGGGCGATGTAAACATGTCATCGAGTGGAAAATACATGTTTGTTACTACATCTATCCCTAAAGGCAGTACCACTCAAACTTGGTATTATTCTTCAAATTATGGTACATCATTCACCGCATCCAGTGCGTTTAAATGGACAACACCGCGGTTTTCGTTTAACGAAAAATACTGTTTATCGTATGACACAAACGCTAATATAGTTTATTTATCTAGTAATTACGGTGCTTCGTTCAGTCCGACAACCGTCTCACTGAGTGTTAATGCGTTTGGGTATCAACTTTCGAGCACTGGACAGTATATGGTATGTGTGGGCGCGACTACGATAATTGTTTCGACAGATTATGGGTCTACGTGGACCACCTCTTTAGATATTTCGAGTTTACAAGCAGGTATTCATTTCAATGTACGTGATAACCAAATTTATATATCTTCAGATGGTAATTATATGATAGCATACGCGGGTAATTACACGTTTGTAGGTAAACTTTCCGCGGGAACTTATACTTGGAATAACCTTTTACTGAGTAACACTGCTCTTAGAAGTACATATATGAGCTCTTCGGGTAAATACATGACAAGTAATGCTACTGCTAATTCGACTAATTTGTATTATTCAACTAACTACGGCGTAACATGGAACCCTTCCAATGTATCTAATCCGTCCAATATGTGGGGAGGGTCAAAAATATCACAAAATGGAAAATATGTGGTAGCTTACGATTTCAGTTCAAATATTTATATATCTAGCGATTCGGGTGCCAACTTTAGTTTTAGTTATACAAATTCTAATTTTGTTAATAATAATTCATTAGGTGGGCCTGCCACTCAAGCTACAGTTTTTGGTATTTCCGATGATGGTAAGTATATAGCATTAATTGTAAGAGAAGTAGATAAATATACATATCTATACCTAGCAACCGGCACATAAAATTATTTTATAAAAATCGATATAAAAAAACGCGACATGATATCCTATACTCGGATATCATGCCTGTAGCGATTGGAATTGATCTCGGGACAGTTAACAGTTGTGTGGGGGTTTGGCAAAATGGCAAAGTCGAAATCATTGCGAACGAGTGTGGTAACCGCATCACCCCCTCGTTTGTTTCTTTCACGACGGAAGAGCGTTTGATTGGCGATGCGGCCAAGTCGGCCATCGCGTCGAATCCCTCCAACACGGTGTTTGACGCCAAGCGTCTCATTGGTAAGAATTACAATGATTCTCAGGTGAAGGATAGCTTGAAGCACCTCTCTTACAAGGTATTTAATAAGTCCAACAAGCCGATGATTCAGGTCGAGTTTCGCAACGAGACCAAGGAGTTTTCGGCGGAGGAGATTGGGTCCATGGTGCTCACGAAGATGAAGGAAATTGCGGAGGCTTATTTGGGTGAGACGGTGACGGACGCGGTGATTACCGTCCCCGCGTACTTCAACGATTCCCAGCGTCAGGCCACCAAGGATGCCGGTACGATTGCGGGTCTCAATGTGTTGCGTATTATCAATGAGCCCACAGCGGCGGCGATTGCGTATGGGCTCGACAAGAAGTCGAAGGACGAGCGTAACATCCTCATCGTAGACATTGGTGGTGGTACGACCGATTTCTCCGTTCTCACGATTGATAACTCCGTGTTTGAGGTCAAGGCGACGGCGGGTGACACCTTTTTGGGTGGCTCGGACTTTGATAACAAGCTTCTGGACTATTTTACGGAGGAGTTTAAGCGTAAGCACAACAAGGACCTGACGGAGAACAAGCGGTCAGTGCGCCGGTTGCGTACGGCGTGTGAGAGCGCCAAGCGTACGTTGTCTTCGGCCAACGTGGCGACGATTGAGATTGACAGTCTGTTTGACGGGGTGGACTTCAGTGCTTCGATTACCCGCGCCAAGTTCGAGAACTTGTGCGAGGATTTGTGTAAGAAGGCCATGGTGTTTTTGGACCAGGTCATTGCGGATTCCGGGATTTCGAAGGACCGTATCCACGAGGTGGTGTTGGTGGGTGGTACGACGCGCATTCCCCGTATCCAACAGCTGCTTTCGGAGTACTTTAACGGCAAGGAGTTGTGCAAGTCGATCAACCCCGACGAGTGTGTGGCCTACGGGGCGGCGGTACAGGCGGCACTCTTGAGCGGGAACGGCGACGAGCAGATTCAGGACCTGTTGTTGCTGGACGTTTGCCCTCTCAGCCTGGGGTTGGAGACGGCGGGTGGGGTCATGACCAAGCTGATTCCCCGTAACACGACGATTCCCACGAAAAAGTCGCAGACGTTTTCGACGTATGTGGACAATCAGCCGGGGGTGTTGATTCAAGTGTTTGAGGGTGAACGTGCGCTGACGAAGGACAACACGCTGTTGGGTTCGTTCCAACTGGACGGGCTTCCGGAGATGCCGCGCGGCAAGCCTCAGATTGAGGTATCGTTTGATTTGGATGCCAACGGTATTCTCAATGTGTCGGCCTGCGAGAAGTCGACGGGCAAGTCGAACAAGATTGAGATTAAGAACGACAAGGGGCGTTTGAGCGATGAAGAGATTGAGCGTATGGTGAATGATGCTGAGAAATTCAAGGAGGTGGATCGCAAGATTACGGAGGCGGTCAACTACAAGTGCGAGTTGGAGAAGTACATGCAGAATGTGAAGGACAAGGTGACGGGGGATGACATGAAGGACAAGGTGTCGGCGGAGGACAGAAAGTTGTTTGATGATATGATGAAGGATCTGGACAACAAGCTCAGTAACCGCAAGATTGAGGACGTTGAGATTTACCGCGAGTACCGCACGGGGTTGGAGAATTTGTTTGGTGATATCATGACCAAGGCCAACCCGAATGGTTTGAAGATTGATCCCAACGATATTCCCAAGTCGGACACGTCGGGTGCGGGTAGCATGGCGTCGAACCTGGGAGCGGATGGTAGCCCTCAGCCGGCGAAGATGCCGGACTTCAGCAGTCTGTAGATTTCCCAACAACATAATTTAGTACCCCACCCTGCGCTCACTAATCTTGGTGGGGTTCGAAGAAAAAATCGTGAATTTGGTCATAAAAATCTGTAAAAACGTCGTATTTAATTACGCAAATGAAGGCTACAACGGTAATTATACGACTCCTGGTCAGGGTGGTACCAACGGAGTATATTACTATGCGACCACTGTAGCAGGTGTGACAATCAATTCTAACAGTTTGTTGTCGGCATCTTCTTCGCGTCAAAACTACAGCAGTGGTGGGGTCAGTAACGGCGGAGGAGGGGGTGCGGGAGCTTACGGTGCGGGTGCTAATGGTAGCGGGGGAGGGGTAGGTGGCGCGGGGGGTAGCGGATGTACGGCATCTTCGAATGGTACCTTTTCAAATATGTTGAGTAGTACTGTCGCAAATAGTTATGTGTTTGGGGGTGGTGGAGGCGGGGGAGGTAATACCAGTAACGGAGGAAGTGGTTTCAATGGCGCGGGCGCGGGTGGAAGTGGAGAAGGTGATGTAGGTAAAAACGCTTTGGTCAATACCGGGTGCGGCGGTGGTGGTGGGGGCGCGAATACCACTAGTACGAGTGGCACATTTACAAATGGTGGCAAGGGTGGTACAGGATTGGTGATTCTAGCCTTCACAACTCCGCTGACATAAACACGATTTTTCCTTACATCTAAAATCGTGTTTGACAAGTACAACTCCCGCGGTTATTTGGCAACATCCGCAATGTCGTACGTTATTTCACGTAAATATTCGTTGAAATTGAATAACCGCAAATCGGAAAAGTTCTCCGATTTCAAAAACGTTTCCAGCAACAGTATTTCGTCGTCGTTAATTTTGTAGTCAACATTGGTTAAATTCAGATAATACATGGGTTCCAGCATAAAAAGCCGCACGCGCCGAAACCGCAGCAGCTCGTCCGTTAATCGCGCATAATACAATTCGTCGTTGCGCATTCCCATGACCAAATGACGCTCCGGTAAAAACAGATGGCACTGTCCGTCTTCACCCAGTTTACATACATTCCGGTTCTCACATTTTTTACAGCGGGTATAATCCATGAAATGCGCGTCGTTCGCGAGATAATCTGTAGTATCCTCCGACATGGAACGGAACTCAATGGCCGTGCCTACCATTTTACGTAAAATGGCCTCGATTTTCCCCATTTTTTGTATGTAAGAATAGGCCAGGTTCTCCAACATGTCCACAATTTGGAGTTTATACAACCGATTTTCGTACTGACCGAGAAGTTCCCGTACCATGGTCCGAAATACGCGATAAAACCGACTCTCCAAATGAATGTTACGGATGGTTCTCACACGCTGATTGTTGGGGGCCACGGTGCCTATGATGACTTTGTCTGCTTCCAAGTAATCGACTCCCGACATTTCCTCCAGTGCGTCGTCAACCTTTGGCGTACTAGGTGATATCCGCACATATTGGTCGGTTTCTGTCACAATGCCGATAATGTTGTCATCGTCGACAATTTTCATTTTGGGAGAACATTTTATTTTACCTTCAGAGGCGACATAGAGTTGATTCAACAGACGCACCGTCGTGGCATAATCTTTCCAGTCTTTGACTTGATCGATCAACACCAAATCGACCTGATCGATCAAGGTGGACGGAGCGCAAGGAACGAAGAACCGGGTTGCGTTCTCCGCGTCCGCCACGACCATTCCCACAATTTTGGATTGATAATTCATCACCTGGAGAACCACGGTATATTGTAAAGATTGTAGTAAATCATACATTTTCGCCGCCGACAAGTTCCGTTTGAATGTGTAGATACCGGGTAAACTGTTCTGGGGTTTACAGTGTGTATTCATGGTATTGTCGATTAATTTGAGTATGTTATTCATCGTCGGATCGGCGTCTCCGCTACGAAACAGTTTGTGTATCACGATTTTTTTCCGGTTTTCGTAAACGTAGATGGGTTCAAAAAAATCGCCGTCTTTGAAGAGCACCCAGGTAGGTTTACTCGGATCAAACGCCTTGGGTAGATAGGCACTGGTGGGACACACAATTTCCACCTGTTTGGGTTTGGGCAACGTCAAAATTACCATATTCATGCCGGTGGGTATCAAACTCGGATTGGCCTGTGTCACCACGTCCCAGAGATAAGTGTGGTCAATATAGGCAGTTTCGTCCAAGATGTAGCGTTTAAAGGCTTCAAACGATGCCAATGTTTCCGACAAAAACAGGAGTTCGTCGTTGCTTCCTCCGTTTAAAATTTCCTGGACAAACCACGAGTCCGGGTATTGAACGGCCTTTTTTTTGATGTTGGTAATACTGACCTCTTTCTCCCCCTCTTTGCGAAAAATGGCGACCAGCGACCCGTTATGGTACTGTAAAAACAGATCAAGGGTGATTGAATCCGACAAAATACGGCGCATTTCTGCCACCGGGGGTTTTTTTTCGAGAGCGTGTAAGTCCGCATACAAGTCAGCTAGACAACCCAGGAAGGACTGCGTTTCAGATTGTTCCACCCCGTACCTTAGAATACAAGAAACGTTGGCTTTGATGAGGGCCGCGTTGGTTTTCTCCACACACTGATTGTTGTCGGTTTTCAAAAAACGCTGCAGGGCATCCGGCAAGAATCCGAACCGGTTCTCCGGAAGCGGGCGGCTGTTGGCACTCATGACGTAGACATTTATTTTAGTAGTCATTTTAGCCGGGTTCGTTTCCTTTTCTTGTACTTGAACACGTTTGAAACAGCAGGGGAGGGAGAACCCGTCGGGGTGTTTTCCCTTGATAAGACCCGGATAATGCGTAATGTAATTACCCTTTTCGTCGAGGTGTTCTTTGGGTGCGTTGAATTCGTAGATGTAGGCGCCTTTGGGTACCACTTTGGCTTTGGGGGAAATGAGTGCGTTTGGATCGGTTTTCAGAATTTCGGCGACTTCGTCGGCGGTCATACTGGTGTTGTGTTTGAGCGACCAGTAACGCGGACAAATATACCAATATTGTTTGTCGGGTTCAGATCCGTACTGAACCGCCGTGCTGTAGGAGCCAGGATGTTCGGCGTCAATGCGATTTTTTTCGGAAGAGGTAACTAACACCGGTTGGCGTTGGACCGCGACCGGGCAAATTTTCGAATAGGGGTTGTACTGGCCGCGTTCCTTCTTGAGAATGAGAACCGGATCATATTTTTCCATTTTTTCTTGAAAAGGGTTGGGGTTTTTCAAAGATTTGCCTTCTACGTTGATTTCGAAGTCCTCGTCGTTATCGTCCGGGTTAGCACCACCTTCCACATCCATACCAAACACGGATTCTTCGTCGGAATCGTCGGGTTTTGTCTTTTGGGTAATCGTGGTCGTAGGTGCCGCGTTATCGTCAAAGTCGAAATCCGATTCATTCACGTCTTCTTCGTCTTCGGCTTCTTCCCCCGTGTCAGTTTCCGGGGGGAGTTCTCCGAAAAATTCGGTGTCCGCGTCTTCCGACATGAAAAGTATGGGTTGCGCAATGCGAGGTAGCGCGTCCACTTCTGCGGCAACAATATTGTCAAAGGTCGTTTTGTCGACATGGGCGTAATTGGTGGTTTTCTTACAGTTGATGGCGAATTGTTCTACTGCTGGTGTGGAACCCGGCACTTGAAAGATCCTCACGATACTGTCCAAATAACCCGACACAATGTCGACATATTGGAGGGAAGGGATTTGGTCCACGGTGATATCCAAACGATGGTCGGCGGGAGTGACTTTGAATGTTACCGGAAATCCGGCGTTATCCACTAATTTCCCCTGAATGAGGGTATGTTCTCCGAAAAATTTGACGACCCGTTCTTTGGCCGCGTCTTCCGACATGTTAAATTCTTCAATCAGTTCACGAATGACTTCTTCCACTTCCCGGGTTTTAGTGTAAGTTCGACTGATAGAGAGAGAAATGGGGTCCATTTCTTGATAATTCTCTACCCGTTTGAATTTTAGTTTGGCGCCCATTTCTGCCGTAGTGTCAAATTCTTCCACATCAAATATACTGCTTAAACATCCGCGGTATTTTTTGATATCCATCTTTTTTTCAATGAGAATACTCGAAGTGTACTGTATTTGTTCAATGTCCATGTTGGCGGTGTTTACCGGGTCAATTTGGTAACCCGTTTCAAACAAAAACGTGTTGAGTTCATCGATGACTGGACCAATGATTTGAACCACCAACCCTTTCACATCACCGACGGAAATGGGGGTTTTAAGACCCGTTTTTAGCTGAATTTTCCCGTCTCGGTTGAAATTCAGAAATACCTGGAGGGGGTGATCCCGGTAAGTATCCTGAATATAGAGGGATATTTGACCGGTTCTCCCCGTTTCTTTGGATAATTTTGAAATTTCCGATAGCGACAAGATGGGGATTTTTTTACCGTTGGTCGCGATTTTATTGCTATAAAGCCGGTAGACATTCTCGCGTCGGAATCCCGGGTTATATTTGATAAAAGGAATTCGCGGGGTGGCGTGCATTTTTTTAAAAATAGTATCGAGAGGTAATACCTTGATAAAATCCGTATGTAAAATCATCTTGAATGAGGTGATTCCGGCCGATAAATAAGGTAAAGGTTCTCCCGCCTCGTGTTGAATTGCGTAAAAAAGATCGACGGTTTCGTACAGTTTCCGGGCGGTGTCGGTCAATGTTGTACGGTAGTCGTCCAACAATTGTTGGCGTTTTTCCCGCAAATTGGCCAATGACCGAATACCGTCCTTGTACAGAAACGGAAAATACATTCGGAGAACATAATCAGAAGGAAATCCCTGGTTTTCGGTATATGTGAGAACATCTTCGGCACTACAGAAATAGATGTCGTATTCATTTTCGGGTTCAGATCCTAAAAAATTGAGTAACAGGGAGTTTTCAAACGAAAACAGGGGGGTCTTTTTGTGTTGAGGTAGAACCATGGTGATGTTGTAGGGATTCGCGGCAAACAGTAGAGGGTAATCGTGTTCGAACCGCTGACCAACCGGTGCCATGACCCGCATTGAATCGCGGTTCTCCAATATCCACGCTTCAAACTCTTTGAAGCCGAGGTTCTCGGAAGGGGGCGGTAGTGGCACCCCCAGGTTCTTGGCCACTTGTTCCCATTTGTCGCGGGTGATGTTTTCTCCGGATGGAACGATGGATTGATATATTTTATCGGCGGAATAGGTAGCCGAGGAGGCGGAGAACAAGTATATTTCCTTGTAAGAAATTTGCGGTATTTGGGCAAGAATTTTGTTTTTCGCAACTCGGATAGAATCATCTAGATGAAGGGTGGGCGATTCCGCGTCGTAAAACGTCCAGTTTTGACGAGTTCCTTCCGAGTCCATGTAATGAACTCGAAACATGCGTTCACCGAGGGAAGAACCGGTAATGTCCATGGAAATATGCGGGTATTATGTGTTATATAGTGGGGGAATCCCGATGTAAAAACACGCGGTATACACACAATAATATGATATAATATATGTTATCAAATTATTTTCCCGTGTAAAGGTTTATCCTGAGAGGGGGTGCCGGGGTCTATAGCACGTTACGCAACAGTAATTTGGGACGAACCCGCGCAAAATCGCCGGTAAAATCGCGGGCAAGGTCCAAGCTGTGAGGATCCCATTCTGCCCACGATGTTACCAAAATACAGGGGAATCCTGCGACGCGAAGATTAACCGAGAAATTATTTTCAATTAGGATGGGTACCACACCTAAATATAGTGCTTCCCACATACGATGGGTATCTGCCCCGTTACCTTCCGGACAAATACAGTATTTGTATTCGACCATACGCCACAAATTGTCGGAAAAATTCACCAGAGGTAGAAACGGGATACGTTTACACAGTGATTCGTAGCATTTGACCCGAGAGTGTAAATTCGTGGAAGGATTGAACGACATGTATATGGCCTTTGTTTTGGGAGTATCCGCATTTTGTGTAATGACGTCCACAAGTTGCTCCAAATTACCGTGTGGCCACTGCGCATTCGCAATACCAATCGGCAACATGGTTAATTTGGGATGTTCCGAGGTAAGTAGGCATATATTTTGAGCGTACCATCGTATTACCTGGTCGCATGCCAAAATACGCTGGGTAGATGCCGTGTCCTGGATATTTTCGTCGGAATTATGAGAAATCAAGACGAAGGGGTTTTGAAACAGTTGAAGATAGTCTGCGAGTTTTGGGACCACATGTCCGTAACAAAACACCAAGTGGGGATTGTTGTAGGGTTCTCCGGAATAAAAATCGGACAAGTACTTGTGTTTTTCGCGTTGTACGGTGATGACCGGGTTCCAGTAAAAATCGTCCATATTACCAATATAGACATCGGCCAATTGCTGTATATGTTCTCCGGTGATAATATCGGAAATATCCATATTCATATTCATATACTTTAGTTACTGTACATATTTTATCTTGGATCGTTCTATATATTTACTCTGGCAAAAATATAAAAAATGTCGATAATATCTATTATCTCGTCGAGTGATGTTTGATGTAGTGATACCTGTAGGCCCGGATGATATCAATATTATACACGAACAACTGAAATATACGACAAAAAACGTGATTGGATATCGTAACATTTATTTGGTTCTGTCGGAACCCACGTATAATCTGCCGGACAATGTGTATGTGGTGTTGGAGTCGGCCTTTCCTTTTCAGAAAACAGATGTGGAAAAACTACACGGAAAATGGGGTCGAAATGGGTGGTATTTCCAACAATTATTGAAATTGTATGCGGGCACCGTGATTCCCGGAATACTGGGTCAATATTTGGTGCTTGATTCAGACACGTTTTTGTTGAACCCTGTGCGGTTTGTGTCCGACGACATGGCCGCGGATAACAGCACCGCACCGGTGTGTTTGTACGCCACGGGTACCGAGAACCACACCCCCTATTTCGACCATTTAAAGCGCCTACACCCCTGTTTGGAAAAACAGCTACCGCAGTATTCGGGGATTTGTCATCACATGATGTTTGAGACCGTCTATGTCCAGGAATTATTCGCTTTGGTGGAGACGTACCACGAGAACCAAGAGTTTTGGCGCGTGTTTTTGGAACAGGTCGATAACTACTACCGTGGACAACACGGGCCCTGTTATTCTTCGGGCGCTTCCGAGTATGAAATGTATTTCAATTTCATGCTATTATTTCATCCCGGGCGTATACAAATTCGACCTTTACGGTGGAAAAACGCTCATACAATCCAGGAAACCGATGCGGAATGTTTTGATTACGTGTCTTGTCATTACTATATGAGGTGACGGACACGTAGTGAAAAAAGTGTAAAGAAAACAATATAACAATAAAAATATATATTGGTATATTGAGTGTGAAACCCGCGCGTGAATTATTATGAATGTAGTGTTGGTCAGTATTGGTACCTTTCAAGAATACATTTTGATTAATATTCGGCAATTGCTGCGCCTGGGACATACTTCTATTTATGTTATTACGAACACGGATTTTTTCGACAAATTTGCGGAATATGCGGATCGCATCCATTTAATCAGTGCCAACGAATTGAACGACAAATTCGAGTATCACACAAAAACCCGGATGAATATGAATTTTCGCGACGCGTTTTGGGTACTGACCTCCAGCCGGTTTTTCTATATTTACGCGTTTATGGCCAAGTACGATATCCAGGACGTGATTCATTTGGAGAACGATGTCCCCATTTATTACCACTGTGATATACTCGGAGATCTCTTGGATAAAACCCGCATATATATACCGATGGATGCCTACACCCGGGCGATTGCCAGTGTAGTGTATATTCCCCATGCCGCGGTGTTAGAACAGGTGCTCGGTCAATACCAGCACAATTTGAACGACATGGAAAATTTCTCCATTCTTGCGCGTAACAATCCGGACCTGTTTGGATTTTTCCCCATTTGTTTTCCGCGCCCCGACGATTCGTCCGAAATGGCGTTTGTCACTCGGCGGTTTTCCGAATTTAACATGATATTTGATGCGGCGGCGATGGGGCAGTATTTGGGCGGAGTAGATCCGCGAAACATTGCGGGCGATACGACGGGTTTCGTGAATGAAACGTGTGTCATCAAATACGATGATTTTGAATTCAGTTGGAAAACGGGATCGGACGGAATACGGCGGCCTTTTCTGAATGATGGTAACGAGGTTTATCCCATTTTTAACCTACACATTCACTGTAAAAACCTGGCCAACTTTGTGTAATGGGTCGGTCATTATCCCAACACGACCCACCCGGGGTAATGTAGATCGTTACGGTTGCCCTTGTAACATACCACATATTGGTCGGGATTTTTATTCAAAAACGATCCCCACCAAGCCAAGGTGGATACGGAAACGATGTTGTGCTTGATCAAGGAAATCATCCAAATATCCACAAAATCGCGTTCGTTGGAATAAATAAACTGAATTCCTTGTGAATTATAGTGAGGATTTTTGTCAAAAATCGTTTGACAATAGTTACGATCGTTGGTAAAAACAAAAAAACGTCGGATGCCACGGGATATCATGTGATCAATACAGCGAAAATAGTTGTTTTGTAACTCATAGAGACGTGCATGATTTTCTGCGTATATTTCTTGGTAGTCGGGACCTAAACGAACGTGAATGGAGCAAATATCGTGATTGCGTATCATCGGATACTTGTAAGTGATATAGTGAATATCCGAGGGGGTGGGACCAAACATATCTTGGATCATATCGCGATTGTGCATGATGTTCTGGAAATTTTCGAAATATTCGTTGAAATGGATATTATTTTTAAACTCGTATTCCCAGATGTTTTTTTGACAGCTATCGGAGACGATTTTTGTATCCATAAGGGAATAGTACAAAGGGATGTTGTCGCTACATACATGACGAAAAATACTATTTTCCTTTTTAACATTTTCGCAGCGGAAGAATGTTTCTAGTCCCGGAACATAGAGTTTGGCATTATATTTCAAAGCAAAACACATTGCCGAAGTAATTTGAAACAGCATGTTGCCGATACCTGTATTTCCCCCATTTTCAATGTACCAAGGACTCGTAGGACCTTCCGTGGAATAATGCGTGAGGGTAAGAAACACCCGACGTTCTTCTTTGTATGGGGTATTCATGTTCGCTATTGAAGAATAATTCTAACACAATTTTGAATCCTTTTTTGTAAAATTAATTATTGGGGTTCTCCATCGATGCCGACCAAATAGATATAGAAACAGGCTTATTATATGTGTATACCCACACATATAATAATCGAGATGACAATGTATATTACCAACAAGCAGTGTCAAGATGGTTTTGGCAGCCAATTCCAACATATTATTGCGTGTATTTTGATTTCGATGAAGGAAAAATGTGAATTTTATTACACGCCGTTGCAGGATGCCGAACATAACTATGACAATGACCCGTCTTATCTGGAAAAATTGGAAAACTTGATGAATATCCGAGATTTCTTTCCGACCATTGATGCGGTAGACGACTCAAATAAAACGCGGATAACCCAGTACGAAGGTGAAGAAAAAAAAGTGATCGACGCTGACATTACTAAATACGCGAACGAAGAAAATCTACACAGAATTCGCGTCATGTTTTGGGACAACAAACCCGACCGCGACTCCTTTTTTAATTACAATAAATGTTACAATGTTGCGGTTCATGTGCGCCGGGTGAATCCCCACGACAACAAAATTTTCCAAAACCTCAATTTTGGTCAAAGTTCGAGTTACGACGGGCGTTTTTTCAACGACAAGTATTTTTTGAATAGAATGGCGACGATTCGTCAATGGTTTAAAAATTATTCACCCGATAAACAAATCATGTTTCACGTTTATTCTCAATCTCACGGTGGAAAACATAATTTCGACGCTTATAGTCAGCATCCCGACGTAATGTTACACATTGACGAAGACATCACCACCACCTTTATGGGAATGGTTTCTGCCGACATGTTAGTGACTTCCCCCAGTTCAATGAGTTACATTGCGGGTTATTTTAATTTAGGTGTGGTCATTGCTTCGCCGTTTTGGCACGCGCCGTTGCCGCAGTGGAAGTATCTATAATTTGGGCGAGTCTGATTGTACAAAAAACTTGCCTTGACTACCACACAAGTCTTCATTGTATCGTGCTACGGCCACGGTGTGGTAGGTTACGGTGGCATCACGCGATAATCCAGCGTCCGCGTAAATAGTATTCACCAGTTTGACACATTTTTTCTTGTCGTTGGAGAAAATGTCTCTAACGTGGGGTATAATACGGTAGTACTTGCAGTTCATACAGAGTCGCGTGAAGTTTGACATGGGGGTCTGATAATTTCTTGTATAGATAATTATCAGATATTTGTTTACATGTTTACATGTTCGGTTGGACAATATTCAGTCCGTACATGTATTTAAATGCGTGTCCGTATTCGTCCGCGCCATTCAGATAGAAATATTTGGTATAACGATCCGCAACGTTGGTCTGGTTCAGCTGAAACAGTGATCCGCCGTTGTTTTTGAAATACACTTCCTCACATACCCTACACAAATGCGCATAAATGACAATGCTGCGACCCGACAACTCTTTTTGTATGCCACAGTCATCCAACAACGAGATCAAACGGGGATGCTGTATCTCGCAATGATCGGGGACAATCAACACCGCATCGGAACAACAGTGATATAGTAAATTTTGAACCATCGTGTGGTTGTAATTCGGAGGAAAGGGCTCGGATCCGCTCTGTCCCAAGAAATTGAAAAACATGATTTTTTTATGAGAGGGGGGGATGTTGCGCGCACGTGTGATATCATCAATGCGGTGAAGTAACCACGAAATATCGATTTGTGGTAGCTGGGGTACCAACTCACGAAAATGGTTCGCCGGAAAAGATAATTTCACCCCGGTTGCTTGGTAAATCTCGCCGAATAATTGGCGAATAAAATCGATACGGGTTGAAATGTTGTAACAGGCGTTGTGATTGTAGATCATCAATTGCCACATATTGATGTATACGTTGCCATCTTTGTAGGACCAGAGGGTATCGCACTGGTTCAATAAATATGTTTGAATTTCGTCCATGGTTTCCACCGTTTCGTTGCGTTCAAATACCCATTTCTTGGGGTAGTCGACAAAAGCGACGCGGTCAGAGATTAAATGTTCGAACAATACACTCGAACAACTGGTAGAAATTTTGAAACGAATGTCGGGATTGCTCTGAACAATAATATTTACGATTTGTGAACTAAACAACACATCACCGTTATGAGCCGGATTATGGAGATATACCGTAGTTGGAATAGATGACATGGTTCACGCGTGAATATATAGGTATTTAGCGTTTATTATATTTAACTCGTTTCGTATCTACATATTACGTATTTTTGCGACGATTGCGACGAACCAATATGTTACGCGGTACAAACCGAGATAAAAACAAACATAGGGTGTGTGTATTGTAATGTCGGAAAAGGATACTTATTATGTGTCTAGTCGCGGATTAATGAAAGCGTGCCAATTTGGGTTTTTGTTTCATCCGTTGGCGAATTACCACGACATGCCCCTGAATCTGGATTTATCGCAGATGCAGGACGGTGCGGTTATCTATATCTCCGCGCAAAACTTGAACAAATATACCTTGGACCGAATTTCGTGTAAAGTGGTCATTGTAACGGGAGACGACGACCACACGTTCCCGTATTCGCATTTTCCCGAATATAGTTCCACCCCGGGTGTTAATTTACGCAATCCGGCCTACGAAACGGCCGATCCTCGGGCGATCGCATGTCCCACGGCGTACCCGGCAGATGCGTCGCAATGGTACAGTCACGCCGATTTTACGCGGTTTATCGAATCCGAAAAAGTCATCCACTGTTTTATTCAAAATTGCGCAATCACCCACCCCAAAATAACCAAGATACCCATCGGAATGGATTATCACACGTTTAGAAATTACGGCATTACCCCGCAACAACAAGAAGAATACATCATGAATTTATTCAATCATACCCCGCCATTTTGGCAACGCACCCCAGTATGTTACGGTAATTTTCAGTTCAGTTACCGGGGATCGAAATTTGGTTACGACCGGGTGGATGCGATGGATAAAATTTCGCGCGACTTGATCGCCTATGAACCCAGTTATGCTGCCAAAGACCAGTGTTATTCGCATCAATGTACATTCAGTTTTGTGATATCTCCCCACGGAAACGGGTTGGACTGTCACCGCACCTGGGAAGCACTCTGTTTGGGGTGTATTCCGATTGTCAAAACGTCGGCATTGGACGGTCTGTGGGAACAATTGCCGGTGCTTATTGTGAAAGATTGGTCGGATATCACGGATGATTTACTCACGCGGACAATTGCGGATTTTAAAGACCGACATTTCGCTACGGAAAAACTGACACTTCAGTATTGGGTGCGTCGTATTTATGCGGCGGCGGATAATATACGCTCTTCCAGCGTACGATAATTCGTGTCGTCCAGTTGCGACAACGTTACCAATGTTTTGGGCGTTTTATTCATAAAAATCTCTTCGTAATACTTGTCGTAGTTGGTAAACACCTCTTTGACCGTGGCATCGATATTTTCAAAGGTGGTCCAAATGATGGAATCGTGGTAAGGTACTTCCTGATATAGGGGGCTCATTTCGCTGATAACGATGACCCCGCACTGTAATGCGGGTAGTACGCGTAACTCTTCCAACGTATGGTGATGATCGGTTTGATGAATATTGATCAAAATACAGGTACGTTTATAGAGTTCACACAACTGGTGAGAATCGTAGCAATTCGTGACATTAAGATGTTTTTGTTCAATCACTCCATTCGGTGTGTGTTGTCGAAAGGACAGTTTGTTCATACGCTGTAGAAATATACCCCTACGGTCGTTTGTATTGGTAAATGTAGTCAAAGAAAACACGGTACGACCATCCTTAGGTGGTAGCGACAAATTATTGTATAGTGTCGGTGCGATATACACATGTTTTCGCGTGAAATCGTCAAAGTCGCGAGACCCCTTCACATGAACAATATTGGGAATACTGTAGTCGATAATAATGTCCAGATTTTTAAAAAATTCGTGATTATCAATTCTTACCAAATAATTCCGGCCGTCATCGTACATACTTTTGGTGATCCCTGTCACGCTACTTGCGCTATCTCTACCTCCGGGTAGAACCAACATGTGTTCCGAATTGAAACTGATGAATATCTTGGGGGGGTCATCTGGATTTTCCGTTTTCGTTTCCGTTTCCGTTTTCGTGTTATTTTTATACCAGCGAATATTTGAATCCGCACCCCAGTGGGACGCTCCATTCAAATCTGTAACTGGTAACCGTGTATATTGTACCAACTGCTTAGGATTACCCGAAAAATATATATTAACTTTCGTGGCAGGATGCCGTACACAGACCCGTTTTATTAATTGTAAAATATATTGTTCGTAATTGTAAATATTGTCGTTACGACTTTCTTTATCGTAATATATACACGAACTTCCGACCCGGATAGGTTCCATGGGTATATGTGGTAATAATACCGGTAAATTTTGAATTCTTTTTGTGTGATAATACAAAATATACACCCACCCCCGTTAATCATGTACACAATTTGTTTGTTTGTAATTGTCTACATGGAAAAATTATGTTGGTTGTCCGCGTTTAGGCCGACATTGGTTTTTTACAGGTAATACACAAGTGCCAACCCATGACATCTTCCATCGCCTTGAAATCTTCGGGCGTCATGTCGGCAAAAAAGGGCGTCTTGACGTAACGATACTGTTTGTATTCCTCAATCTGCCAAGGAAAAATATGGGTTTGCCAAATATTGACGTCTTCAAAGTCAGACAACAAATGGTGGATCTCCGCGTTGGTGTAGACATTCGCAATGGGCACCCCGTTCTTGGCTTCGTACTGGTCCTGACCCGAACAAATTTGTTGATATTTGTAGGAACGTTTGGCGTACATCATCAACTTGAATTCGCCCCCCGGTTTCAACATCTGGTAAATATTGCGGATGGCGGCATCCACGTCTGGGGTATGATGCAGTACCCCAAAACTGTAGATTAAATCATACATTTGCTCTTTCATGGCAGTTTGGGGGTTCTCAATGTTGTCCACCGTGAATTCACCCGAAAGGTTAAACAATTGAAACCGTTGTTTGGCCAATTCGATCGAATAATCCGACAAATCAATGCCAGTGTAATTTGCGCCTGCCTCTACAAAACTTTGTGCCGCGGTACCAATCCCACAACCCACCTCCAAGACGCTCTTTCCCGCATACTGAGGAAAATTGGCAAAAATGGGTATGTGGGACTCCACAAAATACTTGCGACGAGAAACTTCTTCAAAGTACTCCTTGGTACCAACCTCCTTGTCCGAGTGGCGAATATTACACGGACGGCTGTTCCAAAACTGGTAGACTTTATCTAACAGGGACTCTTCCGATGTGTGGGGATCGGGCTCGGGAACGACGGCGGCGGGAAGAGACGCCTCCTCTTTGGTTTGGTAACCAAACATGTTACCGTATTCCTTCTTCACTTCCTGAATAATAAGCGCCGTGTCGCGAATGACCACGTTCTTGCCATACTTTACCAACTTTTCCGCAATCTTCAATTTGGCAGATTCCTCGATCAAAGGAATTGTCGAATTTTCCTTGTAACATACGTTTTCGATAACGTACTCGTCGTTATTCATTTTCATTAGTTGTTCTGCCTGAAAATTGACATGCGTCTCGTTGTACAAGGTAGTGGCGCGTAAAAGTGACGAATCTATCCGGTTTTGGTCCATGAGCATTTTCAATGCTTTGGTGTCACGAGGAAAGCAGGGTCCCCCGAAGGAATACCCGGGACGAAAATACTTGTTGCCGATGCGCGAATCCGAACCAATCGCGTCCAAGACCGCAGATTTGTCCGCGCCAATGTTATCACACAAATCCGAAATCATGTTCGCAAACGAAATCTTGGTGGTGATAAATCCGTTCAACGAGATTTTAACAATCTCCGCCTCGAGGGGTTTTAAGAAACAATATTTGGGAGTATTCGTACACATTTTACCGTACAATTCGCGCAATTTCTCGGGCAATTCGGGGCTTTCTGTTCCCACCAAAATAATATCCGGCCGAAGAAACCCTTTCACAATATCACCCTGCGCAACAAACTCGGGATTGTAACTTAAATGGCAGTTCACACAATCGCCGATAAGCACTTTGCCGATTTTATCAATGTAGTTGGGCATCACCGTACATCCCACAATAATATCCTTGTTGACGGGTTTCAACCCATTGATACGAGTAAGCACGTTGGACAAAATACTGTGATCATAGAATTTATTGCCCCCGGAATTGGGGGTTTGAACAATGATGAAAATGGTATCAGAAAACTCGACCCCCGCATTAAAGTCGGTCGACGCAACGAAATTTTGAGAATTGGTCAACAAATCGTTGTAACCGGGCTCGAGAGAATTCAGCGTCTTGCCGTTGAGTTGGTTTACATAGTCGGGAAATATGTCAATTCCCATGACGTTGTAACCATTTTTTTCCATCAAGAGCGCGAACCCTAACCCCAACTTTCCGACCCCAATGACAGTAATATTGTTGTTTTTCATACCAAGAACGCGAGTTCCAACAAGTATTAGTCATGTTATGTGGAAATCTTTATGTCTGTATTCGATTTAAATAATTTGAAAATATTCGCCAATTATCATCTTTTTATTATAAGAAATGCTCCCCTTTTGGTCCTCCATCTGTTCCCTGTATTTAGAAAAGGGGATAATACGAAAATCGAGACTGATGCGGGTTTTACCGGTACAGTTTATCCGATTAAAGTGGCGCAATTGATTGAAATAGGCCATAAACATTTCGTTTTTGCGTAGATTCAGATTCAAATAGTTTTCGGGAGATACGGTGGAGTCGATCTCGGGCTCGTAAAACAGCGAATTCGTGTTCTCCATTTCTGTAATCGGAACAATGAAATTTATTTCTTCCGGGGGATGATTGAATTCACGGTCAGAGTGGATACCGATGATGTCGGGGGAGGGATCGGTGCTCCGGCGACCAATGGCGGTCGACCCCGGAAAACATATTCTCAGGTTGGGCGTGCTTTGATACACCACTACGGGTTCTGAGAAAAGCGGTTTAATCGCGGAAATGATAAATTCCCGGTAAATGTGGGCGAACTCGGGGTCCGAATCCACGTAGGTATAATAATCTTGGATAAACGGCATTTTACGGTCGGTTTTACCTAATTCTGGTACCCTTAGTATATCTGATTTGTCCGCTGAAAATTCGGGGGTATCCAACAATTCATGTAGCTGCGACAAATCGTGTTGAAATTCATATTTTTTGGCAAATATTTGGTGAATAATATCGTAAAAAGGGTGGTGAACAGTATATGTTTTATAGAGGGGAAGCGGGTTCTCAATGGCCGGAGTGGATTCGTCGTCGACGGCGGTTGGCCCAAACCCCCAAAAACGCAAAAAATTCTGGATGAATTGTTGTATCATACGGATTATGATTACCAATATTATAATTATAAGATAAAAAATATTTAAATCCTACTCGTATCAACATTTATTAGTAAGATTCATGGCGTCTTTACCAAAAATTTTCCCCCAAGATGTCGTGGTTAAACTGACCGAATGTATTCGCAATAAAATTCCCACGTCGTTTTCAAAATACGGCGACGGTGAATATTACTGTGCCATGAAAACCGCGGGACACAACTGCGATAAAGACAATTACACGGATAAATTAAGTAACGCCCTGGTTGAATCATTTAAATACATGATTGATGCCGCGGGAGACGAAAACACATTTATTGGTATGTGGCACGACGAGGACAAGTGTCAGTTTTGGCAAAGTTTGGTGGAGAACAAGGCAAAAATAAATTGGGCGGAATACCACACGTTCATTGTCGACGTCAAAGATTTTCATAATAAACACGAAAACAATGATCTGAAAAATAAAATCGAACTTTACCGGTCCATTCAAGAAACGAAACTCAAAAAGTATGTTGTTTGTAACCCACTCATGATAAAATCCCGTCTGTTATTCAAAGCCGACGAGTTATTAAAGGTTCCGTTTCAAAATTGGTTTGATGACTATTTTGATCACGTACTGAATCTACTAAAGGATAAAATTGGAAATGATCCTCAACCGGTCATTATCACCGCGTGCGGTATGGGAGCCAAAGTACTTATTGCGGAATTACACAAGTTGTATCCCCGAGGGATTTTTTTGGACCTGGGTTCTGCCATGGATTTGCTATGTACCCGACGCGATTCTCGGGGCAGAATGTATTCTTATATGGACATTTACAACGAGTTCCGATCGCTACTTCCCGACGATTGGCACGATCCAAAGTGGGAAAATATTTACCAAGAAGCCCGATTTAAAATGGGATTACATATATTCTGAAACGGTGATGGAATGTAAAATACAAAAAATCGTAAAAACACATAAATAGATGCCATCATTATTCAACACATTATACCTTCATCATGATATATTGTATTGTAACCGCATGTTTACTTGAAAGGGATTGGGAAGTACGAAAACAACAATATCAACTGGGGATTTTTTCGCTGGTGGAATCACTGCGTCCTTATATTTTTCCCGAATCGGGTGAACCACGCGTCAAAGTCATCATCGTGGAAAATCAGTTGGCAACTGTGATGGATACCCCCCGTTCTTTCTTGGACGATTTTGGTGTTCCGGTCATGTATACGAAAACCAACGCCCTAGATATCAACAACAAGGGTACCAAGGAGTGGGAAGACATTCAGACGTGTATTGACCGTTTTCAAATTCAGGACGACGATTTTATTGTTAAAATGACGGGAAGATATATTCATATATTGGAGACGAGTGTGTTTGAAGCTCCGGGAAGAACAACGTTCCAACGTGACATGACCAAATTAATCCAAAAGTACAACACGGTGAACCCTCTGACCCCCCTGGACAATTTTTTCGGCGGTGTTATTGAACGGTACGAGGCGTTTTATCACTATAAAATTATGTTTGAACCCAGTTTTTTACAGTTTTTAGTGAAACAAGTGCTGGAAACAGACAATCCTCCCGTGGATTGTATGATTCGCTACGGGTCTTACAATGATCCTGCCATCAATTATCGCACGGAAGATTGTGTGACGGGGGTCATTGGTATGCGGTGTAAGTATGTAAAAATGATACCCCGACCCGCGGAGAATGAGTGTGTAGAACATTTATGGGCCCGGGTCAGTTTGACGATTCCCGAATCCCGGGTAAAAATGTTCGAAAAATTGGGTACATACATTTGTCCCGCATGCAATGCCTATTTTTTGGTGTAATTAAGCATCGTAATACGGATTATCGTGTATTTTCATGCCACAATATTCACGCGGTTTTTTCTTGTAATCCTCGGGAACATGAATGTCTGCTTCTTGCGCATTTTCCAGTAAAAATTTGAAATTTTGCCAGAATTCACTCTTATGTCCAATGGATTTGGTCATGATATGTGACAGTTCGTGAATGGCCACAAACATCAGGGTGTGTTCATCAATTAAATGGTTATTTTCGTTCTTCTGCTTATTCAAGCAAAATGCCAATTTTTCGCCCTTGTTCTCACTATACGCCGTATATTCACTGGTAGGTAACGTCTCCATCACTTTTTTGGGGTTGAAATTTTTTACCAGACGTTGCGCATGGGGATTGTCCGGGTATTTGTTTCCCACATAATCCACGAGTGCTTTACATTTATCGGTAATTTTTGCCAGTAAATCTGCCGCCTGTTGAACGTTTTTACGTTCTCTGACGCAATATTTGTTTCCGTCCACCGTGGAAACGATACATTTCAATTGAAACGTGTCACTATCGTAATACATATACACACAAATGATGATGATGAATACGATTAAAGTGTACCCTAAAATATCGATCGCTGTCATTGTTTGAATGAGGGGATAGTATTTCAATTGACAATCCTATACATATTAGTCGTCATTAAATTTTTCGAGTAATTTTTTAACTTGACGTTCGCTGGGTAATTTTCGTCCAATCATACCTACGGTGATAAGTGATTTTTTGAAATATTTTCGGATGACCCGGTCAATCGCGGCTTTGCCGATGGACTGATAACGCACCTCGTAAATTTTCGACAAGGGAACCACCGGGACACGGGGATTCACCAAAAAATGATACCCATTATGATTTGCGACATTGCTATTATTTTCTATCTTTAATTTTAGATGGCCCTGTAAATACCCGTGCGCCAAACGTACTTCTTCGGCCGTGACTCCGTTGCGAACTAAATCGTAACACATTTTCACCAAAATAGGAAACACTCCCAGTCCCTTATCGTCGTTGCGAAGGATTTTCGTATGATCCGCTTCTGTGTAAATGGAAAAATCCCCCGTATAGTCATTGTAACTGGTAAATACCCGAGATGTGTAGGTAAGACCCTGTTGTTCTCTTAACAACATAAAGAGTCGAGAATTAAATGTACTACTTAAAATGTGCTGGAGCATGTTTAATACATACTTGTCTTCGGTTTTGACCCGGAATGCGATACACACGTGTGTGGTATTCATATCATTTTTATTTTTCAAGAAGACGTTCAATTCGTACTGTGGCTGAATACGGTTGTTGATGAAATATTGGGGAGGGATAGGGTGGCGGTCCGCGCTTTTTGCGAAACAAGAGCGGTCGATGGCGCGTCGAATACCCGCAAATGGTTGGTTCGATACTACACTGATAACGAGTCGAGAAGGCTGATAAAATAAATTATAGAATGCCACTATTTTATCGTAATCCATCTCACGTTTGTGGTACGCGAGGGTGTCGACCGGATACATGTATGAACTACCGTCGTACAATATGTATTCCATCGTTTCCACTAAAAGGTCGAGGGGACTATCCGAATCACGTATATTCTCTTCGATCACTACGCGCTGCTCTTTTTTAAACTCTTTTTTGTCGAATTTGGAATTCATGATCATGTCAGACATGATACTGAGGCTGTGTTCAATGTATTCGTCTCCGCACTTGAGGGTATAACACGTCAACCTTTTTTGGGTATAGGCATTAAAATAGGCGCCAATTTTGTCGTAATATACCATCAAAGATTTGGTAGTAGGTATCTTGTGAGTGCCTTTGAAACACATGTGTTCAATCATATGGGATGCTCCCCGGATATCGTCCGTCTCATAGGCCGAACCTACGTCGCAAAATACCTGAATGTAGGTAATGTTATTCAGGGAGTGCGATTTTTCGTAAATCGCCCGAAAACCGTTGGGCCACGCGTACGTTTGTATCTGGGCCATCGGGAGGAATAGATTCAGTAAAAGTATATGTATGAGACTATATACTTTTATGAGATAAGGGGGTGTGAAATATAATTCATTACTTAACGGACACCGCAGCCAAGTTCCAGCGGAACACGTCCCAAGTCCGGCTCAATGGTGCTGTTGTTCCACGGGCCCACGCTGGCCTTGGGAATGATAGGGTCCGAGCGCTCCTGGTAGTTGGCGTTACGCAACGTTTGGCCGATGGTGTCCAAACCGATCAAGTAACCCGCATCCAGCAGATCGGGCATCACCACATTGCCCTTGTTGAGCATATTGAAATCGCTAAATTGGCTGTTCTTGTCCTGAGGGAGGAGGTCGCTGGGAGAACCCGTGTCACGCGCCGTGTAACCACCCGTGGTGCTCGAACCAATCATGCCCATCTGGGGTCCGGCCGTCGCCGCGGCGCTGTTGGGCGCGGTGGCCGTCGTGGATAACGCCGGTGCGGCGGAAGCCTGAACCACCGAAGGCTGGTAGCTACCCGTGCTATAACCGTCCATCGCGGATGCCTTGGAGTTCGAGTAAATATACAGAATATATGCTAAAACCAAAAAGATGACCAATAAAATAACACGTTGTGTTGTGAAAAATTTAAAAAACCCTTTGGAAAACTCTTTAAACATTCTGATGTGTTTATATAATCGCTTTACAAAATTATTTTACGTACTACATACATGTTCTCATTCTTCTAAAAACCGTGTGAAATATATTTTACACAAAGGTGCGAGTCCGGATCGAAATGTTTCCAAGTATAACACCGATACCCATACACGCGGTAATTCTCGTGGGCATATTGTTCTCCTATTCCGTAAAATTGTATTCTGATTCCGTTTCGTCGTCGCTCAAATCATTCAGCATGTAAATGTTCTTGATTCGTTTTGCCTCTAAATAATTAGAAATAGCCAATTCTTTCGCCATCTTTGCTTTACGCAACGCTTCGCGGTACATTTCGTAGTAAACGTCGTTTCGGTTTTTGAGAACCATGGAGTCTTCGACAGGAATTTCTTCTAAATTAAAATCGATTTCGGTGAACGTGTCGCCCTTCTGCTTGGCATTGACATCGTCTATTTCCGAAATGGGCGCGTCGTGTGATTCCGTGGTAGGTGGTTCACTTTCCATCTCACTTGGAGGGGTTGCTTCCGTGTCGGCCTCTTCTTCCACGAAAACATCTAACGTAGGAATTTCTTTCGACGCCACATCATCCGCCGGTACCGAAAGGAGCATTGTGTTGGCCACGGTGTCAATTTCGTTGTTTACGGTCGTTGCGGTAGGAATGTCCTCCAGGGTGAAATTTAATCGCTCATCCCGTCCCGACGAATCCGCCGTGTTCTCCGACCTGCTAGTGTTAATCAGTACGCATTTTTGAAAAATATCGGCGGGGTTCAACACCAACAACTGTTTGACTTCAATCTCAATTTGGAATCCCCGGGGAGAACATTTGATACCTTGAAATTCGAGTATAGAAATTACCTGGGTATTTTCTTTTAAATTTTCCAGAGCAACGGGCTGGGCCTGTTCGTCATATATTTTAAGCGACGGTTTGCCTAAAATAGTGGGAATGGAGGCCCGGAGGGTGTAACATTTACCGGATTTGATCAATTTGATCGTGGTGGCAAAAGAGTTTTCAATGTCGGGTTGTTCTAAAGGGGTTTCAAACCATTTTTCGCGTTGTTCAAAAATAAAACGCTGACTGTGGGTTTCTAAATTTTCCAACCATTGAATGAGTTGTTCGTTCTCAATGGAGAACATCAAATCGCAAAACATCTTTTTTCCGGCTTTAATGACACCCTGTTTCATGCTACATTTAGGCGTTTTTATGTAGAGAGGTGACGAACCATAGGAGTATTTAATAAAATGATTTCCGCTCGATACAGATACGGGTGAAGATAACGATAAATGCGTAAAATTAAATTCATTCGTCGGTTCATGTATGACATCCATCGTGAGGGGTCGCTTTATAATTTCGCATATTTTATTTTACGTGACATTACGTAAACCGGTGGTTTTCCATTTCGTTTTATTTTACTTATCTTAGCGTACGGACTATATATACGGTTTACTATGAAATCGATTCGCGATACTTGTATCGAACTATTTCAAAATGAAGACATTAAGAAGGACATAAAATGTATTATTCGGCCGGTAGGTGAATTGATTTATAACCAAATATACGTGTATGTGTGGATTATTTGTGCTTACCACGTTTTTTTTGTTTTGATTGGTTTAGCTAATCTCTATTTGTTATTAAAAATGTCCAAAAACTGGGAAAAAACGTGTCCTTGGTAAAAGGTTCTCCGCGTCGTATCTGTAAAGTGTGTCAAAGTATTGCATCTTCCAAATTTAGGAGGTGCGTATTTTACAGTATCTTTGGGATCGAGAAGGGAGGAATGGGAGAACGTATAAAAAAAATGTCCGAATAATGTATATTAATTTAAATCACAGATGATGAAAACCGGAAAAAAGACCAACTCTAAAAAAACCCAGTCGAAACGCTCGAACCAGAAAACGCGCGGAGGATCCAACTGGCAATACACGCAGGCCGTGTATGGTGGTCCGACCGAGCAGGTGGCGGGTTCTCTTTACGGAAACGAGATTGCGGCCAACAACTTGAGTGGTAAAAACTTTTGCACGGGTGGTTCCGCCCCGAAAGGAGGAAAGGGTATTTTAACGGACATTGCGGTGCCGGCGGTTCTCCTCTACGCAAACAACATGATCAAGTTCAAGAAATCGTCCCCGGGCACGCGCCGCAAACGCAAATACCGCCGTGCTTCCCGTAAATCGGCTCCTTAAATAATAAATATTTTATTCATATAACTGTAGTACAAGGCTATATGAATAACCTGGTGACCCACATAACGGACGAAAATTCCACCAAACACGAATTCGCGAGCAAGGTTCGGAAATGGACGGTTGCGGACGCGCAACTCAAACTACTCAACGATAAAACAAAGCAAATCCGCGAAATAAAACACCAACTCACCGCCGATATTTGTCGGTATATTCAGGACCACAACATCCGTCAAACCATAGAAATCAGTGACGGAGAACTGCGAATATACGAAAAAAAGGAATACCCGCCATTAACCTACACGTATCTCGAAGAATGTTTAGACAAGCTTATTCCCGTGAAAGACCATGTTACCCATATTCTAGAATTTATCAAAGAGAACCGAACAGTTGAAACATGCATGGATATCAAAAAAATAACCCGTAAATCGTAACGAAACTGCGGAAAATAAATTAATCGGGGATAATGTATATAGTAGAGTACGGGATCCTCTTCACATAATGAACGATTATTTACAACAAATACAGATACGTAGCGATGAACACGTGGATCAACATAAAGTGGGGGGTGTGTCTATTGTATCCGGCCTTGTTACCAAAGGCGGCAATCCGAGGATGATAGAAGGTAGTGCGAAAATACAACATCTATCGGTTCCTCTCGGACTTGTACTGTTTCCCGTCTCGGAGGACACGTGCCAACACATTCACCAGAATCAAGAGGTCAATGTTTTGGAAGATCGGCTGTTTGATCACATGTATTTTTCTACCGTGGTAGACAAGGCTTCTACGAGAAGACGGCGCACCAAAAAGCAAAACGGAGAACGTTCACACCGATCAAGTCACAAAAATGAATAGGGTTTTATGCCCGTCTACGTCACCATTTATGAGATGTTGGAATATTCTGACCATTCTTTGGCATTGTAAGGATTCATGCGTAGATTGTTCTGTTGCGTCTTCCAGTATTCAACCGCAGGGTCCGGAGGAGTTGCCTTTTCTTTGGGTACGGTCGGTTCCTCTACCACATTCACATTCGTTCGAGAGGCGGGGTTGGGAGCCGGTTTTTTACCGTAACAGTTTACACCAAACTTAATGTAGGGATTGGTCATGTATCCTCCGTTGACACCCGGACGACCACATTTGTGCGCGGTTTTGGGATTCTTCTGTAACGCATTCCAGGTGCTTTTTTGGGTAGGAAAGAAGATCATTTGTCCATCCGACCAGCCGTAATTACACCATTCCGCCCCGTCTTTGTACGCTTCTTCGACCTCATCATATGTGGCCAGTCTAGCGTCGTAAGATTTACAGATCGCTTGGGCATCCTCGTAAGTATATAAATTATTTCCAATGTTGAAAACCTCTTCTTTTGAGGGGGGTGCTGCCGCCGCGGTGGGGGTTGATGCTGCAGCACGGGTCGAAACCGGTGCGACTTTGACAGAAGGCTTTACGGGAGCCGAAGGAGAGGGGGCAGGCGCCGGCGAGGATTTACTCGGGACGATTTCTTTTTTAATGTCGTTCCACCATTCGTACCCTTTTTGGTAGAAATAATCCACAATCTCAATGTGTAGCCCGTAAATGAAAAACATGATTATTACCAGTAAAATCAAATAAGCCCAGGATTTATATTCCATAATCTCGAGGAAAAACGGTTTCGTGTCTTTACCGGTGGGAAACCCCATAACCCACACAAATAAATAATATAATATTAGGACCAAGATCATCACCCCCACCATATTGGGATCATTCATTTCATCTTTGAAAACTAACATCAAGTAAGTGAAAATTTGCTCTTGATTAATCTTAGGTAGCGTATAGTAAAAATATAAACATCCCACGATGAGTAGTAAACCGATCGATAAATTGATGGAGCGGGTTTTCAATATATCGGTAGAAATAGTTGTACCAAACAATTTACCTAAACCGTAATAAATAAGAAAGTATATGATCAAGAAAACGACAAATAAAACCAACGAAGTGGTGTTGAATATGGAAGTAAGGGTCCGATTGATGTTCACCTGGGGGTGTTCCGCAGAATCATACACAAAATTATTCGATGGATCTTTGATAAAGTAATGTTCATTATTGTCTGATAATATTATCTCGGGTAAAATGGCGTTAGTCATGTGACAATCGTCAACACAAAATTTCCTTATACTATACCTCCGTATTTTTTTTCCTATAAAACAGACAATAAGCGACAGGTGTCACTATTTGCGAGTAAAATTTTGACTTCTCCTCGCCGTCATTTTGGGGTTCTTGGCCAATTTTCGTTACATTTTGATCGTTATAGTGTATCCACTCCCGCTTGGCATTTTTAACAAACGCGCTATAATGACCCATAAACGCATTTCCCATATGATTACATACCGCGTATAATTCGTACTTGTATTGAGATCGACTGTAGCCATAAACATACCGAGAAAGGTCCAGATTGTCCAAGGGACACTCTACCAGTTGGTGTGACTTATATCTACCGTCATGGCTAACCCGTTTCAAGGTGATAATAAGTACTTTGGGTAAGTTCCAAAAAACAATCCTTTTTTGAATATCTTCGCGTTGATGGGTGGTTTCATTGTACCAGGCATTTTCTCCCCGCAATATTTCCGGTTTAACGTATTCATCAAAACAGTCGTGTAATGTTACCTTGGAAAGATGGTCCGGGATGGGCAAATCTAACACAAAAAAATGTTCGGGACGGAGAGAGTGAGTGGTGTTGGTATCCAACGAACGGATTTCCGAAACGTAGATTCCGTAAAATAGGTCCATGATTTCCGAATATTCCTTTTTGTATATTTGTTGTAACATTTCGTAACATTTGATGGCGAGCTTGTCCGTTTCGTTTTCGGATTTACCGGTAATTTTGATTGACACCGGACGTGAAATACTATTGTGGAACGCTTCAATCATGAACAACAGAAATTCGGGCATGTCGTTTTGACTCCACCCGGTAAATATTTCGCGATTTTTAATTGTTGCCACCCGATGAACATTATTCACAAATTTGTTGGGAGTAATGATACCGTCGTTCTTCCATATAATGTCTCGCAATTCATTCCACTCCTTGATCATATGGGTGTCGGGAAGATCCGGTTTCATGTGCGAAATAATTGTTTCTGAATCCAATATATCGTGAAGTTCGTACGTGTGGTTCAGGGCTTGCATACACGAATTTAAAAAACACGTGTTGCCCAAATTCGTCAACCCCGTGTATCCCTTGTCCTTATATTTTTCCCATTTTTTTAGCATTTGTGTGATATTTTACAGTGGTATTTTTTTTTATTTGCTAATAATAATATACACATAATTTCTATATTACTATTACAAGTAATTGTATCATATCGGTAATATTATGAACAATCCGAGAGGATTCGCAACGTCTTACGGTTCTCGACCGGTTCAAACCACTGATATGGATGTTTTTCAAGAAATTGTGGAAACAATACGTGAACTAAATCACGAATACAATGAAAATATTCGTTTTCATCACCGGGTTTTAGAATACTATAATCAAAATATTAATACCTCGTTGTACCTATTACAAGTAATAATTAATCAGATTATCCATTTATCTTCTTATCAACCTTCTTTTAGTCGACAAAGAAGCGCTTCCTACGGACAACCTGTACGTAATACCCATCGAGGGGGGGTCTCTGGTTCTTCTCCGTCGGCAGCCGCCGCACAAAGACGGGGTCAGGACCCCATGGGCGGGGTGGATCTGTCCGCGCTTATTTATCTGTTTACCGGTTCTCTTTTGGCACAAAACGGCGACGGCATGGGTAACACGCGTACTCATGTGAGACCGACGTTGACCGCAGCCCAAATTGAGAACGCGACGGAAACCATACACTATACCGAAGGTATTGGAGAACGTACTTGTCCGATTTCTATGGAAGAATTCACGGATAACGAAGAAATTTGTCGGATACGGGGGTGCCAGCATTTTTTTAAAAGACAGTCTATCATGCGATGGTTCGAGAACCATGTCGTATGTCCCCTATGTCGCTACGATTTGCGCGATTTTTCTAACAATGTAGTTCCCGACCCCTATGATACTACATATGATTCTAATAATCATACTCCGGCGTCTCCGGGGTCAACGTCGCTGCCGCTACCTTCTGTGGTAAACCCATTTACAATGTCATCCTCGCAAAATACGGTACTTCCGGTTTTTCTGAGTAACCGGTCCACGGAACCCGGAACCCCGACACTTTCTGTTTCTGAAACGGATGAAAATATGCGCCGTCTTGAATATACCAATATGTCGCAAATTTTGACCAGTCTGCTGCGAAACCAGGTTCCTATGACAGATTCTAGTAATAATTTATTGTTTACCTTTGAATTTCCGTATGATGCGGTGGCGAGATAATACCAAACAACGGGCGAGGGGGGGCGATAGAGGGCGGGGACGAGGGGGTATAATAGTATATATCTCAATATACTATTATATTGTTAGGTGTTTACGGGGCGGTGGGGAGCGACGTGCACTTGGGAACATTGTACAAGTCACGTTTGGATCCGCGGAACACGTCGTTGCTGTTGGGAAGGTAGGAACCGTGAACCTCGATTTCCTCGTTATTTCTCATGATCTTCTTCGTCTTCATTCCTTCGAAAATCGTCTGGCGCGTGGCGATGTTGTGCTTCACATCCACCAACTGAATGTAGTAGCCGTACAGTTTACCTTTCAAGAGTTTGAACTGAACGACGTCGTCAATGTTGTTCTCATCGGGGTTCTTTCCCAAGAAAGGAGACCGCAATGCGCCGGGGTTGTTCGCACCGGTGATCTTTCCGGTGAACAACAAGTTATCGATATCGAATTTTTGGGAGCTCAAGTTCTCCTTGCCCATCGTGGTGCTGACACACTCCACATTGGTGATGCGGAACTTGTTGGTCTTGGCGTTACGGGGTTTGGAAAAAAATTTGACACTGATAAACGGAATGACCATCCCGACGGCGCTGGGGACACCACCGCGCATGGTGCGACGTTTGCGCTGGTTGTCCTTCTTTTTAGACTGAGTGCGTTTTTTGTTGGTGACCGGCATGAAAAGTATTATAATATATAACAATAAAATTTTATACATGGCCGGTAAAAATTAGGGGTGGGGGGAACAAGTTTAAACGCCATAAAAGTCTGTAATCATAAAATTTCGGTTGCGGTCGTTGGCAATCTTGTTCAATATTTTGTCAAACAGGAGAACCTTGACTTTTAACGAACAGTACTTTTCCTTTTTTTTGGTAAAGAGTTCGTAATTGGCGCCAAAATCCTTTTCCAGTTGCGCTAAATCTTTTCGGTAAGTTTTAATGGCACCCGGTTTTTTTTGATATTCCCATATCTTTTCCACCGCCAGTCCAAACAGTTGTTGGAGGGGTTTCATCAACTGATTCGTAATGTAGTAAGTGTAATCGATTTTGAGACCGTTTTCTAGAATAAATTCGGGTGTTTCAATGCGTTCGCCTAAAAGCAGTTTTTTAACGGGACCCGGGGGGTGAATAAACACGAATTTGATACGGTCCCCCGGCTTGGGTTTGTTGCCCGGGTCGCGTTTTCCGATCCGGTCGGCCAGTACCTTGTGCGCAATGGACTGGGGATTCTTGTAATCACTACGCAGGGCCCGGGTAATCATAAGCTTGTCCATGGCGACGTTTCCTTGAATAAGGTCGGTCAACGCCTTGTCTAAATATTCCGTGGCTTTCCGAATGTCGTTTTCTTTCATGAGAATGTTGAGGATACCCCCGTACGTGTCTTTCAAGTAGTCGCACGAGTCGCGGCGTTTGATGGAGAGGCCCATGTACTTCAATTTACCCTTGTTGGGGTTGGTCTCGTACAGCATACCTACGTAACGTTTCTTCGAAAGGATGATAAAAGGCATGAGGGTTTTCTCGTAACTGAGTTCCATCGGCGGTTTGAGGTAATCGGTACACAGGTGCGCGGCGTCTTGCGCGATTTCAATCGTGATTTCCAGCGCCTTTTTTCCACGAATGGGTTCGCCCGTTTGGGGGTCCTGAAGGTTGAAGGTGAAGAATACTGAATCCGTGTTGTGAACAATCATGTTTCCGATACCCGCAGCGAAATGGTGATTTTCTGTGGTGAGGTCGTAAACATAACCATCATAAGGAATTTCATACATTTTTTTAATGGCATTCGGATTTCTCCTTTGATTTTTATTTGTCATCGTGATTCTGTAAATATCATTCTTGTCTTTTCGGGTATTTATGGAAGTTTTCCATCCCAGGCTGTTTGCCAAGTACAGAATATGAGAAGCACTTATTTGATTTTTTTGGTCGATTCTTATGTATCCATGTGCGTCTTTATCCCCGTCTGCGTCGTACATTCCATCCCAAAATGCGCGTTGTATATCACTTGACGCATTTAGTATGTCTTTGGGAATGATTTTTGCAGCATCACAATACATTGTTGTACGATACATTTTTATAAATGCTATCAATGAACCGTATTTGTGTGATTTTGGGCAAATTTTGTATACCCCGGAACTATCTATTGTATCCAATACAACCCACTCGAAATCCGGATAGGCAATTTTACACAATTCGGTGTATTTTGAAACAAGATCAACAGATGCGTTATTAAGAGCCCACGCACCTTTTTTTCCAATTCTACAGTTGTATTCTCCACAACTACCATCTCCGAAAAAGAACCCCATAACTTGCGCTTGTTCTTTGGTATAATTACACGTTTCTTCTGTATTTTTATTGTGAAAATCAATAGACCTATGTAACAATTCTGTTCCAATATTACAAGAATTGGGAGTGATTTCCGTACCATTTAATGATAATAAGGAATGATCGTCAGTAACATCAACTAAACCTGTATGCGTGAGAACTCTTATAATTTTTTTATGAGACGCAAGTGTGTGGCGTATGACACGATTTAATTTTGTCCAACCATTTTCACTCCAGGATTCAACACCATTCAATTCGCAAAACTCTTTTTCTTGTTTACCATCTTCTTTACACGGTATCCATTTATCATGGCCATATTTTTTTGCCAACTCCGATATTTTACATATAACTATTTTATTGTTTACACGTAGTGTAACAGGTGTATATTCAGTAACACTGTCGCCGTATATGTATTCGGCCTTGGTCAACACTGTACCGTGCGATTCCGTCGCGTATTCGCGGTCTTGATACACCTCCTCGATGATGCGCTTCGCGTAGGTAATCATAAGGCGGCCCGTCGCAGTCGTGGATGCCGCCACGTCCTGCTCGTAAAACGTCGAGGTTTTCGCCCCACACTGACCATACAGCGAATTGGCCGTGACCTTGTAACCGAGCTGGCGCTTGTCCAAAATGTTTTGCATGAAGGGATCCTTTTCCGTTTTGATCATTTTCCGCGTGTCGGAACGAGCTTTCAACAGTTCTTCCAGGATGGACGGCATGATGGACTTTTGGTTGTCGGGCAGTTGGGCCCAACGGCACACTTTCGTCCCCGACTTGATTTTCTCCGCCATGGCCTTGGGATGTTTTCTGACATATTTGAAGGTGTCGAATTCCACGTCCACGTACTGATGCCCCGGCAAATTGTCGTAAATGAAATTGCCGTCGTAATCTTTTTCACCCGTGGTGCGTATTAAATTCCCCGACAAATCGTACTCTTTGGTCCACACCTTGCTATCATGCGACAAATTGTTGCTGATCATGGACGAGGGGTACAGGGACGAATAGTCCACGCACGCGACGGGGTTGTCCATGTACATGGAACATTTGGGAGGCAACACAATCGCGCCCTCGTAACCGTCATTGTCCGTGGTTTTTTCCAGATCCGGCATGAGCGTCCCCTTTTCCCGGCATTTCTTGGCCACGAAACTGGTGAGTTTGATGCCCTGACCGCGAAACACCAGGAAACTGATCGGGACGCTGCAGATCCTCGACATCTCGACGTAACCCGTGATGACATCGATTTTGTTCATGAGATGATGCACCAGATTACAATCCTGAACACAGTACTTGGCCACAATCGCCCGATCCGCCGAGGTTCCGTTGCTCAATCTGAAAATATCCTGCGGTGACACGTCGTCTTTGGCTACCCCCCACTTGATACCGAATTTGTGTATGGGGATATCATAGTGACCTTGGATAACAATAACATTGTATGTTGTACCGTCTGAAACGACGTCTGGTAAAATGTCCACTACGTGGAATTTTTTACCTTCTTGGAAATAGTCTGACGTGAATCCGGTAATTTCAATGTGAATGTAATCGTGTACATGAACTCCGGTGAGATTGTTACTGTATAAATAAGTGACTGGAGTCGTCGTGCCGTCGGGCAATTCACGCAGCTGGGCTTCGACCTTTTTAATGTCGTCACTGATGTATTGTCCCGCCACATCATCCAGTTTATACGAGGGCAAATTGAAATCCCGGCGAAAATAGGTATACATGTCAATTTGTAGTCTACCCGTTGTTTTGTAATATCTCAAATCATATTCACCGCTGGCCAAGACCACTTTGGTGTTTTCAATCGTGTATTCCGTGTTTGTCAATTTTGCGCAAACTTCGTCCTTTTTACGAGACAAGGCCAGAAATTCGCGTTCACAGTGGTTCTCTTGGGCACGGCGAAACATGAACTCGTAATCAAATCCGAATATGTTGTATCCAATAATGATGTCGGGGTTCTCTTGTTGGATGAGCGCGGTCCACTGAAGCAACAAATCGCGTTCGGTTTGCGTAGTATCAATGGTGATACCTTCAATATCGTCGCAGCTTCCGAGAACCAAACAGTGATTAAGATAGGGGGTTTTTTCGCCGTATCGCATAAAGGTTGAACCAATAAAGGTAACCTTGTCGCCCTCTAGGCGGGGGAAAATACGGGTAAGGATGTCGTTCACCCACTGGATTTTTTGATCTCGGTCATATTCGCTATGATTCAGTACATCCAAAACAGTGACGCGATGGTTGGCGACCGGTTTTACCCACTTTACCGGTTTGGATTTGGGTTTTTCGATCGAGGCCGAGGGGTCCGCCTCCGGATCGTCGCCCTCTTCTTCACCGTCTTCATCTTCCAATCCCCCCGTTTGTTGGCGAGTGAGATCAAACATAGTATCAATGGTAAGGATTTTTTCGTGTTCTTCGGACGTATTTTTCTTGACATCGTCTACGGAAACAGTGACCAGTTTTTGGACGAGACGCTGAAGTTCGGCTTGCGAAGGGGGGTATTTCGGATAAACCAAATCGACGTCAGGAAAGGTATCTTTTCCAAACGCCGTATACATGGCCCGTTTTAACACCTCCTGGGGGTCTTCAGTCAACGTTTTTTTGTGATACAAATCCACCAAGTTGCTCGCAAGGCGTTTGTAGGATTTGATGGGAACCGGAAAATCACCGTGACTGCTGCTGGCCTCGATATCAAAACTACAAATTTTGTAGGGGACAATGGTCTCTTTTTGCGGCATGGGTAAAATACTCGAAATATCGCAAATGTACTCGAAATCGCAGGTAGATGTTTTTTGTGCGGGAGAAACAGTACGATTCAACTGTATTTGAATCCACCCCGAAGGACTGATGTTGTGGATGTGAAAGTAACGCAAAATGGGCGGAATATTGCTTTCGTAAAGTTCCAACCGCTGACCTTTGAAAATATAGGGTTTACGTACACGTTCGCCGTTTTTTTCGCCGTACCATAAATTTTTCACCTTGTTAAGGGCGGCCGAATTTTCAAACACGACTCTGACGAATTTATGCTGTTTTCCTGCAGTAAACCCGTACAATTTTTTGTGTTTTTCTAGGCGAACATCAAGGATCGATTTTCCGTGAAATCCACACTTGTCTTGGAATTCTTTCCACAACACACGTGTATCACCCTCCGAGCAGTTATCTCCGACCTTTATGAAGAAAAAGGGTTGGTAGTCGGTGACATATAAACAGCACGTTTTACCCTGTTCATTGATGCCAAACATTTGAATGATGAACTGGCGGTGTTCATGAGATTTACGCGCGTTTGCGTCGTCCGAATCACTCCCCGACCCCCCTCCGTAATTCAGTATAGCGCTGGGAAAATCGTCATAGACGTTAAAATCGAAGAGACGGAACGATTTGGTGGCAACGGTCCGCACGATGCGTTTCTTTACCGAATGGTCGGGAAGCGTCGACATATTCGATGGTCTATATCTTAATACCGAATGGTTGAGGTTTGTCTACACGTAACGTAGACTTATTTTTAGGTGAATTTACGTGGGTTGTATTTTTTCAGGATCAATTTTACCGTGACCGAAACCACAAAGTATTTCGTAGATTGAAGAGAGAGGGTGGGGGGTAAAGATAAAGTGTCCGATAAATATATACAATGGAATTTTTTGGTCTATCTTCCCAAGACAAAAAAATAGAGAACGACGATAAAATATTTGAACTCAGAGAGGAGTGTATAGTCATACCCGATCATAAACACAAATCCGGTAAACGCGTGGTTTGTGGTCTGGTATTCGCAAATTGGTGTGGTCACTGTATAGCACTGAAACCCCAGTGGAAAAAGATGGTAAAAAACATTCGCAAAGGGGTGAAACAAAACCGTTACCACGAACCGGTTTTCATTCCGTTTGAACACGGGAAAATCGAGAAATTACAGGAATTTAATTCGAAAAACGCCAAGTATTTAGATGGAAAAGCGGTCACCTACGACGGATTTCCCACCTTGTTCAAAATTAACAACGGGGCCATTGAATATTACAAGGGGGCCCGTGAACCCGCCCCCATGGAACAGTGGTTTATGCGTGATAACCTTCGTAAAAATAAGGAGAACCTCACGCGTAAATATAAGCCGAACCGGAAAACGGCCAAAAACCGCACCCGGACGGTTTACAAATAATAACAAACGCGGTGGTTATTTTTCGTGTCTAATATATATAATAGTCGCAATACATTAGACACATGAAACAAATGATCATTATTGTAGTTTTATTACTCGTTTTTTTAGCCGGGATGTATGTCTATTCTCTACAAACAATTAATTTTGTGGCAATACCATTTGATACCATCATGAAACCCCGCGAAGCCCTCCAGAATGCCAGTGAGAAAACTGCCAAGTGCCCGAATGTATTGATTCGCAACGGCGACATGCTATTGTTGTACAATTCCATGGACGCTCACGATGAGATACCGGTCCAGTTTAATAATTTAGATGAATATATTCAGTATTATCAAAAGCAAAAGGCGGCGGGAGTGGATTGCCCAGTCCTGTATTTACAACAGGAAAACAATTCCCAGGGGGCGGATGTCTACCGTATCCGTCCTGGCCCTTTTGACCAACAGGGAGGAACTATGCCTGTGAGCGTGAGTGTTCCGCGCGATGTTATTCTCGGGAAGGCTCCGATTTCGTTTCCTCCCGCGGCTCCCCTTATCAATTCGAACATGACCCATCCCCCGTTCAATGCGAACAATTATCCGGGGTTTGATCCTTACGGGTTACAACAGGGCACGTTTTCCCAATTGGATCAAATCCACGTGTCGACGCAACAACAACCGTTGAGTGACAATCCCATGGATCCCAACTGGGGAGGTGTGGAGTATTCTCAAGCAGCGGTGGAGTCCGGGAAATACATCGACAACCAGGTGTATGCACCCAATTATTCTGTTGCGGGAAACACCCAGTTTTTCCCCGGACTTTTTTCCAGTGTGATACAGGATCCTCCGAATGTGTTTGGTCAGCGCCAGGGATGATCAGTGCGCGTCGGGAGGAGGAGGAGAACCTGGGAAAAAATACGTGAAAATGTTATCAATACAACTCTTATTTATTTTCCGCATTTTTCCGTTGGTTTCGTACTGTAGGTTCTCCAAACAATGTCGGTCATTCTTGCAGGCTTCCAATAAATGGTAAAAAGATGGATACTGTTTCATGATGGCCACGGCGGTCACCGCGCTAATCCCGGGTATTTGACACAGCATAATCTCCGCGATATTTTGGGGGGTAATGTTCTCCTTTTTTACTTTTTTAACTACACTGCAATAGGCCGGGGGTGCGGACGCGGGCGCGGGCCCAGACCCGGACAACGGAGTGGGTTCTGCGTGTTGCGGCGAAACCAGTGTTAAAAAACGGGGTACGTTCTTCTGAGTATTACGCGCAATTTTGTCCGCTGTCCAAACCAACCATTCGGCGGTCTCTTGGGTCGAATACGTGCGGACGGGACAGAACCCCTTGTAAAAATGGAGAGAAGTCATGGCCGAATACACCAACCGCCGGTCCTTCGCATGGGACAAGCTAGATAACGACCCTTCGATAATATAAATGACCTGGTGGGGCGAAAATTCACTGCAGTTTGCCAGGCGGTACGATTGCTCCTCGTACCGGCCATCTTTGATGCTGGCCAGCAGATCACTCAAGGATTTACGTTCCACGATGGCCACGGTAGACCCACTCGCGTCTTCCAAAATAAAATCGCCTAAAGGAAGGACCCGTTTCACTATTTCCACGGTGGTTAATGGGGTGGATTGTGCGTCGAAGAATTGCCGTATTTTGTCAAATACCTGGTTTTCGCGTTCGTCGATGATAAGTTTCATGGTTCTCAACTGTACGCGCAATAATAAGTATCATAAAATACTTATTATGTAATTTTACTAAATGATTACCTTACCCAAAGATGCCGCTCCTGTGAAGAATACATTGAGCACAGTGTTTAATAGTTGCCACCAGGAATTCTGTAGTTGTCCGGGCGAACGAACACCGGGCGCGACTGTTTGACGTTGGGGTTCACCGTGAATTTCATGACAGCCGCCGACTTGGGGTAACCACGGTTGGTGTAAGCAAAGTTCACACTGCTCGGCAAAATAGCGGTGGGCGCCAGACCAGCCTTCTTGGGACCGCCACCCTGTTTAATATTGGTGACGGCCGTGCTGATAAGACGCGAGTTATTGTGACTTTTGAAAGGATTTCCCATGATTGACTTGGTGAGTTTGTTTAATATACTATATGCATATACAATAAAAATTGAAACTACATAAAATTTACTGGACCATGATACTATTCTACCCATTGGCGGCGCATCGAATTCATTTTATTTGGTATAAAATAAAATGAACGAAACCGGTGTAATTGACGATGATCTCCGCGTGGAAAAAAACGCATTGGGAGTAGAAACGCTCATTTTTGACCCTTACAATTCGCTAAACAAGGAAATACTCCCCGTGGAAATACTACAGATACTACGAACTTACGGCGTAAATGTGTCGATTCATAACTTTCAGCTGTATCGACGGGCCTTTATTCATAAATCCTACATCAAACGGCCACACATTGAGAACCAACAAAATAACATTGTTATTATGCATAAACCCCCCGATTGTTTGCCTCTTTACAGTAAATCCAACGAGCGCCTGGAATTTGTAGGAGACGGGGTCTTGGAATGTATTACTAAATATTATTTGTATCGCCGTTTCCCCAAAGAAAATGAGGGGTTTATGACCGAAAAGAAGATTGCGCTAGTAAAGAATGAAGCCATTGGTAAAATGGCACTTGAAATGGGGTTACACAAGTGGTACATTTTATCCAAACACGCGGAATCAAAACAAACCCGCACGAATTTGAAGAAACTGGGGTGTTTATTCGAGGCGTTTATTGGTGCCATGTTTCTGGATCTCAACAAGGTTCAGGTATCAGACAAGGACGGTTGGTTTGAAAATATCTTTGTCACTGGTCCGGGGTTTCAATTTGTACAAATATTCGTGGAAAACGTTTTCGAAAAACACGTGGACTGGATTTCTCTCATTCAAAACGACGATAATTACAAGAATATTTTACAGGTAAAGATTCAAAAAGAATTCAAAGTCACCCCGCATTATTTGGAAATGGAAGTTCATCCCGCGGAAACGGGTTATCACATGGGGGTGTATTTATGTCTGGGACAGCCGATCCATATGGCGAAGATTGAAGAGGCGGTACCGATCACCCAGTTTTCAAAATACGGTGATATACATCAATATATGTGTGAAAACCGATATGTGTTAGTATTTTTAGGTGAAGGACGCCACAAAATCAAAAAGAAGTCGGAACAAATTGCGTGTGAAGCAGCTATTCGTATCCTGGACAGGTTTTGAGTCGGTATTTTTGGGATAAATCTCTGTAATTATACTATAGAGACAACAGTTATTCATATATCCACAGATGAACATTTCAAGTTTAGAACATTTCAAAGAAAAATTAAAAGTACGGCATGCGCCGAAACCTAAAATGGATGTTGTTGTAAAAATTCACGAGGAAACGGAGGAAATCCAGGAGGATGTTTCCGAACCGGTCCCGGTAGAGACGGCGGCACCCCGCGTGCGACCAAGAGTGACAATTGTGGATCAATCGGCGACGTCGGCCATTGACCGCGACGCGGTATTAAAACGTATTCGCCAGTTTACGCGGACGAAAGAGACGAGAACCGAAATCGCGGCCACGGCTCCCCTCGCTCCACCCGATTTTTTAATGGAACAACCACCGCCCAAAGGGGAGGAAGAGATAGTTATTCCCACCGAAGAAAAACGCGAAGCTCCCGAACCTCCCGAACCTCCCGAACCTCTTCCTGTCGCGCCAAAGAAAATTATGATTAAAAAGGTGAAAATAATGAGTCCTCAACCCGTAGAATCCAAGACGCTGGAAGTGGCAGAAGAATCTAAACCGAAACCAAAGGCCAAACCCAAAATCAAAATCGTGTCCAAATTCCCCATTAAACAGCTCATGGCCGAGAGTCTCGAAATAGACGCACGTTTACCCCCTATGGAAAAATCGGTACACCGGGCGTCCAATTACTACATGAATAACCGTAAACTTGCGGTGACAAAACTCCAACAACTCTTTGAACCGGAACGCCGTGAATTCATGGAAAATCGTGAAAAGGTATCGTGTGATACAGACACCACCAATCAAACCTTTGATCTGCTTCCACATCAAAAAATCGCACGTGAATATTTGAATTTATACACTCCTTACCGCGGGTTGTTGTTGTATTTTTCCTTGGGAAGTGGTAAATCGTGTACCAGTATTGCCATTGCCGAGGGTATGAAAACCGATAAACGGATTTACGTCATGACTCCCGCATCACTTAAGATGAATTTTTTTACCGAACTGAAAAAGTGTGGTGACCGTCTTTTCAAAAAAGATCAGTACTGGGAATTTGTGTCTGTAGCCGGTCATCCCGAGTACGTAGATGCGTTGGCAAAATCTCTCTCGCTTTCTGCCGAGCAAATTGAAAAACAGGGGGGTGCCTGGCTCGTGGATGTACGAAAACCGTCCAACTTTGCACAACTCTCCGGTAATGACCAGAAAACCATCGATGATCAACTGAACAACATGATTCGCAGTAAATACGTGGACTTGAATTACAACGGTATGAATATGCGAAAAATGCGCGAATTGACCCAGGATTTCACGGTGAACCCGTTTGACCATTCGGTGGTAGTTATTGACGAAGCGCACAACTTTGTCAGCAGAATTGTCAATAAAATCAAAAAGAAAGGGTCGATTTCTTACATGTTGTATGATTATCTCATGAAGGCGTCGGACTGTCGCGTGGTTTTACTGACCGGTACGCCCATTATTAACTATCCTAACGAAATCGGTATTCTGTACAATATTTTGCGTGGATACATCAAGACCTGGATTTTCCATCTCAATGTGACGTCTTCGCAAAAGGTGAATCGGGACACCATCTTGGACATGTTGGAACGGGGAGGTATGCGAACTTACGATTATGTCGAATACAGCGGGAACAAGCTCACAATCACGCGTAACCCGTTTGGCTTCATTAACGCACGTAAACCGGGTCGGCCCGCGGCACCACCCAAACGTGGCGGGGGTAAAACAACCCAAAAGCAACCCTCCCCTTCCGCAATTCGTGGTAAACGCGTTACCCGAAAGAACCGGCAATCCAAGACCACGGACATTATTACGATAAACACGGAGAACATCATCCAACGCGATTTAGAACGTTCGCGGGACCATGCCGAATTTTCCAAGGAACTGGACCAACAGGCGGAGGGTATCCGAGTTCCGGGTCTGGATTACGACAAATTACCGCATGTTTTGGGAGGAGAAGGAGAGGCGTTTGCGCGCTACGCCGGTGTCAGGTTGGACCCCACGGGTAACATTTCAGACGCGGAATTCGAGAGAACTATCGTACGTATCCTCTCCCAAAACGGTATCGAAGTCATGGAGGGGGCTACGGAAACCAAACTCTACAAGGCTCTCCCCGACGATTCCGACGCCTTTTTAAATATGTTTATTGATACAGATTCGGTCGTCATTAAAAATAAGAAACTATTTCAACGTCGTATCTTGGGTCTTACTTCTTATTACCGCAGCGCGCAAGAGCAGCTGTTGCCGAATTTCGTCAAAGTAGATAAAGACGAGGCAGAAGGCGGCCAGGGCGGCGACCAAGTATTACATGTGGTTGATTGCGAGATGAGTGATTACCAGTTTGAAAATTATTCCAAGATACGCAAGGAAGAACGCGAACAGGAAAAGAAGGCCAAGAAAAACGCCAAGAATGCGAAACCCGGCGTAGAAAATTTATATACCATATCCTCTACCTACCGCATTTTTTCACGAGCGTGTTGTAATTTCGTGTTTCCTACACCCCCTGGACGTCCATTACCAGAACGTCGAGGGGAAAAGGAAATCAGCGAAGCGGTGTTTGACGCAACCCCGGCACGCTTACTGAAAGATTCCGATCCCTATGTAGAGGACGACGAGGAGGAAGCCGAAGGTCAAGAAGAAGCAGGTGAAACGAAAGAGGGCGATGAACCTAAAACCTACTCAGATCGCATACAGTACGCTTTACAGTTTTTACAGGATCATTCGGCAGAGTATTTGTCCAAAGAGGGATTGAGAACCTACAGTCCCAAATTTTTACAGGTGTTGGAGAACCTGTTGGACGAGAACAATCGGGGACTTCACCTTATTTACAGTCAATTCCGTACCATTGAGGGTATTGGTATTTTGAAATTCATTCTAGAAGCCAACGGATTTGAACAATTACGGGTAACAAAACAGACGGAAGGTGGCGGAGAAAGTACCGAGTGGTCCCTGGTCGAACCCCAATATCCAGAGAAACCTCGGTTTTTACTGTATACTGGAACAGAATCACCCGAAGAACGCGAAATACTGCGCAACATTTACAACAGCCAATGGAATGTGTTACCTCCTGCTATGACGGTTCAATTACGAAAAATAGCCGAAAATAATTTTATGGGGGATGTGGTGAAAATTATGATGATCACTTCTTCCGGCGCAGAAGGCATCAACCTGAAAAACACTCGATTTGTCCACATTATTGAGCCTTATTGGCACATGGTGCGTCTCGAACAGGTGATTGGTCGTGCCCGCCGCATCTGTAGTCATCAAGATTTGGAAGAATCCCTTAGGACCGTCAAGGTGTTCTTGTATTTGAGCAGATTTAGTGACGAACAACGCACCAGCGATAAAAACAAGGAATTGCTTATCAATGATGTGAGTAAATTGGACAAAAAAACACCGTTAACGACGGACGAAAGTTTGTACGAAACGGCCCGGATAAAAGACACGATCAATCAACAACTGTTGAGATCGATGAAAGAAAGCGCCATTGACTGCAGTACATATGCTTCGGTAAACCAATCCGAAAATTTGGTGTGTTATGGCTACGGAAAGGTAACATCCAACGATTTCGGCTCTTTTCCTTCTTTAGAAGAGGACCAACAACAGAAGGAGGATTTAAATATTCGTACCGAAAAACTAAAATTGACAAAATTAACCGTTGGAAGCATAGATTATGCGGTAGATAAAGCGACGGGATTTGTGTATGACTTGGACAGCTACAACCGTTCCAAGAAAACGGGGGAGAATTTATTGATCATCGGTAAATTAGAGAAGGTCAAAGGACGCTGGACGATGGTTCCCATTGAAGCTACGGTGGGAGGAAAATAAAAATCGGCAGATAATGTATAGTCGGTTAAATGGAGGAAACCATCAAACATATTGAAATTATTGAAAAGGAAATTACTGCGGCCAAACAAGCAATGTTGGGGGCAGAAAAAACGGCGTCGGCGGCATCGAGCACCATTGATGCTACTATGATGTCGTTGATGATGTTGAAAAATAAGGCTATGAAGTCGGATGAGAATGTTGCTTCGGAAAGTGTACCTTCAGAAGCGTTGAAAGAACCTGAACAAGAATTGAAAACGCCGCCTGTGGCGGTGTCTGAACCCGCGTTGGTTCAACCTACGGGAGAGTTGGCGGTCCCCCAACCCGAGGAGGCACCCCAACCCGTAGAAGAAGTGGCACCCCAACCCGTGGAAGAAGTGGCACCCCAACCCGTAGAAGAAGTGGCACCCCAACCCGTGGAAGAAGTGGCACCCCAACCCGCAGAAGAAGTGGCACCTCAACCCGCGGCGGCCGCCCAACCCGTAGAAGAAGTGGCTCCCCAACCCGTGGAAGAAGTGACGCCCCAACCCGTAGAAGAAATGGCTCCCCAACCCGCAGCGGCGAGCCAACCCGTGGAAGAAGTGGCACCCCAACCCGTAGAAGAAATGGCTCCCCAACCCGCAGCGGCGAGCCAACCCGTGGAAGAAGTGGCGCCCCAACCTGCGGGAGAAGTAACCCCGTCCATGACGCAGGTTCCCCCCGAAACACGTAAAACCGGTGGCGGTAAGAAACGCACGTCAGTTAAAAATAACAAAAAATCGCGGAAAGGAAAAAGGGCAAAGAAAGGTACCCAAAAAACAAAAAAGAATAAACGTACCCGTCGTAAGCATTAGGTAAAATATATAATACGACAAAATAAAACATAAACAATTATTATAATCCTAATTATAATAATTCTGTGCGTTAGAAATGGATGAAAACAATGTTGTCTTGTTATTGAAAACCGTACAAATACAGCCTATACGTAACATGATTACGGCCATAAAAGATATATTGACCGATGCTACAATCACGTTTACCAAAGAAGGAATGAAAATCATTAATTTTGATAAAACCCACACCATACTAGTAAATGTCATGCTCCATGCCGACAAATTCGAGCATTACTACTGTGAACCCGACAAAATCATTGTGTGTACCAATACACTCCATTTATTCAAGGTAATCTCCACCATGTCTAATGACGATACGCTTTCCATGTATATTGATCGTAACGATTACCACGACGGGGTGGTTTCGCATCTGGGTCTCCAATACGACAACGGCGATATCAAACAGTGTTACAACCAAAAATTGAGATTAATCGACCCGGATACCGAGGAATTGGAAGTACCGGATGTGGAATATACCACGGCGATCAACATGCCTACCACCGATTTTCAGAAAATCATCCGAGATTTGAACGGCATCTCGGACCGCATTGAAATAAAGTCGGTAGGAAGCGATCTCATTTTTTCGTGCGAAGGAAGCTTTGCCAGTTCAAGAATCATGCGCTCGGAGTCTGACGGTAACATGGAATTTATCCAAAAACCCGACGCTACTACGGTCGTACAGGGGGAATTCTCTCTGAAGAGTTTGAGCCATTTTATCAAGTGTACTCCGTTGTGTAGTCACTTGGAAATGTATTTGGAGAACGATCTTCCGTTGATCGTGAAATACGATGTAGCATCTTTGGGCAGTATTTTGAATTGCGTGGCACCCCTTCCTCCCAGTTAAAACGTTGATTAGTTATCTATTACATATTTCACGTATACAGTCACCAATGGACCACGACGGGTTCATAATCTTTAACCGGTTGACCTCAATTGTGAACAATTTCCGCATATTATTCAGTTCATCCGCGGTCCACCACACATCCCTTTTAATGTTATCATTTTGGTAAAAAAGGTGATCATTAATGAACGTGATTTTGTTTTTAGTCGGTTCAAATTTTACGCGGTTACCAGGATTTTTTTTAGAATTTTTCAAACTACTGTGGATACTGTCTTTCGTACTGCTGTTACAGCTACTGAAAGAAGAACGTGTCGATGATTTACTAGAAGCAGAAGAAGGTTGTATGTAAATCTTTCCGAAACACTGTAAATAACACTGGGGATATTGATCGGCATAATTCGAGGCAAATGTGATGGGAGATATCAAAGGAGCCATATTGTTACGAGGTGTAATGCTGTTGTCCATATGCTTAAACGTACTTTGATATTGAGCGGTTAACATTTCGCACCTACTATCGTTATATGCTGCTATACCATTATTTAAATCGTTGATAGTAATATTTACATGTTTAATTGGTGTATCTAAAGATGTTCTAAATACCGAATAAGTACTCATGTATTCTGATTACAGAATACCTTTAAAATAGGGACATAAATTTTTATTGAATATCCTACATCACTTGTATTTTCAGATACAAGTGATAACGACTGATTATCTGGCTCATAGCACCTTTACATCGGATCATATCGTCAAAGGTTTAAAATTCGGGTTCGTGTTTCTTGAACAAGCATCCCTGCTTCTGTAAATTAGGTAAATTTATTAACGAACTGGGGTCTTGGTACTGGCAAGTATCCAACCAAATTTTTATAATACAAAAATTTTTCTTAGGAGAAACGGTTATACCGTTTACATGTTTATTCATATTTTCCTCTTCGAAAAGCGTCTCACCGCACAGTGCGTAAAAAAGTAATTTCCATACTTCGTGAACCTGACGGTTGATGACCTTGAACGAAAAGGCACCACCGGTACGATTACGTGGATCTTCCCATTGGGGTGTAATACCCCTTCTCATTATAAAAAGCATCGTATACTTAACAATCGATTCAGATATCGTTTCGTTGAGTGATATCACAGTTTCCAACGTACTGATGTTGTTAGCGATGATTTTATAACTGGAAAAATCCCAGTTCTTATCGTGTGGTAAATGGTAATATAAATCCCATTTACCAAGCAATTGGTGGCATGGGTTCGGGATACCTGCCGTATCCGTCATTATAGTCCCGTGTATATCTAATACCGGAGAACTTTATGTGTTTTTCTTTTTTTATTTTTTACTGATGTGCGTTTTCGTCGCGACTTTCCGCCTGCCGTCTTTGCGGATTTATCCGAATCATTCGAATTATCGCGGGTCATGCTCGATTTACGCGATTTAAATGATTTGGTACCCATGGATTTACGTTTACTGCCAATATATTTGGGTTGAGATGCCGGCGGATTGCAGGCGCCTTTGCCTAGGACCGGAAACTGGCGAAGGACGGTTTTCACCTCGGATTCGGAGATCTTGGTATAACTGATGTCGTGTTTTCCGCCCTTCTCGGGGCAATACACTAATTCGAATAAGAAATTGACTTTCATAGCGTCGGTCACTTGAAAATCGTCGTCCAAATCCTTTTCCAGCTGTTTATGTAAATCTTGTTCACATTTCATTTTTTTCGTAATATCAAAAATTTTGTCACAGTCTGCAATAATTTGCGAAATATGTTTGAAATAGGCGTCCACTCTTCCCATCAATATCACATTGCCCTGAAACAGAGAAACAATCATAGAATTGATATAAGGTTCCTCGAACATAGTTTTTAATTCATCGTAACTTACTTCTTCCGGCATTTTCGGCGAAAAGGTCAATATTTTATACAGGTTGTTCTCCGTCTGTCTCATGTATTCCATCAGGGGGCCACGTTCTCGTTGAAAATTATCAATCGTTTTCTGTAATTTGGCTTCCGTGTCCGCCTTTTTAATGTTGTCTACCGTGTTTTTTATCGCGATGTTCATCTTTTTCAATATTTCTTCCGCAAACAATTTCAGATCGTCCAACGATTCCTGCGGAACCGGTTTCGTAAATACTCGGGATAAATTACTTAAAAATTGGGCCATTTATCGGATTTATTGTATATATTCCCCGTAGAAAAAATAACCCGTATACGAAGCCATTCGGTTATACGACGGATAAAATTGTATAATTGTCCTTCGTTAAAATCATATATTGATGGCTACGCATTTCCACCATGTTCATCATACAATCCATAATCTTGATGACGTAGTTTTTGTCAAACACAAAGGGGGACGACTGATATTTTAGACAGCGCGCCACAAATAATTCCGATAAAATTTCGTTGTTTTCTAATAGATATCCCGGATCAATGTCTAAATATATCGAATTATTCATTTCCGGGTGGGTGTATTCTACGCACAAGAAATGTTTGCGCGTTTTCTCGAGTGATATTTTATTTTCCGGGGAAAAACTGTTTCTACACACGTATTGATGTTTTACTCTGAAAGTAATTAGACAGGGATTGTTTAGCGTCAACGTTTTTTCCTTTTCGGACCACATATTAAACATGGAGGATTGAATGGTACTGAGAATATAAGAACGTTCAAAATCGGCGGTTTCCAGAGGATTCAAACAGAACACCGCATGGGGGTTAAAACAGCGTAAATAGTGAATATTGTCATTTAAATTCATGTAATGTTCATTAAAGACGCCGTTAGATATGTAGGAAAGAGAACACCACGGGTCGTAAAACGGTTCGAGCTTTTTCGTCATAAACACTTGGGCGAGACTGTAGATCCCCTGAAACACGGTGTTACTTACTTTATTGACCCGAGAGTTTGAATAGTAAAGGTCCTGTAATCGCGTATTAAAAAAAATATAGGTATTGGAATACATGTTCAATACGGTCATTCCCCACATCACCGTAAAGGATTTAGACCAATACAAAATAGTGTTCAATAGAGTTGCCATTTGACGATACTATTCACTTAAAACGGGGGTCTGTCTCTCGAATGAGCTCAAATATGGTAAATATATAGACAACCGCCCACATTCTTTATGTGGTTTCCGGTAAAATATAGGTGGTGACGGGTGTGGGTGACGGGTAGTCCAAATTACAAATGAAACGATTTATATGTAATTTGTGTAATTTGCGTAGGTAGGGTAAAGAGTGGCGACATTTGTGTCGAGAACATTGATGGACCACGGTCACTTTCCCAGTATACGATTTATATTTCAAATTTGCGTAATCTACACCGCAATCATTAGTATACATTACGCGAGTGCCTATGGGTATACATGGTTGTGCGTTCCCAAGGGTTGGACCGGATTTTTGATAACACCCTTCAACGTATCTACTCCCCACTGCCGCGCGTTGCGATGGTCAATTTATCATTTTGCGGCCAATATCGAAACCATGTGGAGTATTTTAGCTACCTGGCTCATGCTGAGAGTGGCACAGGTGTGTTCACAAATTACTTGCCCCTGATTGCTTTCTTCGCATATCCATCGTTAATTTCTATGTATATAGTATATATCACATATCTTACGCATTTTTGAGAACATGAGCAAGTGGACGTCTTTGGTGAAGAAACACTACGAAAACATGAAAAAAACGATGAAGAACGTCAAACTGGGCGACGCCATGAAAAAGGCCGCCAAGGAATGGAAAATGAGTTCGAAAAAAACGATGGACGGTAAAAAGAAGATGCACAAACGTAAAACGATGCGTAAAAATAGTGGGAAGCGTGGTGGGTCTGGTTGTGCGGCCACCGTCGTTCAGCCCCAATCTTCCGCGTAAATTGGGATAATCCATTTACACATATATTGACGGATTTCTATATGTTTTACACGAAAGCATATAGAAAAATATTAAGAATATTAAAAATATTACAAATATCGCGGTGCTTTATACCCATTATTTGTAAACATGTGGTTTCTTGAGGGAGTGGCATGGCTAACAGGATTTGTAGTGGTGTCTTCATTTATACACAAACCGTTGTACCAGAATCACCATAAAATGGTAAGATACGGATTCATTCGTCATTATGAATACAACCACTTGGACAAAACGAATTTAGATAAATTGGAAAAGTTATTTTACCTGAAAAACAGCCGCTATTCCCCCTACAAAAATAAATTCACCAACAAACATTTTAAAAATATTTCGGAGGTACTGGAGAACGTCGACGAACGTTTTGGGTTACCGTCCAAAGATTCGCGCGCGGAATCGGAGGTAAACGCCGACGCAGAAGTAGACATTGAAGAATTTAAACGGCAACTGGACGCGATTGATCGCGCCGAGCGCAATACATTGGGAAACGAAGATGAAGATAAATACGACAACAAACAATCTGAATACGGATATATTGATCCTCTCGGTGTGTTTCGGTACAGAAATCCGGCGCTGTTTGGTAAAGAAAATCCTCGGCCACGCGCTACTTCCGGAAGTGCTCGAAACGACGAGTTCGGGGGGGATGGTAACTTCCAGATTATCAAAGATTCCGATTATTCGTTCGAGGATGTAGGTGGTTACGACAAGATCAAGAGTGAACTGTTACAGACCACTGATATTCTGGTAAACTACGAGAAATACCGCAAGTACAATGTCCGCACGCCCAAAGGTATTATTTTTGAAGGCCCTCCCGGCAATGGTAAAACCCTCATGGCCAAAGCATTCAGTGGTGAACTCAATGTTTCGTTTATCCCCGTATCTGGTAGCGAATTTTCCGAAAAATACGTGGGAGTGGGAGCGTCCCGTGTGCGTGAATTATTCAAACTGGCGGAGGACAACAAGCCCTGTATTATTTTTATTGACGAAATTGATGCGGTCGCGCGTAAACGGGGTAACGATGCTGTCAGTTCAAACTCCGAAAAGGACCAAACCCTCAACCAACTGTTGATCAATCTGGACGGGTTTAAACAGTCCAACGGAATTTTTGTTATTGGAGCTACCAACCGGATTGACCTACTGGATCCCGCTCTTATGCGTCCCGGGCGCATGGATAAGAATATTTTTATTGGTAACCCTGACAGTGAAACCCGGCGGGCAATTTTACAAATTCACATGAACGGTAAACCGTTGGCCAAGAATGTATTTTTGGAGACACTGGTGGAAATGACCGGGGGGTTCTCCGGAGCACAAATTGAGAATCTCCTCAACGAATCCATGTTGCGTGCTTTGCGCGAAAACCGCGAAATAATCACCATGGAAGATTTGGAATATATTGCGAATCGGGTACTGGCCGGATGGCAATCCACCGAGTCGAAATATTCGAATGACATCATTCAACGCATCGCCATCCACGAAATGGGACATGCCGTCGTGGGATTTTTTTCGGAGAGCCATCCGCGCCTGAAAAAGATTTGCCTCAATTTATGGTCCCCCAAAACCCCGGGATACACTATTTTTGAAAGCAATGATGAAGACGTCAACATTTACACCAAGGAGGGTCTGTTTTCGCATTTGATGGTACTACTGGGTGGACGTATCGCAGAAGAACTCTTTTTTGGGTACTCGGTAACTACCGGAGCCCGGCAAGATTTGGACGAAGCATACAAATTGGCCAAAAACATGATTTTACAGTACGGTATGGGTAAGAAAAACATTTATCCAGATATGAGCGATCAATCCCGGTATTTGATTGACGAGGAAGTGAATTTGATGTTGGTCCGCGCAAACGATGCCGCTATGGAGATCATTAGCAAATCCAAAGATTTCATCTTGGAGTGTTCCGACATGTTACGTGAAACTCATGTACTCAAGGTAGAGCAAATGGTCGATATTGTGCGTTCCAAACATCTGGATTTGTGGAAGGAGTATAATATTACTCGATTTATGAGTTGATTTATTACAAAACAACGGACAAAAATGTAGAAAATTGATATTCTTTATTGTGGTAGGTAACATGATGTTTATGTGAAATTGTGCGATAAACACCATGAATCCGAATTATTTGAATGATACGCATGTTCGTGACGGGTTTTCTTTCCCGGACTTTCAAGATAGGAGACAGAAAGCCCTACATATAGAGTTACACGATGCTCGTTACCACGTCGAAGAAAACCTGCCCAAAGTAGTCAGTATGCTTTTTCTGGGATGGGTGTTGAATGCGTTGATCGCGATTGGACCCCGGCGTATTATCCGAGCGATTCATGCGATAGCCCATGTGGTTATGAACTTGATGATGATGTTGTTGCTCGCAACTTGGTTTCGTAATATTTGTATATTCATTCTCGAACAACACCAAGTGGAATAAAAAGAACAAACACAAATTCGTTATATTTATTCGTGGGGGTTAGAAGGTATATGGTGTTTTTTATGTGATTTTACCTAACACGGTCTTTGCATTAGATGTCTAAAGAAACCACATTGCGATCCGAACGAGGTTTACGACGGTTGGTGCGTTTCGGCATAGCCGAATTCTGTAAATCTTTCAGGCTCGAAATACTGATCATGGAGTCGTTTTCGTTCAATTCGGGATTCGCGGGGGGCTGGTGAATATCGACGGTTTTTGTTTTCAGACCGGATAGAATGTGGTCAATGTCCGTCATCTTGGGGCCGTTCATCTCTAAACGCTGTTGAGGGGGGGCTTGCGAAGAAGGCATCGTTGTCGGGGTAGGAAGAGGTACTTGAGTCACCATTGGGTTCGCATTGGCGGGCTGGGGAGGGTTCATTACCGGTGGTTGGGCGGCAGGCACATTGATGTTTTGATAACCCGAGTTTACCTCGACACCCCGCTCTTGAAACATGGCCCCGCGGCCCATGGCAATGTCCGGGCGGTTGGGCATGGTAAACTGCATGCCCGGGCGCGCCGTAGCGGGGGGAGCGGGTTGGTTACGCGTCTCCACCGGCGCAGGAGGGGCACCCGTCATCGGACCCGGGCGATTGTTGTTCAATAAATCACTGGCAAAGGCCATACCCGGGGACTGTTTTTTCATGGTATCCACCGCCGCATTCGTGAACATTCGCATCAGTTCCGGGCTTTGACGCATGATATTGTCAATGCCCGGCGCCGCATTCGATAACGCACGATTACTAAAATGAACCACACTGGCGCTGAAACCCAGTTTCAGTAACAGAGCCAGCTCGGGACTCATCTTTCCTCCTTTGTATTTCTCGTGAAGCTGTTCGAAAATCTCGTCGTAACTGTTGATGTCCTCACTCACCGATTCACCCCATCCGTCCAAATTAATATCAAACGGGTTAAACATGGAGTTTCCGTATTCGATCGTATTAATCGCCGTAATTAACCAATTCTGTTGTAATTTCACCGCATCACGTTTCCGCTTGTCTTCCAAGGCGCCCTCATACTCGTCCTCGATTTCGTCGTAATTGGAATCCATCGTGAAATGCGGCGAATTCTTGATGATACCTTTTTCGTACCATTCCTCCAGATTCCGAATCATGGTGCGCTTTTTACGGCGTTTTTCCCGATCCGTTAAATGGGCCGAACTCGACGCGTAACCTCCGGTACGGGGAGGCACATCATTCACTTTAGAATACCCGTCCCACGTTTTGGTGTTTCCGGACATGGAATCTACGGTGGCCTGACCCACCCGCGAATCGGTGGCATCTTCCTCCGTAATAATTTTGATATTTTCGTCGGTACCGCTCTTTTTGGCACCCGTAAACCCCCCGAAAAAATTGGAAAATCCCCCGAAAGTTTTCGTCTCGCCGCCTGACGTGGGCGCCGAGGACACTGACGCGGTTTGTATACCCTCCGACAGTTCATTCAATTCACTTTCCAGATTGTCTAAATCTTTTGTATCAATCGTAGTACTATGGGACGTACTCCGGTTTTTATCATTCATAAATAATTCGATACCAGACCCGAAATTTACCGATTTTTGGGGAGCGGGTTCTCCAAACTCGATGCTGATGGGCTCCAAATTATCTAAATTCAAATCAATGCTTTCCATTACGAAAATATTATTATATTACTATAATTTTTATTTTTAAGTTCTCCGCGCAACTTATATTATTTCGTGATGATGTAAATACCACATCCCCTGTAAAAAACAGTCGGCGAGGTCATCCTTTTTCGCGGTATGGAGAACCGCCGACCACTGCGAAAATTCGGGAAATTTTTCCAACAGGGCTTGGGTGTATTTTACGGAATCCATCTTGTGTTGGCGATATTTTTGTGAACTGGTTGTAGTCGCAGTGACTGCCGTCTTATCCGCAAAATATTTCAGTTTATTTCGGGAAGACACAAATTCGACCGTGAGGGGAGAACCTAGAGTTTCCGGATGTCTCATAATAAAGTACTGTGTCAACATGCCTTGGATAATTGACATACGAGACGCCACGGTCGAAATTTGATTCTCAATCAAGACATGTGTCACTTGTCGCATGGAAGCAATACCGTCCAAACATTGTTTGATTCTTTCGCCAATTTGGATCAAGGTGTATTCGTCGGCGCGCTTTTTTGTTTCTTTCAGGAGAACCAGCGTCCTTTTTTCATAAAATGAGAGTATTTTTTCGATTAATTGTGGTCTTTTCGGTGGTTCTCCGCCGTCGACAATTATTTTATTGTCCGCGGCGAGCTGTTGGAGTTCTACCAACTTTAATTTCTTTAAATGCGCGGGAGAACATTGTTTGGTAGGGAGAAAAAAACCACAGTTTTGGGCATGTTTGTCACAAAAAATATGTTCTCCCTTTTCGTATTTACCCTTTCTTCCACACACTTTTTGATTTTTTTGCGTGGCCGTACATTTTTTACTCGACGGCGTGGTTCCCGCGGGCACACCAATCAAATCAATGACATTCCAATCCACGATTTTTATACCACTGGCCGGTTTTTCGGTAGAATCGCACGAAAAACCGCAGTAGGCTAGATTTTTAATTCCCACGTCAAAACTTACTATTTTCATTCTGAATAAATACAGTATAATACACGGTGTATTTATTTTATTGTCGAAACAAATGTTTTGTCGTTGTATTTGCGCACATCCATGCTGTGGTGGGTCATGTATTTTCGGTATGTTTGGTTGGAATCAATACCGTACGCGTTCAACAAAGCATAGTTATCTTGAGCACCGGGCTGATACCAAGAATCGACGTGTCCACGGCTGCTAGCAGGGGTTTCTTGAAGTTGCGGTAAATACTTGTAGGGGAGCTGAGTAATATTCACCGAAGATGTCGCATGAAACGGAGCAAATGACGGTTCAATGTGGAATGACATGATAAATATCACGCGGCTTCTATACAATTATATGGATAATGTTGGGTGGGGCATTATACGATCAGCTTCAATAAATCACCCTTTTTCATCCGAGAAACATCCTTAGCTAAACCCTTCGCCAAAACGTACTGCTTCAGGGCATTTAGAGTCATCTTTTTGTAAGACTCCAAGGGATCCACATTCACCGATTGAAGGGGAAGCTCCGCCGTCGTCGACGGTGTATCATCTACCTTAGCATATCCTTCCAGTTCACTCGGAATTTCTTCTTGATGGACGGTAACCTCCGTGGGTACTGCGTCCTCGCTGTCGTCAATTTTAATTTTAACCAAATTCTCCTCGTTTTCGTCGACAGTGTTATCCGTGTCAAACTCTTCTTTTAAATACATTGCGTCCTCATCATCCTCGTCGTCGTAGTCCTCCACGTTCTCATCCTCATCCTCGTCATCCTCATCCTCGTCATCCTCATCCTCGTCATCCTCATCCTCGTCATCCTCGTCCTCGTCCTCGTCCTCGTCCTCATCTTCATCGTCGTACTCGGTTATTTTTTCAATTTGAATGTTTTCGCCTAAATTCACATCTTCGTTGATCGTAAACGCGGCACTTTCCTCGTTCTCTTCCATGTACATGGATTGGTTAGGGTATACAGACGAAAACATGTAATTGCCCAAATTACCCATATTCATTGTCGGTTTATTGAGCAAAATAGTCATATCTTTACGGCATCCGGTAACTTCTGCCACTAATTTTTGAACAATATCAAACAGGGTATCTACTTGATGCTCCGTCTTGGTCAATCGCTGCTTAAAGTGATATACCAAAAGTAAAATTAATACAAAGGTTATTCCTAAACTTAGAAAGAAAAACGTTTCCATAAAACTGAAAGTAAGCATATTATATTACTATTATCCCACATTAAAAACAAATATATTGAACGAAGTACGCAGCTCTCCGCGACGGTTAATAACATGCCACTGGACGGGGGTTTTACTTCCACATATAACGAGGTGGAGAACCCCGAGATTATGTTTCATTAGTATATAGATTCATGGAATCAAATATGAATATGAGTAACAATTATGAAAATATGCCCAATAATGCCATAAATTATGATTTACGTGATTTGCTCATTGTCGTTCTGGTGATTGTACTGGTTTTATCTATTTTAGGCATAAATATATTTTATTTAATCGGGCACCTGTTTCAATACATTGGGTACTTAGTTAAACCGCTTTTTTCGATTTTGGGATATACATCGGGATCCGTGATCAACACTACTTCTGAATTGGCGGCCGATACCTCTCATTTTGGTATCGATATCGCAAATGGTACCGCACACGACATCGGTAATCTACTGTTGGCGGCCAGCGACAAACGGGACCTTCCCACTTTGCCCCCCGCGGCAAAAACGTACCCGGCTGCGATCCTGAACGCGATTGGTTCTACCTTGAATATTCGCGCAACCCCAGTAGGAGCAGCGGTCGCCTACCCGGCGCCCCCTATCATCACTCCGTCGCCCGCACCGAGTGGACCCTCGCCCGCCATCACGATCCATCCCCCCTCCGCAGACACGACCGAAAGTCCCATTCAAAATCCGATTTCTACCAACAAATCTCAGTGGTGTTTGGTGGGCGAATATCAACAACGCAATGGATGTATCGAAGTCGACGATATCCATAAATGTATGTCGGGGCAAACGTTTCCCAACCAACAAATGTGTCTGAATTCTTCCATGAACACGGGTTCTCTACCCACGAATTATGGTTCGAAAACGGGTATCCCCACTCCACAAATTATTTACAAATAAGAAGGTATAAAAGGTTAATCATGTGTAATGATTATTCAAATACACATGAACAAAATACTTTATGTCGTGCTCTTAGAGAATAATAGTACCCGGGTAAGTGAAAAGATGCTGCCCAAATTCTTTGTTTATTACACCACCACAGAATGTGCGACCAGCGTCATGAAAGAAGCCGAATATTTATTCGAATTCCCCAAACTATTTTCACCCGTTAAGATTGTGGAAACCGCGTGGAACGTCGACGCACTGGATGTGGACAAAACAGTGAAAAAGTATATGAAAAAATACGGTATAAACAATGTGCGCGGTGGGAGTTACACGTCGGTTGTACTTTCTGATGCTCAGCACAAAACGTTGAAACAAGAACTCGCATTTTTAACTGAACATCCCTCGTTTCCGGAAGATGTCGACGAAAACCAGGTGGTACCTGATTCCGAACCGCCCAATCTGTATCGCGAAGAATTCATGCGTAATTTCATGTACCAGCATCTTTGGGGGGAGTGCACCAACCTGGCAACCCTTGCCCCCCAAATCAACGAATTATGCGAAAATCGTGAAAAACTACGCGCCAACCTAGAAAAATACCGTCGGTTTCAAGACAACAAACAGATCTGTCATTTTAATCGCAATCTCGTAGATAAGATAGATAAACTACGGTTGTACATGGATTCGTATTCAGAGGTGAATTACACCGCCGAATCCTCCGATACCAAGAAAAATATGCCCGGGTTAGAATACACCGAAATTCTCAAATACATACAGCATGCCGTTCAGGTGGTGAGAACCTCTCACCCAGTTGAGTACCAAGCCTTTATTGAGCACGCCCAAGAGATATCGGAAATTTATTTTTACTATCCGCATTTTTTACTGGACAATGTGTTTTTACACAACAAGTATTCTGCGCACCAGTTATCTTGCGCCAAAAAACTGTTAGAAACCCTCGAGGGGATGTGTTATTTTGTCTCGAATAAAATCGAAGAATTGATGTTTGATTTGGAACATATTCCCACAGACATTCACTGGAAAAACGAAGTTGTCAATTACCACATATCACGGACCGCCTACACCTAGTTATATGCCACTAAATGTAAACGGACGGTAGGTGTTGGGATTGAAAATCGGGGGGTTTTGGGGAACAATAGTACAATTATTTGCGGAGGTGTCGTAGACCGGAAAATTCATGTAAACCCCGTAATTAAAATCCGTGATTTCGTTGGAAGTATTCACCGGGGGATCCACATTCACATTGAAAATAAGCTTAAAATCGTAGACATACCCGTAGGTCGTTTTCAATTTAATGTTTGTAAACGACAATGTACCTAGATACTGATTCCCGGTAAATGGTAACGCAGACAGGTTGGTGATCAAGGACATCGAAGCGTCGTACACCGACGATGAATTCGTGACAATATTTTGAGTGGCACTATACACCGGGGTGTTGCCGGTAAGTGTGGTATAATAATACACATTCAATGTGGCCGTGTTAATTTTCAAATTTTCTGTAAATGTCGAACTCGGAACCACGCTCCTACCGGATACGTACAACCCCACGGGAACATCAAAACTAAATGTGTATTGGGGGTTTTCCACATCTCGAATAGCTAGAGAAAAAAGAGTCGTTTCAATACCATTGTCGGCAAACATGGACCCACTGGATATTTGCGGACTCCACAAAATAGTGACATTTTCGGTGAAATTCGCGTACGCATTCTCGTTCTTAACATAGTTGTACAGAGGTACGGTGGGATCATAATATAACACGGTGGGGGGACCAGGTACCCCGCACGCGGATGAAGGTGTCGGTACCAATATATTCTTCGCACAAATGGCCGACTGGGTGTTGGTGGCGGTGTTAAGCCATGACCATTTTTGAGATTTTGTAAACTGATTGGCCTGTGTCGTATTTTTTTTATACTGTAATATTTCGGCTTTTCTGCGCATGTCCAACTGAAAACGTGTATTTTTCGGATAAGGTGAAATCGGGGTATACCGCGGCGGAGGGGTTAATAACGAAAAAAAACGTGATCTCTGGGCGAGTAAATTACATACAATCTGTTCATCTGGACTGATATTCTGGTTATTTGTATTGGTACTCATAATTGATACAGTATACTATATCAATTATTATCTAGGGTGGGTGTAAATTGCGCTAGATTACACATTGGTTGCGGTGGTATACCAGCTACTCGATAAAAAGTTCTGAACGTAGTTGGGGCCGGTGTTCATTGTAGTATTCGGGCCACTGGACACGACACTGTTGATCTCAAACACGTTCAGCGCGCGATTAAAGTACCGCAGATCCGAAATTTGTCCCGAAAATCCGCTGTTTTGGCAAACCCATACATCGTCGTAATTTTGTAGGGGTACATTGACAAATACTAAGCGCTGGGTAATGACTCCGTTGATATAAATGTCCATGACCTTGTTTTGTAAACGAATGATAATGCTAACCCACTGATTGAGCGGAATGTTCGGGATATCGACCGTTTCGGTAATGGTAGATATATCAGTGGTGGGGTTATTTGACGCCGTATTCATCACAACATGCGCAGTATAAGACCCACCCGATTCATGTTTCAGATACAGTCCAGGTCCATTGTTGACCTTCATGATGCCGGTGTTGATATCAAAAGTATTGTTACCCCCTTTGGTAAAAACATGTTTATATTTAGTGCTGGTATCCTTAGTAGTACTGTCAGTATTTATTGATACCCACACCGACCAAGTAAACTCCATTCCGCCCTGTTGATTGTTAGAACGCTGAATTTGGATAGACCCCGATTTACTCGGGTCTTGAGTGATCTGTAGTGAAGTATTTCCGGGACTGATCCCTTTGACTAAATAGGGGCTCGAACTCGGCTGAACCAAATAAGCAATAAGGGAGATACCCAGTTTAACAATTACTAAAAACGCAATGAGAACCAGAATTAGAAATACGAATTTAGCTATTATACCGTTTGAATTCAAAAAATCCTTAGATGCGGTTCCCGAGACGTTTTGAGAAAACCCACTCACGGTGGAAGTGACATTATCTCGCACATTGCTAAACGTTTCTGCCACTTTTTGGGTTCCCTGACTGATCGTGGTACCTAATTCGTTCATATTATTAGATAATTGTTGGGCAATAGGTGCACCATTTCCTTCACTCATGGTCTATAATATAGAATGGGGGGATATGTATACTATATTATATTATCATAATTTCATTTACCCTGTGTAAAGGTTTTAAAAGAGAGAAAATTGACTGGTCGTGGTATTGTTTTGAGTGATGGTCACCGTCGCATGATATCCTCCACCCAACACCGACGTAAGCGAGTTCGACGTAGTACCATTCACATAGTTATTCCATACCGCGGTCGGAGTGAGGGGTGTAGAATAACGGGTGAGTCCGCTAATGACGGCGTCATATCCGTTGCCATAAAACAGGTTGCTGGTCTTGTCGGGACTTACCTGATCAATCTGTAACGATTTCACCATCTTTCCGTTCAAGTACACGTCGGCAACATTGTTATTAATATTTACCACCACATACACCCAGGTTTGTAACGGAAAATTGTTGGTCACCGTGATCATGTTGTTGGTCTTCAAGTAACTGGGAGTCAATTGGCTGGGATCCATCACGGCATCACTGGAAGGCGGCTTCGCATAGAAAGGTTGTAACGACGAGTTCACCGCACAATTCAACACTCCGGTAGTTTTATCTAAATAAAGTAAAATGTCGTTGTACCGGCTTATGATCACCTTGTTTTTATTGGTGTCCCACGAATTCACGTAAATCCAGAATCCGTACGCATATTTCGTGGAAGTCGGATTGGTCAACGAGCTCGCCAATATCGGTGCCGCCGGCGGCGATGAATTCAAATTGACCGGGGTACTCGACAATGTGTTTTTACCGGAGAACCATGTCATATAAATGTAATAAATGATACCCAGTAAAATGACAACAACTAAAATGATGATTAAAACATTCAATACACTCATACCACCGTACACTTTTTTGGCCATACTTGAATTATTTTAACAGAACCGATAAAATATTATTATACTATGATGTGATATTTTTACTTTGTACGGGGGCGGTTGACGAATAACCGTTACATCGCGACGGTAGGAGGGTTTTTATTCGACAACAGCTTGTACATTGTGCTTATTTGGGTCATCGTTAATGTGTTTTTGTAATACGCAATATTACAAATGGCACCGTCCAATCCCTGCGAATCACCTACCGTCAGTACATCTTCTCCGCTATGATACCGCGGATAGGGATGGGTAGAATCAAATTTAAACACGCGTACTAAATTTCCGTTGAGATACAGTTCAACTTGGGAACCCGCCGACCAATAATTAAATACCAAATGATTCCATTTTTGTGCCGTCATTTCTAAAAGCATGCTAGTATTCTCGCGGTTGGCATTTTGTTCAGGGTCCGGTGATCCTGAAAATGTGATCTGATACACGTCTTTGACATTTATCGTATCGGAAGAATTTAAATATAACACCTGAGGTTTCATGCCGTAAGTATCAGACCCATAACTGAGAATGTTTTTAGTTGCTGCGTCTGTATTGTTATGCGATTGTTGGTTCAGATAAATCCACATTGAAATGCCATAGTTCGCGTTCGGGGTATTCGTCACCGTTTTTGCGTTTGTGTCTGTAATTGTAATGAGGGGTAGGGTATCGGTAGGAACTTTTTGAGGCGTATCTAAAAACAAATAATTACGTAAAATGGGGACGGAATCCTTTTCTATCGTGCGGTTGATGGCCAGAGGAACCGCAATATATCCGATGACTAATAGGATTTCCAGTACAAACAACACAAACACACTGTTGGTTGTCATGCGGATTTGTTTCATCACGTATTCCAAACCATCACTAAATAGACAGGGAATTAAAAAGATTAGGTCGAAAATGAATCCCCACACTCCTGGCCGGTTTCTCAAACTGTTTCCGAAGAATTTATAAACAAGAGCCAGTGCGACAATGATAATAAACAACACAATAATGAAAAAAATCTTGTTTAAAAAGTACGTGTACGTTTGCGCCTTTGGAGAGGAACCGTTGTAGTAAAAAATGAGAACAAACAATAAAACACAAAAGGACAGGATGGTGCCAAAAATGACTTTTCGGTCCTTTTTATTGTTTAACAACAGAAGAGAACCGATGGCCATAAAGAGTAAAAATAGCAGGAAAAATATGTATTTACACGATATCACAATCTTATCAATTTCATCCGACTTTTTATTCGCGGTAGAGGATACATTGACTACATTAAAAACATCAATCACGTTGACAATTTTGGCGGCGCTGGCTTGAAAATAAATCTGTACAATCAATACCGCCAGGAAAATAACAATCGTCAACAAAAAAAGGAATATGAGCAAACACGGCATGATATCGGGGGATTTCAGTATGTTGAGAACCTTATCGGAAAAATTTTTTATTATAATGTCCCGTATTTCCGTATAATTAGACATGATGTTACCGAACTATTCTAATACGACTATAGATTATTACTATATTTTATGTACTATATTACACCGTTGGTATACTACAAGTTTTCCATAGCAGTCTTTTTGCCGTGACATTCTCGGCATAATGCCACTAAATTGTCAATGTGATTACTTCCCCCGTTCTCCAAACGAACGGTGTGATCGACCTCAAACCAGGCAGACAACTGATTTTTACAGTCTCCGCAGCACCAGTTTTGCCGGGCAGCTACAAATTTCTTTTTCGTTTCACTGACCGATCTTTTGGTGGCCTTTTTCCCGTCGTTACGACCAGAATCGAATAACCGGTTTTTGTACTGGTTCTCTACCAGAGGGGTCCCGCCTCGAACGGTTCGACCACCGTCACCGTACGACGATGTTTTCGACATGTCCAGGAGGGGAGCGATGACGCTTGTGACATTTTTATCCACGGGCAAATATTTAATATATTCGTTGGAATTGTGTAGAATGGTACGTGCCTGCTGCGGGTGTTTACGGAAAAGCCAACACAACATCAATCCCACAAATGCCACCCCCACCATCTTGTAGTATTTTTTCCAAGACAAGAGTAATTTCAAATATTTTCCGTCGGTATACATGTTACCAATAATCAACCCCGTAATCAATAAGATGACCAATTCAATCCTCATCGTGTAGGTAAGGGGAGGGGGGTCAATGTATTAGATATATTAACGGTAGAAAACATAAATTATGAAGACGGCCATAAGTATAATGGCAGCATACATGTAATGTTTTTGATTGTGTATTTTTTCACGCATATCTATAAATTTGGGTTTGTAATGTTCAAAGTAACGATCAATGCCTTCGTATAACGATATTTCCTCCTTGCCCAACATGTGGTTGTATTTATTGTGAATAAAATGAACCCAACGAATAAACGAATCACGGTGGTCTAAATAGGGCGACACCGGATATTTATCCAGCAAATGGCTAAATTTGTCACCTAATTCGGTTACAGGAATAAAAAGGGGCATATTTTGAATCAGGTCGTAGTATTTTCGCTTGGTTACTTTACTTGGGCTTTGCGGATAAGCGTGCGCCAGAGTGTGTAAAAAAAACCAATAATGCGGCCCCCATATTTCGGGATCAAAATTCATTATTGGGCAAATCTATATAGATGCTACTGAATATATTCTTTCAGTTAGTTCGCGCCTCGATTGCGTCACTTCAAAATATATTATGCGGAAGACCCTTAAAAATAACCCGAATACTACCCATAACCACACCCACAACAATAATAATTCGATGAAATCCGTCGTAAATATTTGTAATAATTGTGGGAAACCGGGTCATTTGTTTCACCAGTGTAAAATGCCCATTACAAGTATCGGAATTATAGCGTTTCGTTTTCGAGAACCGGACAAAGTACCCGAATATTTGTTGATTCGCCGGAAAGAAACCCTGGGTTACATCGATTTTATGCGCGGAAAGTATTCCGTGTATAACAAACACTACATCATGAATATGTTGAAACAAATGACGGTACACGAAAAACGCCGTCTTTGTATGGGAGATTTCAATCTACTGTGGAAGGACATCTGGGGAGAAAGTAAATATAGCAGCCAATACAAGTCAGAAGAAGTTGTATCAAGAGAAAAATACAACTTATTATTTAAAGGTATCAAAATAGACGGATTTCGCGACACTTTATTCCATTCCGAGGAATTTCCGAGTACCACAGACCGTACTATCGACCGCGATTCTACGGGCGAATCTCCCCCGGCCGAGTCTTCGTCGAAAGAACATTATACCCTGAAAAAATTGGTGGAAGAGAGCGAAAAATTCGAAGCGTGGGAAGAACCCGAATGGGGGTTTCCCAAAGGTCGACGGAACAATCAAGAGAGTGATTACGATTGTGCCATGCGGGAATTCACCGAAGAAACCGGGTATAATTCCCTGGCCTTGATATACATACAAAATGTGTTGCCGTTGGAAGAGATATTCCTGGGATCCAATTACAAGTCCTACAAACACAAGTATTTTTTAATGTACATGGATTACGAGAAATCCCTGAAAATGGGCGAATACCAGAAATCAGAGGTGAGTAAAGTTGAGTGGAAAACGTTTAAAGATTCCGTGGCCTGTTTTAGACCCTATAATTTAGAAAAAATACGTATACTCACCAACATTCATCATGGGATACAATCCTTGAATATTGTTCAAGGTTGATCGTTACACAAAAGTATGATGTGATGTGAAATGTAATGGGGGACTATTATATTATATCATATATCTATATGATATAGTAGTAATGTCTCTCAAGATAAGAAAAGAACGAGGTCCAAAATATTATCGATGGAACGACGTTAAAAAAGAATATCAATTACGCAAACCTTACGAATGCGGGGATGATCCGGAAAACCCCGGGGGTAAAATTATTCCCCTCGGTTTAAAAAATATACTGGTTGAGCAAAATAAATGGGAACCATACGTGGCGTATTTTGAAGAAAAACGGATTCCCTACCGAATATTTGACGATTTACCCAAAAAACCGGCGAAAACCCAAAAAAAACGCATCAAAATTGTGGATAAGTTGACCGAACAATCCCCGCAAAAATCGCCGGGTGCGACGTCACAAAAAAACCGTGTGTCACCGCCGAAACGCAATACAACCCGGAAAATCAAAATTGTGCGCGAATTACCCATCCGAGAAGTTTCCATAGCCATTCCCGGACTGCCGATTAATGACGAAGATGATGTGTCGACATCTGACGCACCTTCCACTGCTACTATTACTGAAGACATTGCACCGGCAGTACCTCCTACTCTTCCTGAACCGCCCGCACCCGTCCCCGAAGTGGTAGCGGAAAATGACTCCCTACCGGAGTCTTCCGAATCTCCGACGGAAGCACCGGCACCCTTTATCCCGTTTGAAAAGTCGGATTTCCTCTATCCAGAACTGGAAGACAAGGAGTTCAACGTGAAATTGGCCAAACACAAGGAATTTTTCGATACCAAGTATGACGGTAAAATTTACGACATTAAATCACAGGCCGATATTTTGTGTCACGCCGACTTTGAACTCATGCCTCACCAGATTTTTGTCAAAAATTTCATGTCGTTTAATACCCCTTACAACAGTTTGTTGATGTATTTTGGTCTGGGTAGTGGCAAAACGTGTGCCGCGATTGGGGTTGCCGAAGAAACCCGTACACATATGAAACAGATTGGTATGAACAAATCTATTTTCATTGTTGCTTCTCCGAACGTTCAAGACAATTTCCGGCTCCAATTATTTGACGAAAATCGGCTCAAACTGGAGAACGGGGTGTGGACCATACAATCCTGCGTCGGTGAAGCTCTCTTGTCTGAAATCAATCCCACCTACCTGAAAACCATGAAAAAGGATCGCATTGTGAACCAGATAAAATCAATCATTTCCGAACACTATGTATTCATGGGGTATACTCAATTCGCAAATTTCATCCAAGATTCTGTCGAAATAAAAGGGGTCAGTTACACCCGAGAAGAAAAGGATCGAATTAAAAAACAGAAGATTCGGTCGGTCTTTAACAACCGTCTCATTATTATTGACGAAGTACACAATATTCGTATTACCCGTGAAAATAAAAATAAAAAAACCGCCGAATTACTAATGGATGTGGTGAAACACGCGGATAATACCCGGCTGCTCCTCTTGTCTGCCACACCAATGTACAATTCTTACGAAGAAATTATATGGCTAACAAATTTGATGAATCTGAACGATAAACGAGGTACGATCAAAATAAGCGATGTATTCAATAAAGACGGCGATTTCCACGAAAAGGATGAGAAACACCCTGAAAGTGGTAAAGAACTGTTGACGCGTAAATTGACGGGATATGTATCTTACGTTCGTGGTGAGAACCCCTACTCTTTCCCGTTCCGTGTCTACCCCGAGGGCACCGGATTCGGCGGAAATGTCCGCTATCCGACCCTACAGATGAACGGCAAACCAATGGATCCGCAACAGACCATCAAATATTTACCCCTGTTTTTGACGACTTTACGACCCAACGGACATCAGCAACGGGTGTATGATTATGTGATAAAATACATGCGTACTTACGACCCCACCATTCATGTCGATATTGATCCGTCCCAGATGGATTCGTTTGGCTACATCGCACTTCAACGCCCCCTCGAAGCACTCAACATGACCTACCCCTGGTACGATTTTGAACAGCGGCGCGGAGAAAGTACCCCGGAAGAAGAAAAATACCTCATTTCCAACATGTTGGGTTCTCAGGGACTCGCAAACACCATGTCCTACAAAGAGATGGCCGGGGACAAACCCCTGCGATATAATTACGAATACCGCGATCTTCGGCACGGACGCATTTTCAGTCCGGAGAACATTGGAAACTATAGTTCAAAAATTGCCCAAATATGCGAGATGATTCAACGCTCCCAAGGTATAGTGTTGGTCTATTCACAGTGGATTGATGCCGGTCTTGTCCCCCTGGCCCTGGCTCTCGAAGAAATGGGGTTCACGCGGTACGGTTCCGAGACACACACAAAACCTCTATTTAAAGATCCACCGGTAGAACCCATCGACGCTATGACGATGAAACCCAAATCCGAGGCTCTGGCGGAAAATGGTACATTCCATCACGCAAAGTATGTTATGATTACCGGAGACATGGTGTTTTCACCGAATAATGATGCGGACCTTAAATATTTGAATGCGCCCAGAAACCGCGACGGTAAATATGTCAAGGTGGTGTTGATTTCCAAAGCCGCGGGCGAGGGCGTCGACTTCAAAAACATCCGTCAAATTCATGTGATGGAGCCGTGGTTCAACATGAACCGTATTGAACAGATTATCGGTCGCGGTGTACGTAATCTGAGTCATTGCCAACTCCCTTTCGAACAACGCAACGTAGAAATTTATCTACACAGTATCCAGAACGGTGAAACCGAAACGGCCGATCTCTATATTTATCGGTTGGCCGAGAAAAAATCCGTCAAAATTGGTCAAGTTACACGATTATTGAAAGAAACTGCGGTGGATTGTATTCTCAATGTGGGACAAACGAATTTTACCGCCGAAAAATTGCGACAACTGGCCAAGAACAATGTAGTCACTATCCAAATATCCAGTGGAAAAACGGTCGAATATACGGTGGGGGACAAACCTTTCACCGAAATATGCGACTACATGGCGTCATGTGAGTATCAATGTTCTCCCAATGTCCCTTTGGAAACTCTTCAGAATGAGGTCACCACCACCACCTACAACGAGGATTTTCTGCAAGGAAATCGCGCAAAAATTATGAAACGCATCCGCGATCTTTTTCGCGACATTCCGGGATACAAACAAGGCAAACATTTTTTCCGCGAAGACGAACTCATTCGATCCGTCAACATTGTCAAAGAATATCCGATTGAACAAATTTACGCTGCACTCACGGCCATGATAGACAACCAGAATGAATTGTTGTTGGACCGGTACGGAAGGTTGGGGCGGTTAATCAACCATGGCGAGTATTACGCTTTCCAACCGATTGAAATTACAGATAAAAATGCGTCTATTTACGACCGTAGCCGACCGGTGGATGTAAAACCCGCGGGGGTTACCATAGAATTATCCGAACAAAAAGAAACCGCGACATCCTCAGATACGACCGAAGCAACCACCGTGGTTCCACAGACCACATTGTTCCGCGAAGTCTTCAAAGAAATCACCGAAAATTATCGGTTGGCTTTCCTAAAAAACGTCACCGTAACCACGGGAGAAAAGAATTGGTACAAAAACATGAGTGTGGTTATCAATCATTTAATCGAACAACATGCGATGTCGTTGGAGAACCTACAACGTCATGTTATCTACCATATATTGGACGAAATGCCCTTTTCGCAAAAAAAGGTGGTTCTCAACACAATTTACGCCGAGAATTGGAAGCCCATCGACAACATTGATACCTATATGAAGGAATTTTTTGATGAACGTATCCTAGTGTCCGAACGCGGATTAATCGGGATCACCCTCTCCAACGGAAACGCCCCTCCCGATATCTTTGTTCAACGGGAACATACCTGGGAAAAGGCCGAATTTACCGAAACAAATGCTCTGTTGCGGTCTCAAAATTATCGCGATAAGAATATTTTCAACAAAAACCGGTTGAATCAGATCATCGGATTCATGGCGTGGATCGAAGGCCAACAAGAATATACATTTAAAATACGGGATTTAAATGACGGGGTCAATAAAAAAGGCGCACGTGTGAATCAAGCGCTCACCAAAGATCTCATCACCAAAATTAACCAAATACTGGGAGAACAAATGTATACCACTGAAAACGTAAAAACGTTCTTCGGCGATGGTAAAAATCGTCTCGTGGTGGTTCTAGAATGCCTTATACGGGATTTCCAACGCGAAAACCGCGAAGATAAACTGTGGTATTTAACTCACGAACAGGTTCTCCTGAACGGAATTTTGAACTATTCTCGGAAAAATTGATCCCCGAATAAAAACTACCGTACATATAACAACATAGTATTTAGTATTATATATAAGTTATCGTGCAGTCAAAACCGAGAATGTACCGTAAATCCTCGAACGAAAAACGGGACACCAAACACTTGGGGAATGAATCCAAGGTATATGGCGTATATACGGACGCAATGTTGACCAAAAAAATATTATTGAATATTACCGAAATTGGTAAAAACGTCAAGGAAAATTTACAGAAAAAAATATCCAGCACCATGGAGGGCAAATGTATCGAAGAAGGGTTTATTCGACCGGGATCGACGCGAATTTTAACATATTCCAATGGTGTAATAAATACCGAGAATGTGGAATTTCAAACGGTATTCACGTGTAAAATGTGTCATCCGGTGGAGGGCATGTTGATTGAGTGCCAAAGCAAAACGATTACCAAAGCGGGTATTCATGCCGAGGTGATGGACAATGACAACATTCCGGTTACTGTTTTTGTAGCGCGCGATCATCACAATATGGATCGCCATTTTCAATCGGTCAAGGAGAACGCGACGATATTTGTCAAGGTTATCGGAATCCGTTACGAATTAAATGACCCGTACATTTGTGTGATCGGTAAACTGGTAGATCGTCCCGCGGAGCGCGGAGCTGCGCAACCGGCCCATAAGGCTCGCAAGACTACCCGGGGAGGTCATCCGACAGATGCGTCTTTTGACGGTGACCCTCACTTGGGCGGTTCAGACAGTGATAGCGGGAGCGAATCCAGTGATAGTGGCAGTGAAAATTGAGATAGACAGGGTAACCGGAAACACGATGTATATTACTTTTCGTTAAAATAATATAGATTTTGCCGGTAGATACATGTATATTTTACATTCGTCGCCGCAAATCATGACCGCCGCTAAAAAACACGCATTTTATCTGGATTTAGAGAACATTAAAAATAAAATAGAGTCCATGACGAAAAATCACCAAATTGAGATTCTGAAAATTCTGAAGAGTTCTCCGGAAGTTAAAATTAACGAAAACAAAAGTGGGGTGTTTGTTAATTTGACTTTTTTGCCCGATGATGTGTTGGCTGGTATACGTAATTATTTGAGTTATGTCCACGACCAAGAAAACTCGTTGTTGGAGCTGGAAAGCCAAAAGAAGGCGTTCAAAGATACCTTTTTCGACGATAACGAGTTAAATAATTTGTAGTAGTCACATTCATCATGACGACCGTTGTCACGACGAATTTACCGAATATTCCCCGGTTTTCGATCATCGTTGCCGTCAGCGCAATTACACGGGGGATCGGATACCAAGGTAAAATCCCGTGGAAAAATAGAGAAGACATGGCATTTTTTCGTAAAACCACACGGGAAGTTCCCTCGGACGATTACACCAATGTCATCATTATGGGCCGAAAAACGTTTGAAAGCTTGGGGGGGATCGCTCTCCCCGCACGGTTAAACATCGTGTGTTCGAGTTGTATAGAACCAGGTGAAAATCACACAACCGGGGTCGTGGTAGTAAAAACCCTGAACGAAGCACTCGAATTCCAACCATCGCATAAAAAAATTCACAAACGTTTTGTCATTGGCGGCGAACAATTATACCGAGAGGCGTTGTTGCACCCCGGATGCGAGGAACTCTACATCAATCATCTGATTTTTACTCCCGGCGCCGAGCCGGTGTGTGACACTTTTTTCCCTCCGGTTGATACGGATGTCTATACCGGGGTAGATGCGGCTGTTTACACCTGCGACGATAGCCCGGATATGACGGTGTCGAGCATCATATACAAACATTATACCCGTAATTACACACTGGCGGCAAAACCACAGCGGACCATGATGTCTTGATAATAATCCGCCTTCTTGTATTTTTTGGCGGTACTGCGATCAATCTCCAATATATCAAATATACGTTCGAGTTCATCCGTTTTATAATTTGAAACGGCCCTCAGCGGTAAATCGTGGTTTTCAAATTTAAATTTGGTGTTGTGTATGTCTTGTAGAAGGGCCGGATCGGGTTTTACTACCAAGCTTACATCGTGTTTTCCGCGCTTATACAATAGAACAATCTGGGAAAAGTCGCGAGTGGCGGGTTCCTTTGCCGCAATTTCCACATAATAAGGTTCCGGTTCTCCCCGAGAATTTAAAAAGAGAATCCAAAAATGTAGATTGTGGTACACCGCATACATAGTCAACATGTCCAACGTCATGTGTTTGTTCGTCATAAAATCGGACATTGTTTCTTGTAACAGGGCCTTTGTTATTTTTTTGGGGACGTTTTTGGCGGTAGTGGGGGACTGTTTCATGCGTTCCATCATTTTATGTTTTTCTTCGATTTCGGTGTTTCCGTATCTATGTCCAATTTTGTGATATTCAGGGTAACCATACAGTGTAATAAACACACACCAGAACAAATTGTCAGGTTTTCTTGGAAAAATACCCGGCATCCGATCTTCACGGCGGGACACCCCGACCGTTGACGGGGGCTTGTCCACCAAGGGGGCGGTCGGTGGTACCGAGACGATCGGTTCGGGGATCGCGATTGGTACGTCAACTAAAGGCGGGGGGTGAGCACAAGGATCACCACGCGGTATTGGTGTATGAGAAGAGGATTCTGGTCGGGATTCTGGTCGGGTTAAATACATAAAAGGTTCCAAAATCGATACGGTAGAAACATGCTGAAACACATTGTTCTCTACAAAAAGATCGAGATAAAATACCATGATGAGTGAATTGGTATGTGTGTGAGGAATTTTTAATATCAATTTTTGTCAGTGATACAAAATTGATATTATTGAGTAGTAATATAATAATATTCAACTATAATATACATCCACCGCTGAAAATAATACTATGAACAGGGAACCTATCGAAAAAATAGATTCCACCGCTAGTCACACCGATGAAAAAAATAAAAAACCAAAAGAATTGCTCGAGAAATTGGTCGCGGCCTATTTAGCAAGTAATCCCATACAAAGAAGCGATCGAAAAGTCAATGAGGTTGAGATCCGGTTCAATACAAACACACGTAAATTTCGCGCCTTGTCTAAAATCGACTACGATAATGTGGTAAAAACTCTGTATTCGTACGGCTTTAAAACCGATTTACCGGAAGGATTCCACAGTCTGCGTATTTTTCACGAATATATGGACAGTCGGGGAAAAATGACCATGTCTAATATCCGTACCGAAATTGTAGGGCTCGATCTCATACAAGAATATTGCCGAACCAACAGTATTCAAAAAATACTCGACATGCCGTCTACGACGTACGACAAAATCAAATTCACCCAAAAATCGTTGCCAGAATATGCGGGAGAACGTATTTATCCCGTGTCATTTGACGACTTTAATTTAAAAATTTCCTACCAGCTGGAACAAAATTCGACCGCGCGATCGGATTTTATACGCGGTATTTTGGAGAAATGGACAGAAAAACACAAAACTTTCCGTTATTTGAACCGGGTACGGTTCCATCATCCCGATCTCCCGATATTTGCCGACATCAGTATTGTACGTAGTTCCAAAGCAAACCGCGGAGAACCCATGAAATTTTACGACATTCAGGATTCGGGGGTTCTCGAAGGCGTCGAAAAATACGAAATCGAAATGGAAATCGATAATTCGCGTGTGGGGGCAGGTACCGAGTACAACACCAACAAAAAGATTGTGGATTTAATACGTAAATCTATCCGTATTGTCTTGTCGGGGCTCCAAAGCACGCCCTATCCCATTTCCTACCTTGATCGCGACGACGTATTATTCGATTACATGCAGGTGATCAAGGGCGACGAATATCAACGGGGAAAAGTACACAACCGGGATTTTATTGGTCCATCTTCAGTGACTCTACAACTTGAAAACATCATGGATCCTTCGGAACAACGCTCGCAAGTTCCGAATATCACTTTAAATTATACGGTAACCGATAAAGCCGACGGTGAACGGCGGCTACTTTTTATAGACAAGGACGGAAAAATCTTCATGATTGACACAAACATGAATGTTATTTTCACCGGGGCCAAAACCGCGGAAAAATCCCTGTTTTACAGCATACTAGACGGAGAATTTATATCCTACGACAAACAAAAACGCCCGGTTAATTTGTACGCGGCGTTTGACATTTATTTTATCAATAAAAAATCGACACGCGAGTTTGCGTTTGCGCCGTCGGGAGACCGCAATGAAGAAGACATCGAGGCGGCGGTAGTGGAAAATACCGAACCCACGAAATCCGCCGTCCCAGAAAAAGAAAACGCGGCTAAGAACGTGCGTTATCGGCTCCAATTACTACAACAGTTTGTGTCGCGTATTAAGCCGGTATCGATTATTGCGCATTCCGGAGATGGTAACACTACGAAAACCTGCGAGTTCACAATCAAATGTAAGAATTTCTGTATGACGTCACCGGGGGTGAGTATTTTCCAGGCATGTTCGCGCATCATGTCGGATATATACGACGGAATTTATCCCTACAATACAGATGGTATGATTTTTACACCGTCAAATACGGGGGTGGCGTCTAGTGTGGTCGGGAAAGCCGGTCCTCTCCAAAAAATTTCGTGGGAAAGATCGTTTAAATGGAAACCCGCCGAATTCAACACCATCGACTTTTTAGTTTCCATTAAAAAAGACAAGTCGGGTAAAGATGAAATACACCATATTTTTCAAGATGGTAAAAACGTCGAAGGACTACAAAACGTCATTCAGTATAAAATATTGGAGTTGCGGTGCGGGTTTAACGAAAAACGCGACGGCTATCTCCAACCATTCCAAGATATTTTGGACAATAAATTACCGTCTCCCGATTCGGACGAAAATGAATCCGCCTATAAACCGGTAAAATTTCAACCGACCAACCCTTCTGACGAAAACGCCTGCTACGCGAAAATACTTTTACGCGAAGACAAACACCATAATATGTCGATGTTTACACTGGACGGCGAATATTTTGAAGACCACATGATTGTAGAATTTAGCTACGATATGACCAAAACCGACGGATGGAAATGGGTACCATTGCGGGTAAGATACGACAAAACGGCAGAATTGCGTAACGGCTTAAACAATTTTGGCAATGCTTACCATGTGGCAAATTCGAATTGGCAATCAATTCATCGACCCGTAACAAAAGAGATGATTACGGAGGGCAAGGGTATTCCCAAATTTTTGGACGTTTACGGTGAAGAAGAAAATGGTACCGACGAAGCTGGCGAAGGTATTTATTACAACCGTGGACGTGATGATCAAAGCCAACAAAAACGTACACGCTCCTTGCGCGATTTCCACAATCTTTACGTGAAACGTAAATTGATTTTGGGAGTAGCTAACCGTAAAGATATTCTCATTGATTATGCGGTGGGAAAAGCCGGCGATATATCTAAATGGCTACAGGCAGAACTGAGTTTTGTGTTGGGAGTTGATATTTCGCGCGACAACATTCATAACCGGTTAGACGGCGCCTGTGCGCGCTATTTGAACTACAGAAAAAAGAGCAACAACACGCCCGCCGCACTGTTTGTCAACGGAACAAGTGCCCAGTTTATTCGCAACGGTGATGCTTTGACGACCTCCAAAGACAAGGAAATTGCCGCCGCCGTATTTGGTAACGGTCCCAAGGACGTCCGGCAGTTGGGACAAGGCGTTTATAACCAATACGGAGTGGCGGCAGATGGATTCCACGTGAGCTCATGCCAGTTTGCCCTCCACTATTTTTGGGAATCTAAACGTAGTCTTCACACGTTCCTGCGTAATGTGGCAGAATGTACACGGTTGAATGGTTATTTCATCGGGACATGTTACGACGGTGAAACTGTTTTCAAACTCTTGAAAGACAAAAACGAGGGAGAGTCGATCACCATCTTCGAAAACGAGCGTAAAATTTTCGAACTGACCAAACACTATTCGCAGAACGGATTTTCACCCGACGACACGAGTATTGGTTATGCGATCAATGTGTACCAAGAAACCATCAACAAGACGTTTCGTGAATATTTGGTTAATTTCAACTATCTGGTAAGTGCGCTCTCTGATTATGGATTTGTATTAGTAGAAGACCAAACCGCACGGAAAATGGGTCTACCTGCCGCCACCGGTCTCTTTTCCGATATGTTTGACGCCATGAAATCCGAAAACATCCGTAACCCGAACACCGCCAACGATTACGGTACGGCCCCGATGCTTACCACCGACGAAAAGCGTATTTCGTTTTTAAATCGCTATTTTGTGTTTCGTAAAACGACCCGGGTAAATACCGAAAAGGTCTTTAAACAAATGATGCGTCAAGATATAGAAGTGGCCGACACGGTTTCTGAAGCAACCAAGGAAATTTTCAAGGAAACCCCGGAACCCTCGTTCAAAAATATCAAGATTGGAAAACCCAAAGGCAAACGAGTGACTGTATTGGCATCCACGAACGAAATCACCACGACGACCACGCCCGAACCGACGGTGACCATTGAGCCCACCCCCGAACCGCCCAAAATTCGTTTCAAGATTGGAAAACCCGCGGCATCGCAAAATAAGGCCCCGTAATTCGTCCAGATAATTTTATTTCGGTAAAACACATAAACCGTTGAGTTCTTGTAATATATCCTATTGTGGCTTTGAAATAGAATATATTTCCATGATTTATTTTAAATTACCGAGAATCAATAGCGCAATATATAAATATATCGATTATGTGAAAAAAGACGAAGATGCTGACGGGGTGTTTGACGGAAACCCCCATACCAATGCGAGTAGTGGACCAGAAATTCATCCACGTATGTGTGGTGTAAAATATTCCAATTCGTTGGCCGAGTACTTGTACGAAATCAAGAACAAGATAAAGTTTTACGAAAAGGAGTGGGACAAGTATAAAAAATACACCAATCCGTACGAATTTATCAATACCTTGGTCCCGGGTAAAAACAAGTGTGTCTCCAAATATCGTCCGTTGTCGCGTTCCTATTTTAAAATGATCGAACTCTTACATTTTTTTATCTATGACGAAACCGCGACTACGGGTAAAACACCCATTCGTACATTTCATCTGGCGGAAGGACCCGGAGGATTCATTGAAGCCGTAGTAAATACACGTAATAACCCGGCGGACGTATATGTCGGCATGACGATTTTATACGACACTGTAACGAATTCCGGCGGCGAGACGGTTCAAAGGTTTGTGACGGAAGATCATTCCAAAAAAAATCAAACCGTTCCGGGGTGGAAAAAGAGCGATTATTTTTTAAAGTCTCATCCCAATGTTCAAATTGAAACAGGTGCGGACAGAACCGGTAACATTCTATCGATCGAAAATTTCTTATACTGCAGAGAAAAATACGGGTCTTCCATACATCTGATCACCGGAGACGGCGGTTTCGATTTTTCGGTAGATTTCAATAATCAGGAAATCAACATTCGACATCTATTATTTGGTCAAATGTGTTACGCACTGTGTTTACAAAAGCGCGGGGGGAATTTTATTTTGAAAACATTTGACTGTTTTATGGAACATACGGTGGATATATTGTATATACTCTCGGCATTTTATGAAAATGTCTATATCACCAAACCGAAAACCAGCCGGTACGCGAATTCCGAAAAATACATTGTATGTAAAAACTTTATATTGTTCAATGATTCGGCCATTTTTCCCTATCTTAAAAACGCATTTTACAAAATGACGGTAAATATGCTTAAGGAAACTCGACGCAGCAACAGTTTGGGTGACTATGAACGCAATCACAAACCCGGAAACATTACTCTCAATAAAGACGGTGTTGCGGATTCGTGGTCCGATGGGCAAGCAGAACCGGAGGAATGGCTTACAGAAACCTACCGATTTTTAAAAGTACCCATTCCCTCGTATTTTATCTATAAAATAGAGGAATACAATGCCATTTTTGGTCAACAACAGATTGAAAATATTTATCAGACCATTGCGCTTATTGAACAACATGTGAATCACGACAGTCTGTGTGAATATCCGGGAGAGAGACGTAGCGGACTCCATCACCAACCCAAGAATGCGGTGACCTCGGCGGACCACACCAAAAAATTCGCAAATTTCAACCAGAACCGCAGTCACACGGTTTTGTCTGATCTATCGGAAAAACTGGAAGCGTTGGTTCGAAGTAACATACGAAAATGCGTACAGTGGTGTAATTACCATAACATTGCCTACAATGTTATCGACGATATTTATTAGTAACGGTACTTGCGTTTAACCGTTGCGTAAATTACGTAGAGTTCGGATAATCTTACATTTTTGGAGTTTTCCCGTGTACTGATTGACCACCGGAGTATTGATGATCGAAAACCCCACACGATCCTTGAGCGTATAACCGTAAGGTGGAACGCCATACGCCATCGCATCTGCAGTCTGTTTGCCAAACGCCGTGCGAAACGTATTACCCGCCGTATTGATCGTATTATAACGAATACGGGTGATGAGATCGCCCGCACTAACCGCACCCTGCCGGGCAAACTGGGGATTGTTCGGTTTGTAATAAATCGGGACATAATTTGGTTGCAGTGAGCCCGAAACTTGACCAAATATAATTTGGTTGGTCGTGTTTGCTAAACTCTGGGGGTACGTTCCGGGAGTGTACCCCAATCCCACTTGGAAGATTGGTGCGCTGGGTAACGTGACCCGGGGAGTTTCCCCCGAAGTATTGTTTATTGTCCAATTCGCAATGTTAGGAAGATTGTAATTAGTCGTATTGTAAATAGCCGTAGTTAAAGAATCCAATTCAATGCGATTATTCTGACCGTTATAAACAAACTGCATCAAAAATACGGGACTGCTAGTGGTGCGATTAATCAAATAATGATTATTTTTGAACATCACCGATTGGAACAAGTTATTGAAATCCGTAATATCGTAATTTCCTACCGGGACATTCACCGTAACCTGCGCATTACTGACATCAATCCAGGTATAGGTAAAAGAAGTAGCAACATTGACTTGGAATTTGGGGCAATGGTTAACTCCATTGGCGGAATAAATATTCGCCGACGCCCCCAATGTACCCGGAACGGCCGAAGCGTCGCCTTGGCGAATGTGGAAATATTGGTTCTGTTTAAACGTACGGTTTCGGCTCGTTAAGTATTGATAACTGTCGGTACAATAACTCATATTATTTGCGGCGGTGTTGAATTTCTTTTGAATCATTCCGGCACTGCGTACTCTACGTAAAGCATTCTGTTCCGTCGACTGAAACGCCAAACACGTTGTGGTAGAGGTGTTGGCCCGAGGGGGGTGTTCACACGAACTGCTGTCGTATTTCAAATTTACCGTTGTAGCTAAACCGCTTGGCTTCGGATAAGAAGTGACGATCGTTTGCCCGGGATTGTCGTTTTGGTATAATAACGATGTACGTGGGTTACACGGAACACTGACACTGGCAATCTCTCTGCGGTATATTTGAAGAGGGAGCGGATTCAAGAGTTGTGTGGGGGTTAACCGAGTGGTCTTTATGGGTCCGTTGAATTTAACGGCAGAATTTATGGCAGGTTTGGTGGTCCCTTTCCATTTAATATTTGAAGTTAAGATATCTCGGCTAAAAACATCAGGTGCTGCCATGTAACGATATATTCGTTTGATACAATATAATATATCGTATATTAGATTCCACGCCGCGAACCGGGTTTACCTGACATTTGGCGAGATACGGCGATTGATACATGCTCATCGTAGTAGGAGGTAAGCATGTATAACTACTGCGAGTACGTATAGGGTAGACAGATCACCCACGTGAAATATTATTATGGAATAATATAATAAATACTTACCCACATGATTAGTCAACGAGAATGAACGGTGTAAAAGATATCAAATTGTCCAGTGAAACACCCTCACAAAAATATGAAGCACAAAAAATAGCTAAAATTGTTTACGATATTCCCAAATTCAATGTTAATAACGTTTTTTTGTTGGAAAGCAAGAAAAACATGATCATGGAAGGGAAATTCACTAAAATCATTTATTCGGACGCATTTTTTGTGTTGTACGGTATTTTTTTGAAAGTTCCGATGATGATTGAAGGAACCACTACCGACAATGCGACGGGCAACAAAAAGTTTTATCGGTTTAATATCCAAAATATCACACACGAAAATACGATGAACGAGATTATTCATATTGAGACCCGTATTTTAGAATTTTACAAGGAGGTTTACAATATCAATAAAAAACTGAATACCATTTTACGTAATCAATTATACAACGGTTACATAAAAATATACAGGAATCCCGGGGGAGAAGAAGGTTCAGAAAAATCTACGGCAGACGATACCAAATCGACTATTTTCCCACGTAAAGTTAATTTTTTGTTGAAAATATCCGGGGTATGGGAAGACAACGAAAGTATTGGACTCACCTACAAATTTGAAGGTTTATAGGCGCATTCCCATTGCCGGTTTTCTGCGCGAGGGTGCGGATATGGGGTTTTTAAAGGGTGCCGCACCATTGCGTAAATCGTAGTTTTGGGTAAACGCCTTGTTCTCTTCCCGCGGCGTATAAAAATACGAAATGTCCACAAATCCGGTGGTTTCGTTGTACGTTTGTTGTATATTCGTGATGGAATTGATACCCTCTAAAGTATTGGATTGATACAGATCATATTCCGTGCGATTGATATTGCGGGTAATTCCTTCCGAAAAGTGGAGCATGTTGGGGTCCAAAATGGGATAGAATTGGTTACGGTCGATAGTCATACCCGCTTTTAACACCCGGGTTTGGAGCAAATTGTCTTCGTATCCCCACGCCCAAAAGTTAGGAAATCCGTTAATTTTCTCGAAATCTGCCGCATTGATTGACACAATTCCGCCCAGTGTAAATTTGAACCCGTAATAATGCTTTACCGTACCTGGAGTGGTAAAGTAATTCAAGAAATTTTTGGTATAAGGCATGATGTCAATGTCATTGAACACCAGGGTAATGTTTTGATAATCGTTGGGATACATGTTTTTTACCGTAATAAATCCGATGTTTTTCATCGCCCCGCGGTTAAACTCGCGGTCGTCCTTTTGGTGTAAATATAGAATTTTGTAGGAACTTGGCGGCATGTCTTCCAAGATGACTTTCATGTGGTTGGAAAAAAACTCGTACTGTTTTTCACGGTTGCGATAAGGGACGATAAAGATCAGAGAGGGGGTAATTGGGGAAGGATTGTCCACGATGAACGAAATGTTCTCCGGGGGGTAAATGTCGCCCATTTCGGGAGGCAAATCCGGAGTACTTTGCGAAGGCACGGGGTCGGGTATAGGATCCGAGATCTCCTCTTCGGCAGGGGCGGGGGTCTCCTCCTCGGCAGGGGCAGAGGTCTCCTCCTCGACAGGGGCGGGGGTCTCCTCCTCGACAGGGGCGGGAGTTTCCTCCTCGGTAGGCGCAGGGGTCTCCTCCTCGGCGGGCTCGGGGGTCTCTTCCTCGACGGGGGCGGGGGTCTCCTCCTCGACTGGGGCGGGAGTTTCCTCCTCGGCAGGCGCAGAGGTCTCCTCCTCGACGGGGGCGGGAGTTTCCTCCTCGGCAGGCGCAGAGGTCTCCTCCTCGACGGGGGCGGGAGTTTCCTCCTCGGCAGGCGCAGGGGTCTCCTCCTCGACGGGCTCGGGGGTCTCCTCTTCGACGGGCTCGGGGGTCTCCTCTTCGACGGGTTCGGGCGCAGGCACGTCTTCCTCCTCCGGAACCGTCATATCCTGGTTCTCTAAAATAACCTCAACATTTTCTTCTTCGTTTGTCATTTCAATAAATATATTTTATATTTTAAAAACATATTCTTTTCGAATAAATCTCTAAATATGTTTATCAACAAAAATAACACAGTATGGTATAGTTATCATGGAGGATCCTTTGTTAGAAAGTGATCTAAATGAATATTTAGGGGATAATTTAAGAAATATAAATGAATTGAAAGATTTGATAGATGGGTTGCAATACGACCCCGAAATACTACAAGGTAAGACATTAACTACTATAAAAGATCAACGCAAGATCATCATGAACAATCCTGAAAAAAAAAATGAACTACAAATGCTGATATTTACTACACGGCTTTTATACGATTATATCGACCTCGTTCACGATTTTACCATTTGCGTGGATTTTTTGAATGATTTTATAAAATCGATCCTTCTCACTTCGAAATCAGGTACCCCTAAGAATTCAGAACTAGAACTTAAAGAATTTGTCGCGGATTTATGTTCGGGAGGATTCCAGGGTAATATACGGGTTAAACGTTCCTACGCATTACAATTAGAAATACTCGAACGATTCATTAAAGGCTTGACGTCCCCGTCTCTCGGGTTTACGGTACCGAGTCGAGTAGAATATATCAGTGTGGCAAAAGAAAATTTAGACGACATCATCAAAGAAGAAAAAACCTACTACCGTGAATCAGGACGTGGTCTAGATGGCTATTCCAAACTGGCGAAACTTATTAAAAAGAACGCGGTAGGGGACATTGACGGATGCGCCGGAGAGTGTTCACTGGCAAGCAAGCGAGAACAAATCACGTGGGAACAAGTGTTATTAGGTTTTATTAATGCTAAAATAAAAACAAACATTTCACCGGGTGTCAATCAACTAATCTTACAGACGAAATCTCCGTATGATAACATCAAGGTTGACGACATTGAATTGGTGGTTAACCTATACGACAAGGTAACGCTAGATAATGTGTTAAAATTTTTGCCAGCGTATATAGCAGACAAGGCGGTTAGAAACGAGGCGTCTTCCAAAGATGCCATTGAAATCGTATCTTTTCGCAATAATACGACCAATGAAAATTTACGGGATAAACTGTTTGAAGTTCTTAGCGGAAAAACGCAAGTCAGAGCCAAGGTAGACGACAAATACCAAAAGTATTTCATTTTTTTCATTCTTATCAAGACTATCTGTGACAAAATGGTAATTCAGCGTATTAAAGAACTCGAGAAGGAACGTCGCAATATCGATATTGTGTGTACAACCGATACCTATGTCCCCACCATACCAACCATTGAATACTTGTGTGGGGAAATTGATTTTTGTACGGCGGGGTTTCTCTCCAACAGTCAGGGTTGGAACGTTTTCGCTTATCCGACCCTCGGCAAGGACAACCTGCTTCTGAAAAACCGCCTGTTTTATTTGATCGGGTGGTTATCACAATACGAAGACTTTAAAGAAAACAAGTCTGTAAACAAACTCGTTACAGATGTAGATGTAGGCAGAGATGCCAGCTCTATAATTGTCAATTACTTTGACGAAACCGATAAACTGTTTTTGGAAAAACAGAGAGACCTCGCCAGTTACAATATTGGCAACATAACCAGCGAAAACTTGTGGGAATTTCTCCAGGTATTGTCCGTCGCAAACATGTCGGATAAATGGACCGCCAAAAAACAGCAATTTAAAATCACAATTGGGGAAATTACGGGTAAAATTTTACAGGAGGGTATATCCAACACCGATTTTATCAACGCCCTGTTGTCTGTACCTACGACCATAGATATGGACCAAGAAATAATGGAACTGTTGAATGAATCTGACACATATCAACCGTTTGACGAGTCTGAATTTTTGGGAGAAATCTACATAGAAGTAGTTGATCTCATCTTGGGCGAAACCGAGACCGCAAAAACTATCCGAGAGAAAATGAACAAACAACAAGAATTCAACGAAAACGAGAAAAAGATATTACAAAGCGCCCGTGAAATCGCCGCAAACGTCCTGGAGAATCAAGACCAATTCAAAAGTGATCTACAAAAAATCAAAAAAAGGCTGTTTAAAAGCAAACTCAACTTGTTCAGTTTTTTGTACATAAATGCCCGGAATGGCGCCGAATTAGAAGTGATAGACGAATACTGTAAAATTAAAATTCTTATCAATTCCGGAAATTACAAGGAATTTTTGAAAGTGGTGGAAGAATTCAATAATTTGAATATAGACACTGCTCAGGTTATTTCTTTCGAAGGTGACAGTAACGGTTATCCCACTCACATCAACATACCAGTCAGTGCGCAATTTTTAATTAACTTTCTCCGGTATCTCAAGAAAGAAGGCGAAGAAAAGAAAAAAGATGGCACCATATACACCCAAAAACTAATTCGGGGTAGTTTGGGAGAAGCGCTCTACAAAATTATGGAAAAATGGATCGGCAAAACATTTCCGAACAAGAGTATGTTTATCGGTTTCTTAGAACGAGTGTTTGGTTCCGCCGTGAGTGAACGCTCTAAATCCCGTACTCAAATACCGGTTATCAGTATGAAACGGTCGCGATCTCAATCACGGTCTCAATCTCGGTCTCAATCAGAGAGTATGACTCGTAAACGTGCGAGACAGGGAGGTTCGAAACCGGGAACGGGCAGCCGAAACAAACGCCTTACCAAAAAACGTATGAATAAATTACCCAGAACATAGATATTACACACTCATGTTAGTCACACATATTTTTCCAACACGCATCGCGGGATCAGTTGATCTTTGATCATTTCCAGTTTTTTGAAACACTTGTTGATGGTCACCTCGCTCACTCCGCAAATCGCCTTGATATCCATCTTACTGATATTCAGCTGGCAATTTTGTGATATAAAGAACACGATACCGGCCGCCACCGCGTGAGGTGTATTATTATTGATAATACACTGATCCTCCACTTTATTCGCAATGAACTTGGACAACATGGTCAATTCGCCGTTGATATTGAGACGACTACAAAACCGTTCGATGAACGCAATCGGTTTAGTGGATACTAAATCGGTTTGTAGGGAAGGATCATAGTTGCGCTCAATGTTGTGTAGAATCTTCACCGCCATGGAACATCCCGCAGTTGCGCTGGTTTTATCCAGCCGGAAAATTTCGGCAATTTCGTGTGCGGTGCGTGGACAACCGTTCAACCGGCACGAAATATAAATGGATGCGGATTTGATACCGTCGCGGTTCATACCTCGGAACATCTTTTGTTCGGAAATATCCTTGTGTATTGCGATGGCATCGTCGATGAAAATTTTAGGAATACCCGCGTTTTGTGCCATAATCGTGATAAACTGAAATTCGTCGTAGAGTGATTTTTCCCGGTGGGGCATGGACTGCCACTCCGTCCATTTACGTATTTTACGCATTTCGTATGTGGAGGAATTGGAGACCAAGACTTTACATCCAAACGAAGATTCCACCAGCAAAGGGTTGATAGGGTTCCCACACCGAGTAGGATCGGTTTGGTTCTTATCGTCCGCCCCGTAGAAGCGCCATTCGGGTGAATAATCCAAAATATTAATGTTCATATGTCCACACAATGAATTCACGCACGTGGGAAACCCGTCGTCTCCAATAATCAAACACGAATGACACAAATGACACAGGTCTGTTTCAAGGGAATCTGTACGAGAACCCAGTGTGGAAGACGGCGGTAATTCTAGGACGGAATCCATTGTACCGGTCGTTATATCCGGATCCGCATTTTCCGACCATATACACTCTATTTTTTTATGGGGTCCGTCCACACATGAAGATACCAGTTCTTTCTTGTCAACGTCGAACATTTCCCATAACTTTGTTTTTTCCTTTTTAGACAAAAGCTTGTGTTTTTTTTGGGTTTTTTGTTGTGATTTACGTGAATAAGCATCGCCGATTGATTGTTTTGCTCCGTTTTTATCTTCTTCTGCTGCTGCAACAGTTGTCTTGTCCTTCTTCGGAGGAACGATACGTATTTTAACCACCGCTTTGGGGGGTATTTCCATATAAACGGTAGAAGAATTTAAGAGAGTTGTCCTGAATTCGTTACACGTAGACTGTTAAATAATCGATGAACGAAGAATGTAGTATAATGTCATACGATAACGATGAATTATACATATCAATTTTCTATAAAAAATGTGGAACCGAAAAAAATATGTGTACTATATATCGGATACTATTGGTATCATGGCCGGTACTGCAGAAACAATAGAAGTCGCATTAAAAAAAATCTTGAAGCGCGCTCTAGAGTTGGCAGACAATCAAATTTGTAAAGAAATACCCACGTTGATGGATCAACGTGTGACAAAGGCAGTTGACGATTTTGTTACCATTCAGTTGCCAGAACAATTGAAAAAAACTAGTGAAAGAATCGTCGGTGAATTTAAAGAAAAAATTTCCGAAGATATTAAAAAAGAACTAAAAGTGGCAGGAGGATCTCGTCGTATCCTACCAAAGACCTCTCGTAAACCTCAAACTCACAAACGTAAAATGTCCAGAAAATCGCTCAAAAAAATGTAAAGGTAGTATAAAGGTATATCTACACATCGTTCGTTCGTCGGAGAACATGACCGAGGTTCAAGGAATTGCGAAAAAAATCACCAAACACGTACTAAAAACGTTGGACGGGAAAGTTTGTATGAAATTGTCCGAAATTCTCAACAAAAATATCCATTATATGTCACATGTTGGTTTATCAAACACATTTACACCCGACGCTGATAAAACAAGAGAGTTGTATCAAGACAAAATATATAAAATTTATCGGGATCAAATAGTGAAAGAGCTTAAAGAAGAAAAAGAAAAACAATTAGAGAATCTAAAACTAGCAGCACAGGCAACCCAATCGAATAAATCGCCCATAGAAAGTAATAATGGCACGGATTTCTATGGTGTGGGTTTGGGGGGAAGCGGTAAACGCCCGCCCCCACCTTCAACGCGTAAACGCCGTCAGCGCCCCGGGACCACGAGAAAACACACACGGGTTATGTAATCTTCTTCTCCAATTTTTCAAACATGTCGTTGCTATACACCAAATTACCCGTTGGTTTATAGTTTTTAACCGGGATGTATTTTTGCTGCTCTTTTTGAGGCTGGTTCAAAGCCAATGCCGTACTATGCTGTTGAAACAATATATTATCCAACGGGTTCTCCGAAATAATGTGGGACGGGGTGTCGTCGCGGTCGTCGTTTTTGCGATCAATGACGTTGCCCTTTTCGTCCAAAACGATGCCCGTCTTCTTTTTTATTTCGTTACGAACGTACGAAGGGACCCAGTTGTGCCAGGAAATAAACAGAGTGTTGGGGTGAATATACTTGACATGAAACCCGTTTTTTTCCAACTGCGATACTAAATATCCGATACATTCCCCCTTGTCGTAAATTGGTTCTCCCACAATGTATTCCGGAACATTAAACCACACATAATTTTCATTGATGCGTTTTTTAGAAGCCGTATGCTGAATACGCTTATGTATTCTCCCCAAAATACGGTTAAAAATAGAGATTTGTTTCAGATCGCGGCGCTGTTTTTTTTGGTACAAATCATCGATGTTGATTTTGGTAGTAGTCTCTTCTTCGTTATCAAACAGAAATATCGACATGGTTTATGTTTTGCATATATACAAGACATAAAGATTTTTTAGGTGTTTACGCAACGAAATGACCGAGATACTCGAGAAAACCACCCCAGATATTTCGGGAAACTGCGACCTCGAACCATGTCCGATAACGGATATGAACATAAAACACCTGGTTATCTCCGGAGGTGGTGTCACCGGATTTTCATTTTACGGAATTCTACGTGAATCCCACAAATGCGGCCACTGGAAACTGGAAAACATACAAACAATTTACGGTACATCCATTGGCGCAATCCTCGCCGCAATTCTCTGTCTGGGCTACGACTGGGACATCCTCGACACCTATTTTATCAAAAGACCATGGCAAAAGCTCTTCAATTTCGACATCTATTCCATGTTAAATATCTTTGAACACAAGGGGGTCTTTAATATTAAAGTCGTCGAAGAAATTCTCAGCCCGTTGTTGTCGGGGGTCGGTATCCCCCTAGACATCACACTACAACAGTTTTTCGAACGGACCCACATCGAAATTCACGTGTTCTCAACCGAACTGAATCGTATGCATATGGTCGATATTTCCTACAAGACCCATCCCGATTGGCCTCTCGTCCAGGCGATTTATTGTTCGTGTATCGTTCCCCTGGTATTTGAACCCTATATTATCACGACGCAGACGGGGGAAGGTGACGAACCAAAGGATACCGAAAAACAGTGTTATATTGACGGGGGATTTCTCACCAACTATCCGTTGAATAGATGTATTTTAGACACCGGGGCAGAACCCGACGAAATACTCGGTATCAACAAGCAACATACCTCTTGCGATGTTCTTATCGATAAGAAATCCTCGTTATTTGACTATATTAATATGGCGTTCAACCGAATGTTTGATATTATTCTCGAAGTATACCAAGGCGCCAAAGTGTATGATATTCCTCACGAGTACACGGTGTCGGACACGGCCATTAATTTGGAATCGATCATCAATACATCCTCTTCAATGGAAGAACGGGTGCGGCTCATTCAGATTGGGGCGGATTTGGTTCACTGCCGTACGAAATCACCTCCGGTTCTCACGGATAATAACGTCGAATAATCGCGTCGTAGATTTTCTGGGCTTCTTCCGGACCCACACGATCAAACACGTTGAAATTCACCATGCGTAAAAATAGGGCGTTCATGGCCGCCGCGGCGGGAGGGGGCATCAAAGGTACCGTTTGATGTAATATGTAAATCAGCGCAATACCCAGCCCATATGTGTCAACCTTATCCAAAAAGAGACGGACAAACTCATGATATCCGTGACGATCCAAGGTATCAAACAGCATGGTACGAAATTCTTGGATGTGTTGTTCTTTTATGTTCGTAGTGGTCTCGGGGGGAGGCCTTTGCCGTTCAACCGTCACCTCCATAAAGTAATTCAACTTGCCGTCTTGGTAGTCATCGATGTCACGCAAAAATTTACCGAATAATTTCTGTTTTTTCTCCGGAGAACCCACGGTTCTCCGAAACGTCTTTTTACCCGCCAAAATAATTTCGGGCGGGAACGACCAATGAAAATCGGTCATCACTCGGGAGGTTTCACACTCTTGTAATGCCTCCCGGGTTTCCACCATCAGACCAAAATCGATGAAATTTACGCGATTTTTATCCATGTTATACACAATGTTTTGTGGTTTCAAGTCGTAATGAATGACCCCGTTTTTTTTGAATATGACCAACCCCTGAAAAAGCCGTTTTACTTCTGTCCAAAATTCACGCATGGTCTCCGTCAACTTTTGGCGTTCGGAAGGGGCATTCAGTGTAACCCGATAGGCTTCGTTCATTTTGTCCGCAAATTGTTTGAGATGTACCCCGCCGTACTCCATCACAAGTAAATTGTAGTGATCAATATTTTTAGGGTCAAAAGATTCACACTGACGAATGGCGCGTTTCGTTGTGTCACTCGGTTGCGGAGAACACTGAATAGGTATACCCAAAAAATACTCGCGGTTACGGTCTATTTTATCGATGATGTTGTACTCGCTCAATTCATGTATTGCTTCGGAAGTCTCCATGATTTTCGACACCTTGTTTTTATACTGAATGCGTTTGCGGCTTTTTCGGCATTTTAGGCTCGGTTTATGTACACATCCATATTTACCCTCTCCAATTACTTCATATTTTTTACGGGTACCCGCCATATATATTGTTCGTATATTTGCTAGAAATATACGAATGTGGGTTGGTTGTGTGGGTGGGGCAATCCGTCTAATTCGGCGTAGTGACGGTTTCCACAAATGTGGCTAAAGATTGTTGAGAAATATTGGATTCAAATTCCACCGTGGTTCCGTCGTCAAATGTCATTTTCACCGTGGGAAACCCGTTGATCTTGTTATTCTGAATAATTGCCGCAACTTGAGGATCCGAATTGTCCGTACAGTCAACATCGTGGCAATGAATGGTAAACCCGTTCACTACCTTTCCGTTAGTACTATCCGCGAATTTTTTCCACTCTGGTGCGGATTTAATGCAGTGGGGGCACCAATCCACGTGGAAAAAATAAATATCGGCATTTTGAGAACGGCGATTGGCGTTGGCAACATTGGTCGAAGGGGACTTGGACATCTTGGGTTTAACAAAGTTGTAGTAGGCATACACACACAGTACTACGAAAATTGCGAGTAGGATAATGATCCACGCAAATTTAGTGACAGGACGAATATAATTGTAGATGGAATTAATGAATTTGGACATAGCGACCTAGATCTATATAATAATCTTATATTTTATAGACAAAAAAATAATCGCATTGTATATAGACCCGGTCGGTCCATCTATTCTGTGGTTGACAAAAATAATATGACAACCCGGCGTATTTCTCCCGAAAAATATAAAAATTTCGTCATATACACCGAACAGGATTACAACAGCAACGACGGCATGTTGACCTCGGTGTGGGGTCCGAGCATGTGGCATTACTTACACACGATGAGTTTCAATTACCCGGTCCATCCCACCAACGAAGACAAACACCACTACATCGATTTTGTCCGGAGTCTGAAATGGGTTTTACCCTGCGGTAAGTGTCGTAAAAATTTGCGCGAGAATTTCAAAAAATTGCCCCTCACCTTGACCGACATGGCATCACGCGAAACCTTTTCCAGATACATTTATAATTTACATGAACTCATTAACGAAATGCTGGGTAAGAAATCGGGTCTCACCTACGAAATGGTCCGCGAACGTTACGAACATTTCCGCGCTCGGTGTATCAAAGATCTCAACCAAATCAAATTTAGAACCCGCGTATGGACGAAAACGGCCAAAAAACACCATAAAATAAACGAAAAGGGATGTATTGAACCTCTTTACGGCAAAAAAACGAAATGTATCCTTAAAATCGTCCCACAAGAAGAAAAATGCGAATCATTTCAAGACGGATGAATCCATGATGCGAGACGATATTCTCGAAAATATATATGAATAAATATATTATAGGATATATAGGGTTACAATGGAAGTACAAAATGAAAAACAGGTTAATTATGAATTAGATATTTTATCCCGACCCACGGCAGATACCATTGCCGTGCCGTTTTGGTCAGAAAATCCCAACATTTTGTTCAAAAACGAGTATATTTTAGAATTTTTCCCCGTGGATTCCATGTCCTACAGCCAAAAATTAAACGCCATTTCCCGTGCCGTTATTGTGTTGGCCGTGGTGGGGTTTATTTTCACACGCAGTGTACGGCTGTTAGTGGTGTCGCTGATTACCTTGGCTGCAATTTATTTCCTTTACACGTTTCGCGAACAAAAACAGCGTAAGTTACTGAAAGAGCAAGAAGATGCCTTGGAAGGGTTTGCGAATCCGGCCGACGAAGTGCTGAAAAAATTCAATTATACCAAAAATCCGGAGGTGTTTGATAAACCCTCGTCCAATAACCCGTTTAGTAATGTGTTGATTCCCGATTATGAATACAATCCGGATAAAAAACCCGCCCCGCCTGCGTTTGTAGACAGTGTGAATGATAACATTCTCAAACAGGCCAAACAGTTGGTCAGCGATTTGAATCCGGGCCAGCCCGATATTTCCGACAAATTGTTTAAGGATTTAGGAGAACAATACGTGTTTGAACAATCGCTGCGCCAGTTCAATTCCAACCCGGCCACTACCATTCCCAACGATCAAACGGGGTTTGCGGAATTTTGTTATGGTTCCATGGTTTCATCCCGCGACGGTAATCCGTTTGCGCTTGCTCGCAATTTACCTCGTTACAACAATTATTAATTGCGTATTGGGGGTAATAACTAAGAGGGTGGGATGGATGAGTGGGGGGCGTACAACCACCCTCCGCGCGCAGGGGAAAATATACTATATTATTATAATAGTATATTTATATTTTTATTGTTATGACAACTACCAGTGATTTTTATTTTAACAATATGGCGCGTATCGGATCAGATAACACCGATAACACTCAGCGTAATTTAGCCAACACGCGTTACGCAAACTACATGTTGGAAAGTATGAACATCGGTATGATGTCGCGTACTCACGTCGATTTCGCCACGCAATTCCCCAGCGTGAATTTCCGCGGTAACGGCGGGGGGGTCGGTATTCCCGGCAGTGCGATCGACTACGATTCGCTGTTGTTGATTAAAAACCAGCAGGAACGTGCGTTTGAGCCGGTTCAGCTCATTCAACGCCCTTTTGCCACAGTCCCCTATTTAGGCAAAGGCTCGGCCAACCCCGTTCTGGAGTCTCAACTCCAACAAGGAGAGGCCGTCAGCGATAAGAAGAGTTTAGCGACAATTTCCGAAAAGGCCTACATCGACTATACGACCTATCCTTTGATGAGCGACGTGAAAGAACGTGTGACGAATCCTGCCTACTCCGTGGAAGAGGCGGCCCTCAACGGTTGGACCCGCGGTGGTGTTCCCACGCGAGAGATGAACTAGATTGACCGAGAGGTGCGTTTGTTTATTCTCATATTGGTACGAAAAAATCGTAATAAATAAAAATATACCCACATTGTATATTGATTTACATCATTATGCACAGCACGAACCCGTTGACCCCCGCCAATTACGCTAACGATAGCACCTACACGTCTTTGAGTCCCGCGGGTGTTTTCACCACGGGCGGCCGCCGCCAAAAGCGCCGCACGAACGGTAAACGCAAGTCTATGCGCAAATCCAAGCGCGGTGGTAATGCTACAGCTCACCCGATGAAAATGGGTGGTAATGCTATGACTCACCCGATGAAAATGGGTGGGAAACGCCACAAGCACACGGAGAAACGCGGCCGCAAATAAATAATCATCTACCAAATCAACATAAATGATGATTTGATACCATAACATTATCTACGGAATATTTCGACATGGCATCCTCGCTGAATATCGATGTACCGACAATCACCTACGACAACAACCGTGATTACCGGGACCGCTTGCGCGTTCTCTTTAAAATGGACATTGGGAGCATGCTGGTTCACATGTACAACACTTATCCCAATTTCGGGGAATTTGACGAAGAAACTCGCGACGAACTTTTGTTCGATACGGGGGCAGTGGAACAGGGTATGAACGTTATTTTTGAACACACGCGTGATTCGGCGGTATTCCAGGAACTCTACTTGGCCGCCGCTGCGGTCATGTTTTCCGAAAAGATGGACATTGGTTTAGCCGTTTTAATGTCGTACGACTATTTTGCGGGATTTTATGCCGGGCTCGTCGTTTTTTTACAAGGCGGGGAAGCGTCGCTGGTTCACTGTAAGGAATGGGCGGAACTGCGACAAAAACTCTTGAAAAAATAGGAGAGTACTATATAGTATCGCATTTAATATCTATAGCTATGACGTCTACCCGTAACCGTAATATGCCCGGAGATTACCGATTAGATAAAAAGGCCAGTCTATCTCCCGGCGAAAAAACCCTCTATCTTCACTCACCTTACGGTATCGCGCAGCAAACTCATTTTCCTGGGTTGGGCTTAATTGGCGCACGCATTCCTCGGTCGGAATTGTCGACCAACTCCTGCGACATTGAAACGCAACTGTTTGGAATCGGATCGTGCGATTTGGAGAACCCGCGTCCGCAAATAACACCCGCCATCAAACCGTTGACGAGTTTGAATATTTGTGATCGTACGCCACTGATCATGCCCCGACCCGTCGCGGTCAATATTCAAGACCAAAAACCGTTGTGGTTGAACTGAGACCGACATACACCGCGAAAACAGTGTTATCTTCTCCGTCTTACCGATAGATTATGCGAGTGGCTACTAGGACCACGTGATTCGTAACGTTTAAATGACGTGTTTTTACTGGGAGCTTTGGGTCCGGCGGTGCCGATTTCCGACTTTAATACAAAATATTCCTCCAATTCGGCCTCGGTAAGGGGCTGTGAACGTACCGACATCAATGTAGATATAGAATATTGGTCGTCGTAGTCGTCGCCGGAGTTTTTTTCGGATGTGATGAATTCGTCGGGCGACGCATCGGGCGGGGTAAGACTTTCCGATTCCTCGCCGTCGGAATTTGGTTGCGACGGGGGGTGTGGTTTCACGCGGATGAGGGGATCCTCCGCGCCCGCAAATAGATTTTCCAGTATTTCGGCGAACCGCATGCTTTCGTGGTCCTGTTTGGGCGGAAGTACATCGCAATGGTAAAAATTTACCTGAGTGCGGTCGCTGTGTTTTATGTAAGTGCCATCCACTTTGATTTCAATGGGTATTTCAATTCGGGCCGTGACAAATCGGGACATGTCCAGTGATTTTGAATGATGATGTTGTAATTATTGTACATCATCATTTTATGTTGATTTTGGAGAGAGTTATTTTTCGGCTATTTTGGCAACTATTGTGCTGTATTTTTCTTTACTGCTGTAGATTTTTCTATTTTTTTCGTCAAGATTCTCTATAATTGGCATTTTAGTAGTATCATCTTCCTTTTTTCCATCTATCATTTTATATTGAAAAGGTCGGTTTTCATCATTTATTCGTACTACACCCCATGTACAATTATATTTCGTTTTTTCTTCTTCTGGCTTTTCCGCATCATAATTCCATAAACCCAACAATGTTTTTGGTTGGCCACCTTCTTCAAATAATAACATACCATAAATTATTTTCGAGCTTGGGTCTGTATTTTTTAAAGATTTTTCATAATTTGCTCCCCAAAAGCCCTTTTGTTTATCAAAAACTATGAGGTTTTTTTTATTTTTTGTATAATAAAACAACGTATTTAAAATAGACTCTTCGGTTATACCACGAACTTGGATTTGCGTTCTTGTGCTATTTGATATAGTAGATTTGGATGTATAAGAGGTTGATGGTCTCGTAGGTGATGTTGGTGGTTTCGTAGTTGGTGTTGGTGGTCTGGTAGTTTGTCTTGATGATAATGATGATACAACCTCCCGGGTTGTATCCGATTCTACGGGTGGTGGTGATGGTGGTCCTGGCGATAACAGATTCTCGGTTATATTCACATCTTCGGAATTCAGCGAATCTTCTGAAGGTGACGGAGATCGTGACGGTGGTGGCGCACGGGGTGTAGGTGGCAGTAGTGGTGGTGCTGATGCTGGTGCTGGTGGTGATTCACTACGCTGTTTACTTAGCGGTGGTTCATTATGCTCAGGGTTCACCACACTATCGCAATCCTCACATTCACGGTCGTCTTCATCCAAACAGCATTTTTCCAAAAAGCATTCGCGGATTTTAAAATAACTGTTGTTGATGATAGTGCGTATTTTTAATATTGTTCGGTGTTCGGATTGCTTTGAATCAGGGTTGCTAATGGTTTGATTGACCGTTTCTTCATCAAATCCGTCAAAAAATGACATGTAATTTCCGGTTATAAACATCGCAGTGTGTAAATGACACAACCTATTGTCCACGGGGGTCTCCAATTCTGCGGGTTTCAGAATGCTTGATATTTTCTCATAAAATCGGTAAACAATTGACTGTATTTGCGAAGTATTACAGTCCTCCGGGTCAGTCGATTCACATCCGTATAAAAGTTGTTTCACCAGAAAAACGTGTAAGGCGCATTCGACCGCCTCTTGTAACTTGGAGTTGGAGCTGGGCTTTTTCATAAATTCTTTGATTATGTTTATTGTTTCTCTGCTGTTGGGGTTTTTATCCGCAAATCGCGTCAATTCTCCGTAATATTGTTCTAATTTATTCTGTAAATTCGAGAGATAGGGAGGGTATTCGTCCTTTTTACTCAAATCCATGATTTTAATTTCCAAAATATATTTCAATTTATCAGAAAAGCATTTTACAGGATCATTCGAATACTCAGTAGAATCAGAAGTTTTTTTTTTCGACTTTTCGGTACTTTCCAATGTATATATGCGTTTTATATCTAGTTTTAATTGTTCCACTTTTTTTATTAAATCGGATGCTTGATTTTCTATAAATTTTTTTAACCACGTGGAAGAAGATCCATCTTTTTTCATCAATTCTTTCAAAATTGCTCTTAATTCGTCGCCGATAAATTCTTTAAATTCATCATCCACCGTTTTTTTGTGTGTATCTAAATTTTTTTTAGGATCTTTCTCGATAATTTCTTTTAATAAAAGCAAAAGGTCACTGTTTTCTTTATTTCGATCGAGTGCTATAGTTTGTAATTTTTTTATTTCTTTTATCACCATATCAATATAATAATCGTCTTCCATCAGAGGTTTAGCTGTAACCGCTTCAGCGTGTATTGCGTCATAGGGTACTGATTCAACGTGTACTGCTTCGGGTAATGCTTCATAGGGCAATGCTTTACGTTTTCCACTTTCAAAGGATGCGATTGTTTGTATTACATCATTTTTCGTTCTTTCAACCGGACTCGACATGCTCTAATATATGGTATACACTATAATATATGAGCACAATAATATACTCATTACACCTCAATTAAATTTCACCACAATCTTCACCGTCTCCTTCTTAATACATTTGCACGCCGACACCGACAATTCTTCCCGCTTTTTACGGGTTTTCCCGCTCCCGTTTTCTCCCCCTCCAACGTGCTCTACAGGGGAATTCTTGCGCCGGGAAGTGCTGTTACGTACATTCATGTCCCGTTCAATGTCTTCGTAATTTGCTTCAATGTATTCTAAAATACGGTTCTCGATTGCCCATTTGAAAAAATTCAGTTGTCCCAACGTCGTCTCAATGTTGGTGTTATCATCAAACGGCACCACAATGCGTTCCCAACGACAAAAACTGTCAAACCGCTGTTTACTGTAGGCTTTCAGTTTCAATTTATACTCGTTGTATACCTTGAACCGCGTCATTTCACACAAATGGTTCGGTAGTTCGTACACCGTAAAATATTTTTTGGCGTAATTTGTTACAAACCAGTCTACAATACGTAACGACAGTTTGGTTTCACCGTTGATAATTGCCACCATTTTTTTCAAGTAGTCTCGGTTCTCGTAAAACCGCATCAACGTGGCCAACAACAAGTCATTCTGGGTTCTGTGCGGATTGGTGGACAACGACATTTTTATCGGGGGTTCTCGTTCTTTATCAAAATATGGAGAACCTGCGTGCGAGTTTTTATATCGTTTTTTGGGCGAAACAGTGATTTTACATGGAAACGTAGGAGGGCACCTTGGACCGATTGTCGCCCCCTTGTAAGTACAGATAATAATATTTCATCTGATTGTATTTGAATTTCAACAGGAGAACATTTGTCACCATGAAACTGAGGAACAACAAAAGTGTCTTGTTTTCGATGACAAAGTCCAACAGGAGAACCATCCCCAAAAAACAAAAAACGAACAAAAATTCGTGGGCCGCAATGTCCGCCATGAGATTCAAAAAACACACGAAAATAACCGCGTACAACACATATCTATTCTCTAAAATAGGTTCCATTTGCGGATACTTATATAATTATAATGATAAAAGATTAGGGGGACCTGCGGTCTCCGTGGGACCCCGTAGATGTTTTGGCTCCCATGCGGCGATAAAAATGGCCCTGGTAAAGAACATTTTCGTCGAGTGCCTTTTTCAACGTTTTATCGCTAATGTTCTGTTGCTTGATACAGTCGTATTTACACACGAATTCTTGTAGTAGTTCAGAGTTGGAATTGAATACGCCCACACCATCCTTATAGAGAACGGGTTCTCCGTAGGTATTCTCGAATTGGGTTATTAACGCCTGATCACATTTGTCGTACAAAGCATAATAATGTCCACGCGCAATCGCCCCCACTTTTACCGACGTATCCAGAGAACCGGGCTGAAATCCGTTTTCTGTGGCGGCGGTTTTTCGGTCCAGATACACATGAATTATTTGAGTTTTGTCCGCATTCAGTTTTGCGATGTATCCCATATTTTGGGGACGCGTAGGCTTGGTCGGCGCGATTTCACCCAACGTCGTGGGGTCGGTGTCGCGGGCACAGTAGGTCCAACGGAAACCGCCGTAAATGGTGTTCTCGCGTACCGCCTTTTCGATACTGGGTCGTTTCAATTTATAGTTGGATTCTTTCAGACATTCTGCCACCGATTCGTAGGTGTGGACGAGGCTAAGGTTCTCCGGATTGATTTTTTGTAATCGAGGCCCAAGAGTGACAAGGGGTTCTCCGAAGTTGGTGGTAGTTTTTATCGTGATTGGTGATGTGTGTATTTTTTGTTCTAGGTGAGCCAAACGCTCGAGGATGGTGGTTTGATTTTGGAGAACCTGGCGTAATAATTCGTTTGTATCCGAGGACGTAGTTGATTCTATCCGGTTTTCGGAAACAAATTGGCTAGACACCACTTCTTCCAACATGTGCTTGAAATCACTCGGAGTAAATTCATTGAATTTTTGTAGGTTGGCATCAATAATGCGGGTCACCATACCGTATGTCAACTCTTTGCCAATCATAAACAACTCGTTCTCCTTTTCGTGGTTCGGCAAATCCCGCACAATATGTTTTCGAATGGTTTCATGGCCATGTAAGAATTTTTCGAAATTGCGACTTTTCACGACGGGATAACAGTCCAACAGTACACATTCGGGGTATTTGTTTTTGTGTTCATTGTAACGGCCTTCGATACCCTTGCTGCTCTCCCCAATTTTAATAACATGGCGCCCATTTTCGTAGGATTTGACGCGAATGATGTAGATGAGAGGTCCTTTGGTGGCATAATCGCGCCGGAGTATTTTTTCGCGTTCGAGTAGTTTGTTTTTTTCCAAATCGTGCTTGTGATTTTCTTCAATATGTTGTATTTGAGTGGTCGCTTGTTCTAGTTGTTGTTGTAAAGAATATGTACCCGATAAACGAATTTCTTTGATAACATTACATACCCAATTTTGGAATTTTTCTGCGATTGGTTTTCTTGATTTGAACAAAACTTTATACAAGCCCTTTTCAGTAAGAAATGTTATATTTTGAATACCACCAAGGGTGTCCATACTATGGACGACCTTTTCTGTATCATCAAAATGTTGAATAGTGGTTCGTATATTACCCATTTCTAGTACTTCCCCGACATCACTTGCTCTAAATAAAGGACTTTCTATGGTACCTTTGATAACAATCTCTGTGTGTAATTCATTTCCAGTAAACGCTTTTACAACTTCCATATTTAATGGGTGTATATGTATATAATACACCCATTATTTATATCAATAAAATGTATATTCTTAAGAAAAATTGATATAAAAATCCTAGCATTATATATAGTACATTACAGAATGAATTGTTTAGCAAAAGATCGGAACAATAATGGGTGTAGGAACCACGCAATCGGAGATACACGCTTCTGTAAATTTCACGATTACATGATAGATTATACGGAAGAAATGATACAAAACAGTAAAATTTGTAGCGGGTGTAACAAGATGATTTATATGACTGAAAACGGAAAAACATGCGATAAATGTCGAGAACGTTCCAAGAAAGCACGCAATGAATTCAGAGAGAATGTCATAATGTGTAAAAAAGATGGATGTAAATTTAAGCGGGCCGATGAAAGAGGGTATTGCCAAAAACATCAAATCTATATTTTGGTAGAAGAGGTCGAGTCACGAAACAAACGTTTATGTGTTAATTACATTAGAGGTTGCCGCGAAGAATTGGACTTAGAACATAAAAAAAACAGATGTGAAACATGCTTGGAAAAAGACCGGTTAAAAGACAAACAACGACGCAAAGATGCACATGAACACATTAATATAGAAAATACTACTATTGTCGAAAAACCATGTACCGTTTGCTGTAAAATATTACCTATAAAAATGTTTGAAGGGATGAAAGGTATCACAAAAACATGTTGTTCATGTCGTGACGGAAATAAGAATCAAGACAGCAAACGCGACAAAACAAATCGAAATAAATTGGCCAGAGAACGCGTGTATTATAATTATCAAAAATGGGCAAAAAAGAGAAATATTCATTTCAATATTGATAAAGAAACGTTTGAAAATATCATTAAATTGCCATGTGAATACTGTGGTATACTACAAGATAAAGGATATAATGGTATTGACCGAAAAGAAAGTGCGGGTATATATGAAATAAGTAACTGCGTTAGTTGTTGCGAAATGTGTAACTACTTGAAACGTATTGATAATATTGAAATGTTCACGAAGCGCATAGAACATATTCTAACCTACCAATGCGTAATACAAGGTTCGTTGTATCCAGAGTTATTTACGGACCATACGCAAGTATCTTATTCTATTTACAAGAAGGCATCAAATCAACGTTCTATTGAATTCCAACTCAAGGAAGAACAATTTGATGATATCATCAAAAATGACTGTTATATTTGTGGTAAACCCCCAACTAATACCCACAAAAATGGTATAGATAGATATGATAGTAATATTGGATACATTGCTGAAAATTGTCGACCATGTTGCCACAGCTGTAATTTTCTGAAGAATAATTATACGTATAATACAATGATGAGTAAACTTAAACAAATTTATGATCACAAACTATTATGAAATAATATTATAATATTGATTTGCGAAGAATAAATACAAATCAATATTTATTTTTTGTTACTAGAATAAAATACAAGTATGTTGGTAAAAAACAACCTGCCATACCGAGCATCAAATTAGTTAGAATACGCAACTCCAGCCCATAGGAGTTGTCCATTTATCTTGTTTATTAACATGAATGCTAACAAACCCCTAGTAAAATAACTACTAAGAATAAATGGAACCCCCTAAGTTTCCCTAGGGGACGGACTGTATCTTAACCCGATTCAGGCTGCTTACACCTTCATTATCGAGCGACTACCGTTCAGTCTCTGACGGCCAACCATAGACTAGCAAAGCGTCTTTAGGTTGTAACCATGCGGATTGCCCAATCCTCAACATTATTACGATACCGGAGTTCTTTTCTCCGCCATGTGAAAGTTTCCAATTCACACTTCGTAGTTGAGGCTCTAAGGGGTTCCCCGAACAACAAGCAGTCTTGCCAAGTGTTTCCACTTGACTAACAACAAGCGACCATATTACCAGGGGCGTAACCGAAGTTTCCACAAACAGAGCCTGTTTGTTTGCGGCGGGTTGTTTTTTGGCACAGCTGTAAGTATCTTTTTATGCCAGACATAACACGGAGCACGTTGTAGTTCACGGCATACACACGCACCTTGGCCGTCGCGGTACCCGCGACCGTCGCGGACGACAGCACAAGTTGGAGCACGGCGTTATCAATGCGCGAGAAATTGCACGTGCCACTTGGTTGGTGTTCCTCGGGGCGCAAAGCAAACGAGTACACGTTGATGCCCGTGTCGGGGTTGCGGGTGTGGTGCTGGTAGGGTTGAACCACGTCGAAGTAGGAACCCTCACGCTCAGAGAAGCGGTCCTGGCCGTTGAGCTGGAGCTTGGCCGTGACGCAAGGGTTCTCACCCCAGCAGTGCATGTCAAGCGCCGTCTCGGCAAGCACGAACGTGCCGGCATCGGAGAGGCCAGAAGCCGTGACGACGGGACCCGTGGCGTCAAACGCGGGGTAAGACGTGTTGTTGCTCGCCCACTCGCCGGCATTCGACGTGTTCGAGGGGACAACATCCACACCACCCGCCAACTGGAAGAGGCCCGAGGCGTTGATGAACGCGTTGGCACCCGACGTCTCCGCGGGACCACCGAACGCGTGGATGGCGTTGGGGAGCGCATCCAGAGCGTCCGTGTAGTTGAACGGCTGGGCGCCCAACGTGCGGTAGAGGGTCTGCGTGGCATCCAAAGCAGAGCAGTAGTCGACGTTGGCATCCGGCTGGACCACCCAGATCAACTCCTTGCAAGGGTGGTTGAAGTTGAGCTTGATCTTGTTCGAAGAGGAACCGACCGACTCGTCACCCGTGAACTGGAGCTGCTCGAAGAGGTACTCGTGGGGGTTCTGGGCCATCTTGCGGCGCTCGTCCGTGTCGAGGAAGATGTAGTCGACGTAGAGAGAGGCCGCCACCAAGGACTGCTGGTAGGCCGCCGACACCGTGACAATGCCCGTCGTGGCCGCCAAGGTGCTCACCGCCCAGAGGCACTCACCAATCGGGCGAAGATCCAGGTTGATCTTGACCTCGTGGTACTGGAGAGCGATCAAAGGGAGCGCAAGGCCGGGGTTGCGGTTCCACCAGAAAAGGAGGGGAATGTAGAGCGTCGTCTCAGGGAGGGCGTTGCGAGGAGCGCACACCTGAGCAGGGGCCGTCGTGCCCGCGCAGGGGCCGTTGACACCCGCAAACGTGGGGTCCGTGATGTAGGTAAGCTGAGTCGTGTTACCAATCATCTTGAAGTAACCGCGCTGTTGCTCGGACGTCAAGGTGAGCTGGTTCCAGATGTGCATCCAGTCACCGTACTGGCGGTCAATGCGCTGACCACCAATCTCCACCTCAACCTGCGCAACGAGCTGCTCGCCGATGAAATCCATCCAGCGGGCATAGACACCGTTCGTGCCAGGCGCCGCCATGCCCTGGTTGATCTCAGGGAGCGTCACCTGCAGGTAAGTGCGGTAGCACAAATCACCGTTGCGGGAGATCGTGCACGTGACACGGCGACCAAAGTCCGCCTGACCAGAGAAGGTCTGCTCGATGGACTCCATCGCGAAGTTCGTGTGGCGTCTGTAAGACACCTTCCAGAAGGTGATCTCAGGAGTTCCCGTGAGGAAAACGTCCTGAGCACCGTAAGCGACCAATTGCATGAGTGCACCCCCCATATTTTATATTATACTATTGCTAAAGAAAATAATTTCCGAAGTATACATATTTTTATATTAATACAAAATAATATAAAAACATTGCTGTTTATTTACAGCACCTTCAGCAGTTACTGTATCCAATAAATAAATCATCATACCAGCATATTTATATAAAAAGAACATAAAGATATCTCTGCTAAATACAGAGAAACATGACCGACTACACAATACTACTAGAAAAATATGAGGAACTAAAAAGGGTATATGATGAGCTTATACTGGAACTGGAATCCACTAAAGAACACTTGAAGAGGTACACCGCACCCTCGCGCAAGAAAACGTACTACGAAAACCACAAAGAAGAATTGAAAGAAAAGTCACGGAATTTCGTAGTTTCTAAAGAAAAGAAAAGGGAATACAACCGCAGGTATGCGGAAAAGAAAGCCGCGCAAAAACAGCTAAACAACGCTGGAGTTCGTCCTTCGTTGTTAGGAGATATTTCTACAAATGTACCTGAAAACGGATATAAAGAATAGATGCGAGAACATTCTAATTATAAAATATTTAGGAATTGTATATGTCTGCACAATGTGAACACGGCAAAAGAAAAAGATATTGTGTTGACTGTGGAGGAAGTCAAATCTGTATTCATAAAAAACGTAAATCTAGGTGTCCTGAATGTGGCGGTACCGAACTCTGTCAACATCAAATATTTAAATACCGATGTTTTGAGTGTGGGGGTAACTCAATTTGTCACCATAAAAACCGTAAAGATAGATGTAAAGATTGTGTACATTTATTATTTTGTGAACATAATAACCGAAAAGCGACATGTCAATTATGTAAAGAGGAGCGTACATGCCAGCATAACAAGACACGTGATAAGTGTAATATTTGTAATCCTACTTATTATCACTGCGAACATCATATTACAAGAAACAATTGTAAAGTATGTTCAACGACCGCTTATTGTGACCATGGAAAATACAAACCACGGTGTAAAGAATGCGGAGGTTCATCATTATGTCAATCTACATTCTGTGACAAAATGGCCATCAAACGCTACAACAATTATTGTCTAACGTGTTGTATTCACGTTTGTCCAGAAATCGATGTGGTCCGTAATTACAAGACCAAAGAACGTAACGTGGTTGAACACGTATTGGAACGATTTCCCGATTTTACCTGGGTTTCCGACAAAAAGGTCCAAGACGGGTGTTCCAAACGTCGTCCCGATCTACTACTCGATTACGGCTCACACATTATCATTGTAGAAATCGACGAAAATCGTCACAAAGATTACGAAAGCACCTGTGAAAATAAGCGTATGATGGAAATTTCCCAAGACGTAGGACACCGACCCATCGTGTTTATCCGGTTCAATCCAGACGACTACATCAATGACGACGGTAAAAAAGTGACCTCCTGTTGGAAAACCAACAAATTGGGGGTGTATTCCATTCCTGTCTCCAAACAACCGGAATGGAACATGCGCATCGAAACCCTATTGAACACGATACAACAATGTATGGCCTCTCCGACCGAAAAGACTATCGATATTGTGGAACTGTTTTACTAGATACAGTAATCACCTCTGTAAACGCACCGCTACCTTTTTATCCGAATCCGTTTTCATTTTTTCCAGCGCGTACTGACCGCAGGGGCCACAGTGATCTTCGTTTGACCAATCGATTTTATGGTTCATCCGTGTGTTGCACTGTTCCACTCTCCACCTACCTACCGGATTGGGCAACTCTTTGGACAATAATTTTTTCATGGCAGTTATAATATATCGCATTATAACGATACATTATAACCAGGTTTCTTTTCAAGCGGTTTCACACACTGTGATAAATATAATCTTACGGTAACGTATATACCATGCCATCTGCCAACACAACATATTCGTTTAATCCTGCGTATTTAGGTGTTCCCGGTGTATTTATTACTCGTAGTAGGTTGATTCGAAATAAAATGAAACCCGTTTTCACCGATAACTCTCGGGTTTATTACAAACCGGGAAGTTTGGCGGCGGGTGGGATTGGAACCGTCCGAAATTCTGCGGTAAAATCCCGAAAAATATGAGAATGGGTCTACATTCCTCCATAGGTGATTTTTTGACCTAAAACCAGGTTGGATTCAATGAAGGCTCGCAAATAATCTTCCCGAAAAACCTCCTTTTTCCCCTCGTGTTTTTTATAAAAAATATATTCGTCGCCGTTTTTTTTCACCGTCCATCCTTGGTTGAGAGCGTTCATTATGAATGCCATTTTTCTAAAATCTGTACGATTCATTTTAATCGTACTTGGGACATCCATCGATCGTGATACAACAATAAAATATTGTTGTATTTAATTCTTCTTCAATTTACACACCTTGCGTTCTATTTTGAGATTTATCCAGTTTTTTCATATTTTACCACAAAATTTATATAGAACAATAGAGAAAGGTATAGGATAAAAACTTTCCCCACAAAAAATATATACCAAATACCGTATTATATTCAGCATAAAAATAACCACGACGCCACATATTAACTATGGAATCGACTGCGCTAAAAAATTCCATACGAAAACGTAATCCTTGTATCCATACTATCGATAAAAAGCATTCCCAAATGTTGGAACATTTCAACAAAATAGACGTCGAAATCATACCTCAATTGCGAAAAGAAATCAAAATTACCCAAAACGAGATGGACGATTTGATCCAACAAATAGAATCCAGCAGTGAAAACGACGGTAAACTCATCGACCGACGTATTGAACTAGAAGACAAGATTGAGATGCTCAAACTAAAAATAAAATCTCTTAAACGAGAGAAGAAAACCTATTTTCTCGAAAATTCGACCTACATTTTCAATTACTTTGAAGAAAAGAAGAAAATATCCTCGGGAGAAAAACAGAATGTCAACGTTCTCAATTCGTTTTTCAAGGTAAAACCCAAGGAATCGGAAACCGGTACAGATAACCAAACCAAAATTAAGCAAAACATCAACCAATACTGGAAAAATGTGGACAACGAGATTACCAATATTCAAGATTTTATCGTACCCGTTGATACGTGTACGTTTTGCAAGGCCGGTGAATTCATTCCTCAAGACGAGGAAGGTATTCTTATTTGTAATAACCTGGAATGTGGGAAATTCATCAGCTACATTGTGGACAGCAACAAACCATCCAATAAAGAACCTCCCAACGAAGTCTCTTATACGGCTTACATTCGTCTGAATCATTTCAAAGAGATATTATCCCAATTCCAGGCTAAAGAAACCACCCAAATACCAGAACATGTCATTGAAGACATCAAACGTCGCATAAAAAAAGAACGCATCAAGGATTATGCGAAAGAACTCAATTATGACAAAATGCGCGAGATTTTGCGGAAATTGGGCTACAACAAATATTTCGAGCACATTCAGTATATTAACTCGATTTTCGGTATCCGTCCACCGATTATGAGCGACGAACTTCACGAAACCTTGTGTATTCTTTTCATCGAAATACAAAAACCCTGGGCCATTCATTGTCCACCCGACCGCACCAATTTTTTCAATTACACGTATACCCTCTATCAATTGTGTGTACTGTTGGACCAAACCCAGTATTTGCCGTATATTCCGTTGTTGCGCGATCTCATCAAACAGCGACAGATGGACCTCATTTGGAAAGAAGTGTGTGCGGAACTGGGCTGGCAGTATTTTCCCACGGTTTAAGTGCGGGACAACCACGATTATTGTAACAAATAAATAAAATAATCGTGTGATATTTTTACACCATCGGACATGTATAGGGTTACCTGACAATTTCGTATCGGTCTTTATCCGGATAGTAATAGATACGCGCGCGTTTGTTCGTATCATATTCGACTTCTGGTACGTCGTGATCCAGCGTACTCACGACGGTACCCTCATGTGGTTTATTGTCCGCATCGTAGAACTGTATAAGTTCATCGTACTCGAGGTCGGGCACGAATTTCTTCTCTCCGGTGGGTAAAATCACATTCCTGCCCGTTTTCGGTTGTCTCGAACTGCGCGACTTGGAATGCGACATTATGGAAGCGGATTTAGGTTGAGATGAGGGAACGCGTTTGTAAGTGCGTCTAGGTGAGCGAACCGGAGTCGGGACAACCGGACGAGATTTCGCAGATAGGTTTGTGAGATTTTTTAATGTGTGTGCGCGGTTTTTCGCTTTCAATTTTCTCACATCGTTTTCTAAATATTTGAGCCGTCGCAGAATGAGCTGTATCTGGGAATTTACGTTCTCCATCTTACATTATGAGGATATTTTACGGGTTTTACGCGTTTTACGGCCGTACTTGCAGTATTGACGTTGGGAGAACCCGCGTGGTCTGCGGCAATTGATGCTGCGTTTGTATTTTGCTGACCATTTACGTTTCGTAGTTTGTAACATCTTAGTATAATATGATGTTACAAAATTTCGTCATAAAATATTATTCTGTTCTCCTCGGATTCTGAGTAATTTCTTGACAAAGACTCGTAATTTTAAACACTTTTATTTAAGTATTTTTTATTTCAGATTCTTTTAGTTTTTTCGCTTTGTATCTTAAATATGCGTTTCTTCTGTACTCTTTTATTTTTTCGGGATTTTCTTCTGATAGTTTTTTTAACCGGCAGTTAGCCTTTTGTATAACTGCGTCTTTGTGTGCCTCATAGTATTCTTTTTGTGTATTTTTATATTTTTGTAACTGTTCCTTCAATGAAGCATTTTCGCTCTCTAAAATACTAATTTTTTCTAGTAACTGTTCTTGGTCCATTTTACAATAATATAAAACTTATATTTTTATATCATTTTAATTTTCATTTTTTTTTCCTTACCATTTATGCTCTTACATTCTAGGAAAACCAACCAGATTAAATCCGATCCCAGCGCCGGCTCCAGAACGCGCAGCACCAGCCATGCTAGGGATGAAGACGTCCAACACGGAGAACGTCGCCGCCGCCATCAACGCAATAATCACCACCTCCTCAATGTTCAACTGCTTCTTGGGGATAACATACGCCGCAATCGCCACCATAATACCCTCGATGATGTATTTGATGGCGCGTTTAATCAGTTCGCTAAAGTCAAAAGCAATACCGCTCATTGTTATAATATATTATAGCCCAACAAAAAAATATATATTTCGACATAATCACTTAAACAAAATCTTTACTAAATACATATCACTGAGTAATGTCCAATCTACCGTTTGAAAGAAAAACCCTCCCCAACGGAGAACCCAACCCCAAATATATTGATTTGTGTGACGAAGATGCGCCTATTGCCGGACAAAAATTCGCCTGCATGTCTTTCGTGTCTCCAGAAAAAATCTTGAAAAAACGCGAAGTTTTCTTGTTTGACCAATTTGTCAAGCAGTGGGATTTCACCAAATCCATGTCCAAATTCAAAGATTTTCTTAATTTCATTGCCTACAAGTACAACTTAAAAGTCGACAGCGTCATTTCCGATTTCAACGATTTTACTAAAGAAGAGGAGGCTAATTTGAAATCAACCTCGGTAGAGGATGATTACAAGAATTTCATGGACGGTAACGAGGATCAACTCAACGAGACTTTTCAACGCGCACATGCGTTTCAAACCTCGACCCGTGGCCTCAAAATTCGCGGGGTGTACTCCACGCAGGAAGAGGCCGAGATGCGCTGTAAGAAGTTACGTGAAGTAGATCCAAATCACGACATTTACGTTGGCCCGGTCGGTATGTGGATTCCCTGGGATCCCGATGCGTATAAGACTGGCCGCATTGAATTCATGGAAGAGGAACTCAACCAGCTCCACAACGAGAAGATTAAGAACGAGGCCCGCGCGAAGGAGGAATTTGAGCGCCGCGTCAAAGAAACGAAGAAGAAGGCTATTCAGGAGAACATTGAATTGGCTAAAAAGAGCGGCAATGTGTTGACCCAGACCATCAACGAGGACGGTGACCTGGTGGGTGTCCGCGAAAAGATCAATTTCGAGGAGAGAGAAGTGGCGGAAAAGAACGCCAATGTGAATATCCGCAACGAATTGCTAAAGAAGGCGGCAGAGTCCCAAGGTGTCGAAACAATTGACATTTAAACCCGGGATTTTTTCGATTGCGTCTTGGCCTTGGTGTTGGTGTTGGTCTTCGTCCTACTGTTGGATTTGGAGCGCGACGTTTGAACATTTTTGCCGTAAACATATCCGCCCCGTTTCTGCGTTTTTTTACGACCTCCCCCCTCGCTCTTGACAGGAACAGAGGTCGGAGGCTCAACGGGTTTTTTCGGCGAAGAAAAGTAACCAACCGTATTATTCCAATATTTTTGTAAATATTGCGATACAGACATGGTAGGTTGTGCGGTGCTTGTCGTGACCGGCATTTGCTTATTATCGGTAAGGGTCGCCATTTATATAAAACCGTGATATTTTGTATTCTACGCCCGAGGTTACCAATTCGTTTTCTTAACTTTTATGTTGCCACCTTTACTGGCTTTCTTGGCTTTGTTGGGATCATACGCTTCGTCTTCATCGTCGGACCCCATATTTTTAGACATTTCCCAAAATTCGCGGTTACCCAATTTAAAATTGGGTCGATTTTCGGCCTTGTACCAAAACACTTGGTCCGAAATGTTGTTGGTTTTGGCATTATTATTCAACACCATACACTCATAATTGGAGGTGGTCGCATCCAAGACACTACAGAATGCCTCGAAAGTAGGAAACATACTAGCATAGTTATCATAAATTTTTTTGCGATTATTCAAATAAGGTTCGCGCAGTATAAAGACATAATCAATGTTGGTACGCAAATTCGGCGGAATTCCGAGGGGATACTGCATCGTAATAATCAACATTATCTTCCAGTGACGGCCATTCATGAACAGAAGCCGCATCATTTTATCACGTGACCACGAACTGTCGTACAAACAATCGTCCATAATCACAAACGCCCGTGGATCAATGGTCGTTTTCTTGTAGGTGTCAATCTCCTTTTTTACTTCTTTTAAAACCGTCTTTTGGCGGCGCAACACATTTTCGATGAGGACAGTGTTATACTCATCGTGAATGAACAATTTGGGTACATGCTGAGCATAAAACCCGTTACCAGCTTCGGTTCCTGAAATCACAGTACCAATCGGTATATCTTGATGGTGGAACAATAAATCGCGCACCAAATATGATTTCCCTGTATCACGACGCCCGATTAATACTACTACAGGTCCTTTGTTCTCGTCGGGACGAAAGGTAATCAATTTCATATCAAATTTTTTTAATTCTAATGTCATGTGTGTAGCTAAATATATGTTATGTTTAACTAGATATATATTTTCGATACATTTTGACGTATTATCTTTACCGCATGCGGGGTAAATTGAGATAAAATATATTTTTACCGATTATAATATTTACAGTAACTATGACTAAAATCCAGTTTGGTTATACCAAAACTCCATTAGTAAGTTTAAAAGCTTTAGAAGAAAGTCAAACGTGTCCAATTTCTTTGGAAGATGAGGAGAACAACTACCGACCCTGTGATATCGATCAGCTACAACAATATCAACCCATCTATTCACTGTTCTTTGATATGACCGAAAATAATTACAACTCCATCCAACTCAACCATCGTTACCACATAGTGGATATGGAAACTGTCATGAATGTAGAAACTAAAGAGGAATCCAAACGACCCATATTTATCAAATATTCCCCCCTATTTGACCCTATCAAATTTATGGTCGGAAAATACGGTGAATCTGATCGTCTCGAGATTAAACTACCATCGTATTCATTACCTCGTCCTGACCCGGACACTTCCGCCGAATCCCTCTCACAGAAAAAATTGGCCTCTTTCCACAACGCATCCTACGTCGACGGATTTTTCTATTTCTTATCCAGCAAATTGTTACAAGATTACGGTTTCAAACACGGATTGAATTATTACGGGTCTTATCTAGGAATACAAAAACAGTACAAAATGAATATTGTCGACGATTACAATTATTTGATCAATTCCACCTTTTTTAATAACAATCTTAATAAACTCTTCAAGACCACCAACCAAGATTTCATACACTCGTTGTTGAATAACAATTCCCGCGCCAACCGCCAGAAACTGAATATATGTGTGGCGGAATCTACGGGTAACCCTGTAGCAGACCATGACGCCAACCACCCTCACCCTATATATGACATATTGGGCGTGGAAGAATTGACCGAAGAACATGTGAAGGGGGGCGACGACGACGCTCGGTTAGAGGACGTTTACGAAAAAAGTCTGCCCGATAAACCCCTATTCGATTTCGCGGATGACTCTTCGTCGGATAGCGATAACAACTACAGTTCGGACGAAGATCCCCGGTTAGAGGATTCGGAGGATAACAGCGACGTTCACGACGAAGAAAACATGGATAACGACGACCATGATGATGATGCGATCGAAATAGATACCGAATTTTCTGACAATGATTCGGAAGTTTCCAGTGAGCCCCAGAATATATACGCCTATATTCAGAACTTTCCCGTACAAATGATCTGTCTCGAGCGTTGCGACGGTACCCTGGACGAACTCTTTGATTCGGGTAAAATGGACGAAATGCGCAGCGCCAGTGCCCTGTTTCAGGTCGTTATGACCCTGATCGCTTACCAAAAAGCGTTTAATTTTACCCACAACGATTTGCATACCAACAACATCATGTACGTCAAAACGACCAAAGAATATTTGTTCTACAAATACCAACGGAAGGTATACCGTGTCCCCACGTTCGGTAAAATATTTAAAATCATCGATTTCGGACGAAGCATTTACCACTTTCGTGGTCACCGATTTTGTAGTGACAGTTTTGGTCCGGGGGGTGACGCCGCGACGCAATACAATTGCGAACCCTATTTTAACGAAAACAAGCCTCGTATCGAACCCAACTACAGTTTCGATTTATGCCGATTGGGAACCTCCATTTTCGATTTCATTTTCGATATTGACGACCCCAATCACGACAAGAATATGACGCCATTTCAATCCACGATTTTACGCTGGTGTTCCGACGATATGGGTAAAAACGTTCTCTATAAACGCAACGGAGAAGAGAGGTACCCTAAGTTCAAATTGTACAAGATGATTGCTAGAAACGTTCATCAACACACGCCTGACGCCCAACTGGAATACCCATTTTTTAAACAGTTTGAGTACCCGGGTAAACATCTGAAACCGATCAAAAACATCATAAATATCGATTTATTACCCAAGGTGTAAAACGTGTGAACATTTCATTGTTATTATTCACATGTTTCTTCTACATAGTGTACCAACGAGAGGGCTTGATTTTTATCCCGGTGAAGATTCAAAACCCCGGGTTATCCGTAAAAATCACCGGAGTTTTGGCAAATAATTCTCCGCCTTCCGCGGGAACAATACCAAACCAATCGCTCATCTTATCTTTAAACTGGAAATAACCCCATATAGGAGCAAACGCACATCCGGCAACAATAAAAGCGTCTCGGATCACCATTTTGAGCGGTTTCAGTTCTTTGTCTATAAAACGCATCTCTGTGATCTTTGCCACGATAAATAGCACAGAAATCACAATAGTTAATAATAAAACGTTTTCCATTTAACTATAAAAAATAGCTAAATAATATATATCATGGCTAAACGCAATAACCGTATTCACGTATATTTGTTAGTCGGTTTTTTATTGTGTGTATTTATTTATCTCGTATATTGTCTTTCGCACTCTAAACATAACACGGAAAAATTCACGGTAAGTGTCCATGAAAAGGAACTCGACGAATTTTCCATGGGTAAAAGTGACCACAGTAGTATTCCTAACATTATATGGACGTTTTGGGAAGGGGACAATAATATCGTCGTGAATAAATGTATTGAATCTTGGAAATACTACAACCCAGGGTATGATATTCGCATCTTGAATAAATCCAACTATTCGAGATACATTGACGTAAATATTGATTCCATTCCCCATTCCAAAGATTTCACGGCGAGATATTCCGATTACATTCGTTGTTTGGTATTGGCTAAATACGGCGGGTTTTGGATAGATGCTTCCATTATATGTCATCATCCATTTTCGTGGGTTCACGGTGTACAAAATAACACACATGCTGAACTGGTAGGTTACTATATCGGTGATGTTTTAGATAACAAATATCCAGTTATTGAGAACTGGTTTTTTGCGTGTGTACCCGGTTCAGTCTTCATGAACGACTGGTCCGACGAATTTTTATCCACCCAAAATCACAAAACCATCCAAAATTACTTGGATCATGTAGATTCGCAACAAATCAATACAAGCAAAGTACAATCCCCCGAGTATCTAACTATGCACATCTCCGCCCAAAAAATATTACAAAAAAATAGCGACAAATACCGGCTTTGCTTATTCAAAGCGGAATCCGGGCCTTTTTATTATTTGAGCCAATCTAATTGGGACAATGAACAAGCAATCAAGCATTTGACCGATACAAATACGTGCGCCAATTATTACAAATTCACTTTCATAAAACTGCGGGGGTCAGACCGGCACATTTTAGAAAAATATGACACTAAAACGATGGATAACGCCTTTTCCAACATTGTTGCGCCGAGAACCTAGGCCCACAACTACTACGCCGTACCAATGATTCCGCGATTATAATTCCTCGATACCATCCAACATGACGTCTTCGGACAATTTTTGGGTGTTTTTATCGAAATCGAAAATATCCAAATCCGAGAGCTCAATGTTATCGGTATGTATTTTGATACGGTCTTCGTCGTCGTCGTCCTCATCCTCTTCTTCGAGTTTACGTTGAATCGCACGCGCGGTGCTGATTTCCTCCAAGCGATCAATCGTTTTGGGGGCCTCCACTTCATCGACCTTTCCGGTGGACGTGTTCAATATGCTGTCAAAATCGTTGAAAGACAGCCGTGTAATCACCGGATCCGTGTCCACGTTCGCCACGGACGGGACGGTCGACGGCGGCGCCTCCTCTTCCAGTATACTCGATACCTTTTCCATATCTTTCACGGAAGTAGATGCGGCGGCGGTGGTGTCCGCTGCCACAGGTTTCGAACCGGTTTCCTCTGCTTCCGGAATGTTCTCAACTACAACCTCTTCCTCAATCTCCACACTCTCGTCGGTGTATGCGCGGATAATGTCCTCGGTGGGTATACTCTCACGAATGGCCGACAAAATACATTCCTGTACGATGATTTCAAACTCGCGGTTATTTTTCTGGATTTGAAGAGGAGTGATACCACGCTCAAACAAATACACGTTCATATAGGTTTTACGGGCAACATTGATATACGTCTTGTGAATAAAATTGTCCAATTTCGGAATAGAGATGTCAATCTTCTTCTGCTTATTACCCACCCGGATACATGTAAGGACCTTCAAATGAATGATATGTACACACGTAATTAATTCCTCTAAATAATGGCAACCCGACCGTTCTATAATACGTTTACGTTCGGTTTCAATCGTGTTTCCGTTCCACTTGGGAATATGACTTATCAAATTCTGGAAATGCATCAAGTACTTGTCCACTTCTTGGTTGTCCACGCACATTTTGACGGCCTCGTTGAAAATGGACTTGATGCCCTCAATAATTAGCGGCGTCAGAATTGCCACCAACCGGGCGCACAATTCATCTCGAGACTGATACAAATTGGATGGCTGGAAATCGTCCATTTATCTATGTGTAAACCCGCGATTTTTTTTTGATTACTTAAACGACCGTAGTTACCGGTATAGATACGCATTCAACATGTATAATATTAATAATTTCTCACAGCGAAATTCCGATTTAATTTTGTGAAATTTCATGTACAACTCCACCATAATGGTGGGGTCGACCTTTTCCGCCAAAGCCTCCATCAAGTCCAAACACGAATAACCTTGGTCATAAATCTCCACACTGATGTCCACCAACTTCGCATGTGAAGGCTGAGAACCCATTGTATTTAACATTTCAAGTATAAATGCCGTTTTTTTTATCGACAGTTCCCGATTTTCGAATTTTTTGCGCAACTTGTACTGGTGTAGATTCTCCACCCGACCATATTCGTTGATATACTCGGGGACATAGATTTCGCAAAATCGCGACAAGATGGGGTTCAGTAATTTATGCTTATTCTCCACCACAATAAAAAACCGAGTATTATAACTGAACAGTTCGATACACCGCCGTAATGCGGACTGCGCATCGGTCGTCAGACTGTCGGCATTTAGCAACACAATCGATTTGAAATTGACGCCGTAGTTCGACTGTATATTTGTTTTGGCGAAAAATTTCAGTTCCTCGCGTATGAATTTGATACCCTTTCCGTGCGAACAATTCACAATCATCACATTGTGTTTGATCTTGTTTTTATTGTTCTCGTAAATTTTATTCAAAAAATCGTAGACAATTGTCTTTTTACCCGTTCCCGACGAACCGTGAAAAATAATATTGGGTATTTGGTTGTTTTTATAGAAAAGATCGAGTTTTTCGTGAATATTTTTGTGGAGGTTCTCCATCTTCATAAGGAGAACCTGTCCGAATTATCTATGTCCCTTTTTACAAAAAATCTCATGAATCTATATAACTAAGCATGGCCACCCAGAAAAAGAGAACCAACAAGGCGAAAACCGCCAAAAAGATGGAAAAATGTCCGAAGGGGACGCACCGCGAGAACGGTAAATGCAAGACACAAAAACCAAAGTGTAAAACGGGTTACCACCGTCCCGCTCCCACCAAACGCTGCGAAAAGAAATAAACGGTAGACAGAGGGGGCGGGAGTGGGAGTGGTGGTGGTGTGGGGGCGCGGGAATATTTACACTCCCGATTTGACAATCCGAAGCTGTTTGGTAAAAACGTAGCGTTCATGATAAATACACCTTCGACGTAAATTACAATTCAAACACGCCACAACCACATTCGAAGTGTTGTGTCCACGGGAATTGTCCAGTCGTTCCAACGTCCACTGATGAGGTTCACGTACATGTTCATAGAGAACTTGTACGCGTTCGCGACAATAAAAACAGGTCATCTGGGAGGTTTTCAGTAAATTCAATACTGCCGCAAGGTTCACGAATTGCTCGGCGTCGTAGACCCCGTTTTTTGTGTCCTGGGCGCGATATCCCGCAATTTTCACCCCGATTTGCTGTTTAGCCAAACTGCCGATTTTTTCATCCTCGGGGATGGAGGGTTCAAACAAGGCTTTCCACTGCCGTTCGGGCACATAGTCTTCGGCACGGAGAACCCAGCGTTTTTCCTGGGTAATTACCCGGGGTTTGGGTGTTCGGGGCGTAGTCACTACTACATGGTTAGAAACGTCAAGGGTTGGTCTTTTTTCGGGTAAAACCACCTTTTTCACACTGTCACTTTCAGCTTCCATGATATCAGAATCGGGTGGGGACGAGAACGAGGTACAGGATACATTCTAATATATTTTATAAAAACGTAATAAACCTATTACGAATAATACATGTATAATAGACCTAAAGAATTGATACAGTAATCATGTTTGGATCCACCAACACGAATACTACGAATGTACCCGAAAAAAAGGCAAAGAATATATTTAATCCGCTCATGTACGGTAAAACCGAGGAAACCCCCGAAAATGATCATGCCGCAAAAATCGACCAACTTTTGGAGAGAGAAAAACAGCATAATAAAACCGAATCCTGGAACAAGTTAGATAAAACCGCCAAAATACAGAAATTACACGTGTTTGCGGAAAAATATGGGAAAGACAATGCGTTGGCGATGAAAGACATCAAGAGCCTCAAGGCATTTTTCAAAGAATGCCTGGAAAAAAACAAGTTACAAAAGACCAAAGATGTGGTGTACAACAAGGATTCCCGCGAAATTGTCAACGTTCCGGCGCTATTTTTCAGTCCATTAAACCGCAATTTTACCCTGAGAAATTTGGATACCAAACGGGTTTCCACGTTGAAATCACTGACCCCCAAAAGGGGATCCGAATCCAACCGTTCCGAAGATGATCTCGAAGGAGTGGATCTCCCCGTATAATATCACGTCTTCTATTCAAACTCCCAAAAATTGATATCGATATATCTTAATGTATACTAATACGCAATTAGTATACATTTCTCTTCGGGAAATATTCCCGTAACGATTTCTATTGATTATATAAATTTGTCGAGTAGTCATGGAAGTGCCGATTCGCGACGAAATAGAAACTAGCCGCACCGACGAATACAAATATTTATTTGACTCTTTTAGTCTGAACGACATACACGATTTCGAGGACATGTTGTACGATACAACGGAAAATATTATCGACGACAACATGTTGGTAATGTCCAACCCCAATTACCGAGAAATACTCACAGAAAAAATATTAGACACCTTCTTTGAAGACTGGCTCGAAAATAAACTGTGTACCGAAAACGACTACCCCGACATTTACGAATATGTAGAAGAATTTCTGCGCAATTTTTTGGAAAGTATTGAAGATGAACTCCCGCCGCGTCAATCGATATATACACATCCTGAACCCATTACCCCCGAAAAACGGGAAGAAATTTCTGAAAAAATTAACCGGCTTCGTTCGGTGTATCAACCTCCCCAACGTAGCGACGCATGGTACGAATATCGTCACAACCTCATGACGGCGAGTAGTATGTACAAGGCTATGGGAACAGAATCGCAGAGAAACAGTATCATTTACGAAAAATGTAAACCCTACGTCCCCGTGAAAACCAACTATTTTTCTCAGAACTCGCGGCAGTGGGGAAACACTTACGAACCCATCTCCATCATGATGTATGAACACATGTACTTGACTCGGGTTGCCGATTTTGGATGTATTCAACATCCCCGTTACAATTGTATCGGGGCCTCACCCGACGGTATCAATATCGATCCCAGTTCCGACCGTTTCGGTAAAATGATTGAAGTCAAAAACATTGTGAACCGTGAAATTACCGATACCCCCAAAGAAGAATACTGGATTCAAATGCAGATCCAGATGGAAACGTGCGATCTGAACGAATGCGACTTTATTGAAACCCGTTTCAAAGAGTATACATCCGAAGAGGAATTTTATGCCGACACCCGGGAAATTAGCCGGGGGGTGTTCCTCTGTTTTGTAGAACACATTGCGTTGGAAAGTGTGCCAACCAACACGCTCATTGTACATAAATTACCCGAAAATACCGAGACGTCGGAATTGTCCACGTCGCCGCCCTCCTCGACATTTACAGCCTCTCCTTCCCCGAAATTCATTTACATGCCACTGGATCTGCCTTGCGATGCGGAATCTGTCGCAAGCTGGATTCACCAACAAAAAATGGAAATGAGAACCACCCACCGCCTCTATTCAACCACCTATTGGTATCTCGACGAGTTTTCCTGTATTTTAGTGAAACGTAACCGGTGCTGGTTTCAGGCCGCCCTTCCGCATATTTTGGAAACGTGGTCCGTCATTGAAAAGGAACGAAATACGGGTTATGAACATCGTGCCGCCAAAAAAAGGAGCCGATCGATGGACAACACCCTGAAATTTGTGAAAAGCGAGTGTAGTGTTATCCTGGAAGTCTAACATGGTGATGGGGGTGGGAAGGTGGAAGGCGGGGGTGTCTAAATATATCGATATATGATATATTGATTAGAAATACACCTCAATTATGGTGACGATAACAACCAAGAGTAGCAATGTATTGGTCCAACCGGCGATATATCTTATTTTAATCATCGCCTTTTTTTACTTGCTATTCATCCTATTTTACCATTTTCCGGACAATTTTGATAAAACGGTGGTAACATCTAAGAATACCACATCGTATGTTATCAATCTCGACAAAAACCCCGAACGTCTCGAACAAATTCGTCAGAGCTACCAAAGTTCCGATATCCGAGAAATACCTTTCAAACGGTTTCCCGCAATTTTGGGCAAAAATGTAGACATTGACGCCTGGCTCACCCCCGAAGCGATTGAAGAGCTGGAACAGATTGAAAAAAAACAGTACCGTAACTACCATTACCAACTCACCCGTGGAGCCATCGGCTGTTTTCTGAGTCACTACACTTTAGCGAAACAGCTTTTGTCAGACAAGCGTAACAACTACTACATGATCATGGAAGACGACAGTGTTGTCCACCCACAAGGATTCAAAGAAATTCAGGAGGCCATGGTCAATTGTCCTCCCGATTGGGACATCATCCTCTTTGGGTTTATTCGTATCATCCATCCCGAACCCGTGGGGAATTTCATCAAGCCCGGGGGCTTTTGGGGACTACACGGCTACCTGATCAATAAATCCGGCGCAAAAAAAGTGGTGACCGAGACGGATAAAATTAAAATGGACGGCCAACTGGATGCGTTCATTTCTCGCATGATACAACAAAATAAAATCAACGTGTACGCCTACAAAAATCAACTGTTTCACCAAGTGGGACGTACCTCGGACATACAGTCGGGTATTCGCCTGCGTGAAGGTATCAACCCCTTCAATTACCGCGGATACATTGTGTAAAATCTCCCTATATTACAAATAAGCGGTGGTATCACACACACTCTCGGCTTGATTCCGTACCGGGTCACCAAACGTCGAAAATGGTTCAAATGAAGATAAATGTTCTCCGGTGGGGAAAAAAATACAGTAGCTACCTTGCCGGTATCCTGTTGGTAATTCTGTTGATTCTTGTGGTTCTAGTCGTCTGGCCACGCGCTTCAGGAACCCCCCGTGGGCGTGCCAACCGACTTCCCATCGCCATCGCAAGTATGATGCGAAACCCGGTAGATCTACCTCTATGGTTGAAATATCACCGCAATTTAGGGATCTCCCGATTTTTTATACGCCTGGAAGACAGTCCGAGCTGGGAAGAATACCTTCAAACCGCGCCCGATGTTGTAGTAGAAATTGGCACCAGTGATGATTCCGGTAACAATTACAGTACGGTTATTGACCGGCAAATTGTGTTTGTCAACAAGGTGTTGCGCGATAACGCCGCGGCCGAGGACATTGACTGGATCATACACATTGATAGCGACGAATTACTTCACGGAGATTTGACCGCAGTAAGTTCCCTGCCTCCCACCGCCAAGACGGTCAAATTCATCAACGCCGAGGCCATCTTTGAAGAACCTAAAAAACGCGACACCTGTTTCACCGCAAAAAAATTTTTACGTTGCGATCAAGGCGCGCCGTGTAAATCTTATGTCAACGGCAAGGGCGGGGGAAGAACCCGTGACCCCCACGTGTTTATGGCGGGTCCTCACGATTTCGGGTACCGGGGAACTGAGACCGCGGAAACAAATTACAAGGTTCCCTTTGAACAACTCCACGTTCTCCACTTTGAAGGCTGTACTTTTTCAGGATGGGTCGACAAGTACTACCACATGAGTAAGAACGACCGGGGCGACATGCCGTTTCCGTATTACAAGGAAAGTATCCAGGCGGCAAAACGTGCCCACGAGCTTTATAAGGAAAACAAGATGCCCGATCCGACACAGTTCAATGCGGGACAAGTATATAACCTGAATTCGCCCATAAAAATATAATTTTCCCACTTCTTTCCCACAAATACGGCGGAAACCGGGTAAAATTGATCTTTTTCACACAAAAAAATCAGATCGCACCACCCACTAAGCCGTAACACGAGTTTGCGAACAACATGACAACACCCTACACCGTTCCTGCCCAGTTCCGCGTACCGCTCATGCCACCCAAACGCGTTCCGGGTCAAGACTATGCGCAAGCCATGCGCGCCTACCGTGATGAAGTAGAACGGCGGTTTGCGTGCGTGCCCCCCGCACCCCCTCGAGAGGTTGAAACGGACGAGGACGAGGACGAGGACGACGACGACGAGTACTTGAGTGACGAAGATACCGCCGGTGAGAACGACGACGACGACGATACCGATACGGACCATGACGATCCGTACTACTTTGAAGAGAACCCGATGAAACTCTTGAATCACACCCAGAAACCGGTATCCACGGAAGAACTTCAGCAAAAGATGCCCGACGACTGTTGCTTCTGCTTGGAGGAACTGTTGCGGGCAAACGCGGTCACAACAAACTGCGGCCACTCCTTTTGCCAAAGCTGTTTCGGTCGCTACTCTAAAAAAAACTGCCCCAGTTGCCGCCAACGCCTAACCCGGTTGACAACCTACCAAGAAAACAGTGATCCAGCGTCGCAAGATACTTAGACCAGTTTGTGATGTAATGGACTAATTTATACTTTTTTTATCGCCCACGCTCACCACAACGTATTATTTACAAAAATAATATAAACCCTACTCTTATATTATTTTAGTTGAAAGGAGGAATATGACTTCATTTACATCAGGTTCAATGGACGAAATGCGGGTTACCAAACGCAACGGTGAGTTGGAAACAATTGAATTCGATAAAATCCTCAAACGTATTAAGTCCACCGGGCAAGAAGCCGGCATTTCTATTAACTATACCGCTTTGGTTATGAAGGTCATTGACCAATTGTACGACAAAATCTCCACCACCAAAATCGATGAACTCACGGCAGAACAGTGCGCATCGATGTCCTCCATTCATCCCGACTATAACACACTCGCCGGTAGAATTATTGTTTCGAATCATCATAAAAACACGGGGTCGGTATTTTCCGAAATCATGACTCTGTTATACAACTACTTGGATAAACACGGTCAACCTTCGCCTCTCATCGGAGAGGAATTCTACGAGGTGGTAATGGCCAATGCGGAAGAATTGAACGGATGGTGCGATTTTTCCCGCGACTACTTGATCGACTACTTTGGGTTCAAGACGTTGGAACGGGCTTATTTGATGAAAACCAACGGTAAAATCGTGGAACGCCCGCAACACATGTGGTTACGCGTGGCTCTCGGTATTCACGGTTCAAATCTGGAGAAAGCGCGGGAAACCTACAACCTAATGTCGCAAAAATACTTTACCCACGCGACGCCAACCCTGTTCAATGCGGGCACGCCCCATCCGCAGTTTTCGTCGTGTTACCTTCTTTCCATGGAGAGTGACAGCATCGACGGTATCTACAACACGTTGAAAGATTGCGCCAATATTTCGAAATGGGCAGGCGGTATCGGGCTCCATATTCACAACATCCGGGCGTCGGGGTCCCATATTCGTGGTACCAACGGGTCCTCGAACGGCATTGTCCCCATGTTGCGCGTATTCAATCACACGGCCAAATACGTGGATCAGTGCGTGCATCCAGAAACGATTATTTATACCACCAAAGGTCCCATTCAGATTCAACATTGTGTAATGGGTGAAACCGAGGTTATTAATTTGTTAGGTAAGGAGGAAGTCATTCAGAATGTATTGGAACACAATTACCATGGCGAAGCTTTGGAAATTGAGTCGACGCATTCCCTCACGCGGATGATTATTACCCCTGAACATCCGGTTTATGCGTTGGTCAATCCACCCAAGGATGTAGATTTTGACGTTATGAAGGATAGTTTAGATAAAAAGATTTGTGAGTTTGAATGGACGGATGCCAAAGAATTAACGACGAACGATTTGTTAGTGTATCCGATTCCCTCGTACGAGAAAGACATTACAACTATTAAGGCAGACGATTGTTATATTTACGGTATTATTCTGGGGGATGGCTCTGACAATAGTAAGACAGAGGCGTCGGGTTATGTTTCTATGCACACCACCAACAAGAATCATATTGCGGAGTTTATGGCCAAATATTTTTCGAATACCTGTACGGATTATGTAGTGTCTACTGATAACAATGCCACACATATTCGGTGGAACCAGAATCTCAATCTCCCTTTCCGTTATAACGATTTTTACGACGAAAACAAGGAAAAGCGTATGCAGTCGAGATGGATGCATCTGCCAATTGAAAAGGCCAAGTATATTTTGAAAGGACTGTTGGAGACAGACGGATGCGACAATGAGGAATTGACATTTGACAGTACGTCGTATCAATTGATTGAATCTGTAAGATATTTGTGTATGCGTATGGGTGTACTGACAAGCGGTTATATTAGAGATAGACGCGAGAACAAAAACATTGTGTACCGTTTGCGAGTTCCCAAAACCCGTGAAATCTGTGATTTGATGAACATCGAATGTAACGAAAATCAGCTTTTCGAGTTTATGCGGTACGATAATTTTTTGTTGTCTAGGATCACTGAGATTACACCTACGACGTATAGTGGCAAACTTTATGATTTACAGATGGGTAAGGAGCATAATTATTTGTTACACAATGGTTTGGTCCACAATGGTGGCGGTAAGCGCAACGGTTCTTTCGCCATTTATTTGGAGCCCTGGCACGCCGACATTGAGCTCTTCCTCCAGATGCGTAAGAATCACGGCGACGAAGAGTTGAAAGCCCGTGACCTGTTCTACGCGCTCTGGATTCCCGACCTGTTTATGGAGCGCGTAAAAGCCAACGGTTCCTGGACGCTCATGTGCCCCGACGAATGCCCGGGACTGTCCGACGTCTACGGCGACGATTTCAAAACCTTGTACGAGAGTTACGAAACGGCGGGACGTGGGCGTGTGACCATGAAGGCCCGCGACCTCTGGTTCCAAGTGCTCGATGCCCAGATGGAGACGGGTACGCCCTACCTCCTTTATAAAGATGCTGTCAATAAAAAATCCAACCAGAAGAACATTGGTACCATTAAATCGAGCAATCTATGTGTTGCGCCTGAAACAAAGATATTGACAGATAAAGGTCACCTGGAAATTCAATCATTGGTAGGTAGTAAAGTAAACGTTTGGAATGGGACAGAATTCAGCGAAGTTGAAATTTTCAAGACTGGTACAAATAAAAAATTAATTGAAGTAGTTACTAGTGATGGATGCGTATTAAGCTGTACTCCTTATCACAAATTCTTCATTCAGAAACGGTATAATAAGGAAAAATTTGAAGTAATTGAAGCACAAAATTTGAAATTAGGAGATAAACTTATCAAATGCGATTATCCAGTAATTGAAGGTACAGAAGAAATGAACTATGCTTATACTCACGGTTTTTTTTGTGGAGATGGCACCTATTTTAATAATAATCATAAAAAAACGATTCGATGCCAATATAAATGTTTGCAAGATCATTATTTTTGTAAACGGCACATCAATTATGAAAATGAAAATACGATAGATTTGTTACAAAACAACAATTCCATTGATAATATACAATGTAATGCCTTGTCATATGAAAAAAAACCAGCCATATTTTTGTATGCTGATAAAAAATTACTCGCGGATCATATCCAATATATTGGCCGAACTGAAGAAAAAACAAGAATTACCCTTAGATTACCGTTGGATATTAAAGAAAAATACTTTGTTCCGATGGAACACAACATAGAAACCAAAATGAATTGGTTTTCTGGTTATTGTGACGCAGATGGTTGTATTACCAACAATCAGGACAACCAACAATTACAGGTTACTTCTATAAATGAATCATTTTTAACAAACGTAAAACTCATGTTACAAACATGCGGTATCAATCCCAAAGTTCGAAAAATGTATGACCATGGTACAAGTTATCTTCCTGATGGACACGGAGGATATCGTGATTTTGAAACAAAACCACTGTTTCGAATGTTGATTACATCCGTTGATCTACAAAAAATAGTTACCCTCGGCTTCTCACCAAAACGCTTAAAAATAAATAATATGAATGTACCAAACCGTTCAGCAAGTAAATATGTTACGATTACTGATGTTATCGATAATGGACGTATTGATGACACTTTTTGTTTTACTGAACCAAAACGACACGCTGGTATATTTAACGGTATTATTACTTCTCAGTGTACTGAAATAACGGAATACTCTGACGATAAAGAGTCCGCCGTCTGTAATTTGGCGTCGATTGCGTTACCTACGTTCCTGGATTATTCGGTCACTCCTCCAGTGTTTGATTACGGCAAGCTCCACGAAGTCACCAAAGTCGTTACGGAAAACCTGAACTGTATCATCGACCGCAACTATTATCCCACGGAGAAAACGCGGCGCTCCAACCTGCGTCATCGACCCATCGGCATTGGAGTCCAGGGGTTGGCCGACACTTTCATCCTCATGGACCTCGCCTTCACTTCCGACGAGGCCAAAACGGTGAACCGTAAAATTTTTGAGACCATTTATCACGGCGCGTTGGAGCGTTCTTGTGAACTGGCCCAGCGTGAGGGGGTTTACGAGACCTTCCCGGGTTCGCCCGCCTCGGAGGGCATTCTCCAATTCGACATGTGGGGCTACGATCCCGGGAACGAGCGTTACGACTGGGCGGCGATGAAATCCCAGATTCGGCAACACGGACTTCGCAATTCATTGCTAGTCGCGCCCATGCCTACGGCATCCACCTCGCAGATTCTCGGGTTCAACGAGTGTTTCGAACCCATCACCAGCAACATTTACAGCCGGCGCACGATTGCCGGGGAGTTTGTGATGACCAACAAATACTTGATGCGCGATTTGATCGGATTGGGTCTGTGGAACGACGCCATCAAGAACAATGTGATTGCGAACAACGGCAGTATCCAACACATTGATATTATTCCCGAACATATCCGCGAAAAATACCGGACGGCGTGGGAAATTCCCATGAAAACGGTCATTGACATGGCGGCAGAACGCGGGGTCTTTATTTGCCAGTCGCAGTCCATGAACACCTGGATCGAAGAACCGTCCTACAATTCCTTGACGTCCATGCACTTTTATTCGTGGGGACGGGGACTGAAAACGGGCATTTACTATTTGCGCCGGCGGGCCGCGCACCAAGCCCAGCAGTTTACAATCGAACCGGAAAAACGCGACCGCGGGGGCAGCGAAGCCGAGGACGAAAACGAAGTATGTGAAATGTGTTCAGGTTGAACGGGGGTGGGGGTGGGGAGTAAATTATTTATTCTGAAAAAAATATAAACCCGGTTTATGTCTGATATCTATATACTATGGACATTAACGTACAAATTTCCCCCCAGAGCACGGAACTATGTTTCATTATGAACTATTTCGGCAGTGACAAGGGTGACCCCGCCGGCGAGAAAAACCACAATTATACCCGGTTTTACTACGAGCTGTTTAAACCCGTACGTGATGGCCCCATCCGCCTCTTTGAGCTCGGACTGGGTACCAACAACGTCAACATTCCGTCGAACATGGGTCCCGACGGCAAACCCGGCGCATCGTTACGGGGCTGGAAACAATTTTTCCCCCAGGGCGAAATTTTCGGCGCAGACATTGACCGCGACATCCTGTTCAAGGAGGACCGCATCAACACGTTTTACTGCGACCAGAACCACGCCGTGAGTACCCGCGAGATGTGGGGCAGTGAAGGCCTGGTGGACGACGGCATGGACATCATCATCGACGACGCCTACCACGTGTTTTCCCACAATGTCAATTTTTTCCAGAACAGCAACTACAAATTGAATTTGGGCGGGGTCTACATCATTGAGGACATTATGCACTACACCCTCGATCTCTGGCGGGAAAAAATCGCTCAGTGGGAGAAGCAATATCCCCACCTGCGTTTCCGGTTGTACGTCATTCCTCACCCCAAGAACCCCTACGACAATACTTTGCTCGTCGCCCAACGCGTCGAGTAGTCAGTCTACACGATCGATTTCAATTCACACATTTTGAGAAAACACCGCATACATGCCAACGTGTCGGTCAAAGCGTCGTGTGCTCCCTCGAATTTTTCTTGAAACAGGTGTTCGTACAATTCCGCCAATTTGGGCATTTTTTTATAGGGAGGTTTACCCGCCTGTTTGGAGGGTAAGGTGATACTACACGTGCTTCTGCCTAATTCCGCCGTACACATCGTGCGTTTCTTATGGATCATCTCATACACGCTGTTGAACATGAAACACGCGTCCATCATGTCGGGAAAGAACTGGAGCGCATGGCGCTGTACTTCCAGTTCAATCATCCGCCGATCGAACCGTATGTTGTGAGCCACCACCACATCGCATGCCTGGTATGCCCGGTAAAACTGGCGTAATGCCTTTACAATCGGTACACCGTTGTCGCATTTTTCTCGGGTGATGCCCGTCAGTTGGGTGATGAATTCGCTGATTTCCACTTCGGGGGGAAGTTGGACGTATTCGTTGAATATTTTTATATTTTGTTTTGTCTCCGTGTCGTACAAAACAAAACACAGTTGGGTTATGTAGGGCAGGGCGGGGTTGGTCGTATCGGAAGCGTCGGGAAACAGTCCCGTGGTTTCCGTATCGAAAAACAGTATTTTACACGGCGTGGTCATGTGCCGTGGGTTTACGGGGGTGCTAACGTCGTATAAGGCGGTCATAGTTTATGTTACAATCTCGAACTAATATAGAAATTACTTTCAATTTTAGTCTATATCGACCAATCTAGAGCGTATTCATGGCAAGTAGTGTCACATTTGTCACTTCTTTCTTTTACATTTATGAACACGAATATGACCCCCGGAAAACGGTGCCGTGGCGTATCGAACGGTTTCGCGAAATTGCCTCCACCGGCATCAAAATCTGCGTCTACGTGTGTCCCACCATGGAACCTCATGTGAAAGCCCTGGAGGCCGAGTTCCCCGATAACGTGAAATACATGAAAACGCTGGAGATTGACGACACGGTCCTCGCCAACATGCTGCGCCAACACGGCAATTATACACTTCCGGAGAAACGCAGTGATACCAAGGATGTACCGGGGTACCTAACGGTCATCAATTCCAAGACCGAGTTCATGACCCACGCCGTGGACGTGAACCCGTGGGGGTCGACCCATTTTGCCTGGATCGATTTCAACATTTCCCACGTGTTTTTCGACAAGGAGCGTAGTCTCGAATTTCTGCGGTTTTTGGGTACGCGGACCTGGTTCGAACCCTCTTTTTTCGTCATCCCGGGATGCTGGGACAAATGGTCGGGAGAACACATCGGTCACGTGAGCGACACCATTCACTGGCGATTTTGCGGGGGGTTCTTCATGGGGGACAGTGCGTCCATTCGCCGGTTTCACGCGCTCTATTTGGAATTTTTCCCCCAGTTCTTGTCCGAAACCCGCAAACTGGTGTGGGAGGTGAATTTCTGGGCCTGGCTCGAGGCGAAAACCGAGTGGTTGTCGGTCTACGAACCCGATCACGGCCACAAGGCGTGGTACAAGGCGGACCACAACGATTCCATCATTGGAAACGTATGGGCGCGGGTGTTTTCGAAACGGGTACTGGATTTTTCCGGTAACACAACGTGTGTTTACGATTACCCGAAGATTGAGGGCTACAATGCGTCCTCTGCCGCCTATCTGTACCACGGGGGGAAACACTGGCTCAATACACGCTATGTGAACTACTGGTATTATCCCGACGGTTGGTACATGTTTTATGACGGGGTTCGCATCATTCGCAGCAAAAATATCTTGTCCGAACTCGTGTATTCGGAGGACAGGGGGGGTTTTGTACCCGTGAATTTCCGGGAAATTAACGAAACGGTGGATTTGCCCAGTTACGAGATGTATTCTCGGGGGATTGAAGATGTCCGTTTGTACGCAGTGCGGGATCAGATGAAATACATTGCGACTACGGTGGGGTACCATTCCACGGGGGGTAACCGGATGATCATGGGGAATTTCAACGTGAATCAGTTGGATTTAACCGGTTCGACGCTGATTGAACCGCCCACCGACACATTTTTAGAAAAAAATTGGGTGCCGGTGGTTCTCAACAATCCGACAAGTGAATTTCACGGACGCGAGTTGTTTATTTACAGCTGGGGGCCGTTTCGAGTGGGACAGTTGCGGTACGATACGGGGTCGTCTTCGCCGCAACTGGAAATTATTTATAGCGAGGAATCGACCCGTTTAGCGCCTTTTTTTCACCGTATGAAGGGTTCCGCGTTGTTGGTGGATCGGGGGGACGTCTTGGTGGGGGTGGTCCATTTTAGCGAAGAATTGCGTCCGCGGCACTATTTTCATGTGATGGTGGAGCTGGACCGACGCACATTGCGTCCATTGCGCTACAGTGAACCGTTCTATTTCGAGGCGGTGAGTATCGAATTCTGTATTGGATTTACGTTGACACCGGAGACGGACCGCTACGTATTTTGGATTTCGCGCATGGATCGCGACCCACTTATGGTGGTGGTACCGGTCAGTGACCTGCCGTGTACGGAACATTTTTAGGATTGGGGGGACGATTGCCGGAAAATGGTCGTTAAAAAAATGTGGGTATATTTTATTGGTGTGAATCGCGGGTTTTGATTGTTGAATATTTTTAAAATAATTATTGGGAAAAATGGCAGATGAGGAAAAAGCTGATGGTTCTCCTGTTGTAATCAGTGAGGGAACTGGTGAAAAAATAAGTGATGCTAGTGCCGAATTAGGTGAAGCACGAAAACAGTTAGCTGTTTTAAAATCCACAAAAAAAGGTACTGATGGTGATGATCCTGCTGTGGAGGATAAGGGTAAGGGTATGGGTACTCCTCCTGTGACTGCTTCTGCTGCTCCTCTGGATGGTAAGGGTGATGATATGAAGGTTGATGATGCTGATTCTGATATGGATGATAAGGGTGCGGATAAGAGTAAGGCTGTTCCTGCTGATGCTGCTGCTTCTTCTGCTGATGCTGATGCTGATGCTGCGGCTTCTTCTGCTGTTAAACCTGCTGCTAAACCTGATAATGCTGATGCTAGAAGTGATATGATGTATCAGAATGATCCTGGAAATCGTATAACAGATAATATATTGAAAGCTCACGCAGAGCAACGACGGCTAAGGCGACAGGCAGAGGAAGAAAAGGATCAAACGGAATTTGCAGAAGCTATGGAAATAAATAGTGAATATCAAAAAAAAATTTCTGATAGCACGCATTTATCCGACCCTGATAAATCTACCGATTTTCAAGTGACGATTACGTATGATCAAAACACTAAAGAAGACAAACGCGTTGCGATTCTTTTCAAGAATTTTGAAATAATAAAAGTAACATTACCGAAAATCGCACGTCCTCCTCTAGGTTTAGACCGTACTACGTCACTTGCTTCAACGCATATCCAACCGATCACTTATACTTTAATGAACTGTCTTTTAGAGTGCTATAAAGTCATAGAAAAAAAAGTAACATTTAACTCGGTCGGTTTCGATTTTCGTAAAATAAAAAGTTCACAATTAACTGATGATGAAAAACAAAAAATTGTTGACATACTTTCTTCTCTTAACAGTAAGACAACTAACCCATATGCTTATTATTTGAGTAATATTGCTGTGTATCGACATGCTGAAGATAAAAAATTTTTTACTGAAATTAAAGAATCTGATTTTTCTAAGAAAATAGAACTTGACTATCTAATACAGTTTTTATTTTATTTTAAATTTAAAATTAATGCTTTTGCAGGCGTTGAATATCCAGTTCAAAAGAGTTTTTTTGGAGCTGATAATGATACAACATTAATTGACGCACTACAAAAACTACGAATATTTCCGGATAATTCACCACTCTATCCTACTAAAGAGAAACGTCTTAAGCGTGCTTCTCTTGCTAATTCTCGTGCTCGTGGTATTTATGTTGATATTGGTGATGGTGATGCTGATACTGATGATGATGCTGCTAAAGGTGGTAAACCCCAAACCCGTAAATCCAAACTCCGCCGTCGCAAAACCGAGCGTCGCAACTCCAAACGCGGTAAAAAAATAAACGCGTAAAACACGCAAAATTGAAATAACAAAAACAACATAATATTTTTGTTATTTACTAACGTAAACGACCCCCCTCCCCACAATGTCCCGACCTGCTATTATTTCCATCGAAGGCAACATCGGTGCGGGTAAATCTACTCTCCTCACCCGCATTGAACATGCCGCCGAGATGTCCTCCCGAATCTCCCGACACCGTCCCATTGAATTTGTGCCCGAGCCCCTCGACCAATGGCATACCGTTCGCGACAAGGACGCCGATATTCTCACCAAATTTTACGCGGATCCGCGCACACACGCTTTCCCCTTTCAAATCATGGCCTACGCCACGCAAGTCAACATACTCCACGACGCAGTTTCCCGCCATCCCGCCATCGTACTCACCGAGAGATCCCTCGCGTCCAATCACGAAATATTCACCAAAATGCTCCATAGCGAAGGCAAGATCGACGACATTCACTACCAAATTTACCAAAAAAACGCCGAGACCTACACCAAAACGGCGGCCAACAGTTGTACCACGGATGCCTACATCTATTTGCGCACGTCGCCCCCGACCTGTCACGAACGCGTCAACCGCCGGAATCGTCCCGGAGAACAAGACATCCCCCTCGAGTATCTACAAACCTGCCACGATTATCACGAAGCCTGGTTGAGTGATCTCCCCCCGGAGAAATGCCTCGTCTTGGACGCGGATGCCGACCTTTCCTTCTACCACATGTGCGAAATCCTGGATTTTATGGACCAGGTGGCCAACCGAGTACGCGGCCAGTCGGATGACGTCCCGTCGGAAGAGGCCCGTCGCGCCGACCTCTTTGGGTGGTAACTCCCGCCCAAATCACGACCGCAAAAGCGCCAACTCGTTGCGGCTAAACCATTCCGACGACCGCTTGGGCGCATAATACAGTAAATCTTTCGGAGGCGGTGCGGTCGTGGGAAAATGGGCTTCCCCGTAAATGTCCTGGAGTAAGATCCATTCAAACAATCCGCCGCCGTACACAAACACGTTTACAAACCCCAGCCGTTTCAGCTGGCGGTATTTTTTTTCGGCGCTGTCGTCCGCCGCGTGTTTACCATACACAATAATGTGGCGCGACGCCGTATCGTAGTTACTGATGAAAGCGTTCATCGTCGCTTCTTCTTTGTCCAGGGCCAACGTGGTCGGTATCAACACACCTTGTTCGTGAACCGGGAGTGTGTTGATGACGACAAATTGGGTGGGAGTCTGGATGGCCAGTTTAATTTCTTCGAAACCCACCTTGGGTACCGCGGGGGGATCGGGAAACAGATAGTTTATCATGGTCGTGCGATGGGTCAAACTACACTATGATCCACGTTTGTTTTTATGTTTTTTACGCCGGGGTCGGTTTTTTCGGCGGGAGGTATGCCCACTTCGACCGCCAGCATTTTGGATTCGATGAGTTCGTCCAACATGTCAATTCGGTCTCGGAACCCTCCGCCCATCATCTTGTCGTGGATACGGCGCTCCATCTGTTTGTCTGAACTGGACAATTCCTTGTATGTTTCGTACAATTTTTCGTTGAATTTTTCGAAAAATCGTGCCACCGCCAACTGCTCCTCCTTGTTCTCGAACCCTTCGATGTATTTCATCTGGTAGTGAAGCAAGCTTTGACACTCCTCTTTCCACTCATTTTCGTCGCGGACAAAAAAAGCGGCGGGCTTGTTCATCATGGGGAGGGTACAGTGCATGGGCCGATCCTCCGGTTTGAGACGTTCAAAGTATTTTTTCAGGATGTTGGTGGCGCCTTGGTAGTAAAACCGGTTTTGGTCGATTTCGTTGAAGTCGTCCTTGACAAACTTCATGGAGTCCACAAACTGATCAATCGTCATGGCGTTGCTGCACCGGGTGTTCAAGTAAATATGAATGTTGTTGTAATTGGTGGTGTTGTGGTGGTTGGTAACGTTGGAGGTTGCCACCGCGTTTTTCCCCTGGGCCTCCCGGAATTCCTTGAATTCGTTATGTAACTGGTTGTTACTAATGATCATCTTTTCAATGAGTTCGGCGGGGACGTTACTGGCGGGCGCCTCCTCGGGCTCTTCGGTGGCCTCCTTCTTACACATTTTGGTGTGCCGCCACATTGCCGAATAGGATTTGTATTTTTTTGAACATTTTTTACACTCGCTGTATTTAATGCTGGTGTTTTCCAGGTTTTGTAAATCCCGGTGTCGCTGGGTTTTCAGATGGTTGGTATACACCTGTTTATATACGGTAGAAAACACGCAGTTTTCACACTTGTAAACCACCATAAATACACACGGGTGCTATATACTAGCCGTATTTAATAATTTAGAATAATTATTCTAAATCATTAAATAATTGGTATATTTCTATACCGATCCTTGTTCTCCAAAAAGTGAAAATGAAAAGTCCGCCAGAAATTTTTCCCTCCCCGATTTTTTTTCGGAAAAACCTCCGACAACTTTTTGGAACTTTTCTCGGGGGGTTTTTCGGATTTAATGATTTGTATAGTTTATATACCAATTATTAAATAATTGGGCATAAACCTTCGAAATCCTTGTTTTCCAAAAAGTAAAAATGAAAAGTCCGCCAGAAATTTTTACCTCCCCGATTTTTTTCAGAAAAACCTCCGACAACTTTTTGGAACTTTTCTCGGGGGGTTTTCGGATTTAATGATTTGTATATTTTATATACCGATTATTAAATAATTGGGCATAAACCTTCGAAATCCTTGTTTTCCAAAAAGTGAAAATGAAAAGTCCGCCAGGATTTTTCTCTCCCCCCAACTTTTTTCAGAAAAACCTCCAACAACTTTGGGGGACCTTTTCGGAGGACTTGGGGAGAACCTGGCCAACTTAATGATTTGTATATTTTATATACCAATTATTAAATAATTTGTATATTTCTATACCAATCCTTTGTTCTCCAAAAAGTGAAAAAGAAAAGTCCGCCAGAAATTTTTCCCTCCCCGATTTTTTTTTCGGAAAAACCTCCGACAACTTTTTGAAACTTTTCTCGGGGGTTTTTCAGATTTAATGATTGGTATATAGAATATACAAATTATTTAATAATTGGTATATAAAATATACAAATCCTTGTGGATAGAACGGCGGTGAGCATAATGTGGTAAGGAGGAGGGTGAACCCCAAACGGGTAGAAGAGACCATCCCCGCCCCCCCCCCCCCCCGCCCCCA